AGCTCGATTCGGATGCGTTTCATGACTGGGCCTCCTTGATCTCGCGCTCGAGTTGATCAGCCCAAGCATGGAGGTCGTCGCTCTCGCGTGATAACTCCCGCAACCGATCGACGAGCTTCAATCGGTCCAGCGTGACGACGTCCGCGGCAGCGTCCAACCTGAACTCGAGAGGGACCTGCACCTCGAGTGGCAGCATCCGCGCCACGTCCTTCGCCTTCTTGATCACGACCGCGCCCCCAGGATGTCCTCCTCATGCGGGATCAGCTTCCGGTACTGGACCCAGCCGTTCAGGTTACCGAGGAAGTGCGTGCGATCTCCGGGCAGCACGACCGAGTCACCGTTCTCGTGGTACTCCGCGCCGATCCATCGCCATCGATTGCCGACCCAACGCCACTTGGGTTGGCTAAACATCGCGAGTTCTAGATTGGTCATCGGGCGCGCCACGTGCTCGAACGGCGCCATGTGCCCGCTCGCGAGCATCATGTCGGTTCGAGCGATCGACTTCTCAGGGTGCTCGCCCTCGTTCTGCTTGTCGTACGACACGCGGGCGCAGCGACCGATCGAGATTTTGCACACCGCGTCCGGGAATTCCGACTCGTTCGTGACCACGATGTCGAACGCCTCGCTGGGCGACACGAGCGGTGTGTGCCAATCGCCGTAGTCCAGCGCCCTCGGGTTCCCGTTCGCGTAGAGCTCCCGCATCGCGTGCGCGAGGTCGCGGAAGTCCGGGTGCGCGTCCTTGTTGTCGCGCAGGTTGAAGAAGTTCGACCACTCGGTGCCGGTGACGAGCGCTGTGTGAAACATGAACGGCTCGAGGAGCCGGTTCGTGATCTGCTTGTGGATGCCGTGCTTCAAAAGCCGCGCAGCCTGCTCTACTGCGGCGTCTCGTGCGGCTTCCCACTCAATCGCGGCGAACTTTCCTGCATCAGGCGAAACATCCTGCTCGGCCTGCATCCCCTTTTGGTTCTTGCCCCAGTGCGTCGGCACGTACGGGTCCTCGAGCACGCGCGCGATCATCTTCTCGACGGGGATCGCCCGCGAGCTCGCGCTGCTCTTGCTTAACATCTTGTGCGTGTTCACCTCGGCCAGGATGATGCGCGGGTGCACGCACTCGAACGTGGTCAGGCGGTGGCCGGCTGGGGATACGGAGTCGCAGATGATCTTGGAGGATGTTGTCGTGGTCATTTTCCTGGTCCTGGCATCGGTCGTATGGGTCTGTCGACCTGAATATTATTCAGAGTCTCGAGGCGCTCGATCTCGTGGTTCAGGTACCATCTCGCTTTACGAAGATCCTCGAGCTCGCTGCCCTTGTGCGCGGCGCGCGCGATGTACTTCACGGTGTTGCCGAGAGCGAAGCCGAGCTTCCAGTCGTCGATCACGTCGATGACCTCGAACCTGCCTGCGTTGTAGTGCTTCGGGTGGTTGACGGAGTCGCTCACGGCCCGTCCTCCAGCTTCACGGTCACGCGCACGCGCTTGCCTACCCAGTTCTCCGGGATGATCTTGCCCGCGCCGACCGCGACGTTTGCGACGCCTTGGTCATTCTCGGCGAGCACGCACATCTGCCCCTGCGCGACGATCACCTCACCCTTCCACTCAATCTCTTTTTTGGTGCCTGCGTAGTGCATCACGCCCTCCTCGCGCTCACGACTGACTCCTTGAACAAGCGGACGCCCGGGATCGCCCGGTTGCCCTTCGCGAGCTCGTCCTGGATCTTCTTCGTGTCCGGCGAGCAGAGGTAGCGGGGGACCTGCTCGGGGTTCACGACCTCGAACTTCTCCACCTCGCGCACGGAGACGCCCTGCGGCGCGACCACGGGCTCGTACGCCCCCATTGACTGCGTCGCCGCCATCGCGGTCGGCGCCGCGGAGGCGGCCTGCAGCGCCGCGACGTTCGCGTCCTGCTTCGCAGCCATGTAGCCGGCGATCTTGCCCTTGAGCGTCTCCTCCGCCTCCTCGAGCGCGGTCAGGACCGGCTTGAAGAGCGCGTTCGTCGCCTTCGCGGCGTCGTTCAACGGCTTCGTGATCTTCTTCCGCTCGCCCTCGACCAGCGCGTACTCGGACTTCACCTCGCGCAGGAGCTGCGCCGCGAACTCCTGCTGCGCGTCGGTCGCGATCTCGAACGCCCGCAGGCGCGGCAGCGCATCCGGGTTCGTCCACTGGACTCTCGCGATGACCTCGCGCGCCATGTTCGCCGTCGCCTCGGATGCTTTTTGAATCTCACTGCTCACGGTCGCCTCCTGCACGCTGCAATTCTCGCCGGTCACCGGCACACCGCACGCCCCGCACGGCGCCGAGAAGTTCGCCGCCGCGTCGTACACGGTCACGCGGTAGCCTGAGCCGGGGAAGTGCTCGGGGACCCTGTTGGACTCGATGCAAGAGCGGCACGCCGCGTCGCCGCTCTTCCACGCCCAGCCTAGCCAGTTGAGCACTCACGCCGCCTTCCTCTCCGGCGCCCACGGCACCAGTCTCCCGTTCGAGTCCTTGACGACCTTCGCCGACTTGCTCCACTTGCGCGCGAGCAGCGTCTCGACCGTCGGCGGGATGTCCGGCAGAAACGGTGACGCACCCGCGATCATCAACCGCTCGAGTTCCATCGCTCGGTCGTGCGCGCGGTAGTCGTCGTCGGTCTCGACCACGAATTCGTCGTGAATGAAGTTCACCGGGCGCGAGCCGTACAGCGGCGAGCCCGGTTGCGCGTAGCACGCCTCCGCGATCAGGAAACCTGCCGCCTTCGCGGCGTCGGCGGCGAGCGCCTGGAACCAGCCGTTCGCGTACTCGGTGAAGTTCAGGTCGCCGCGGAACCGGTTCGACATGAAGTACCGGATCTGCGTCTGCCCGCTGTTCATAAACTTCTTCGCGTCAGCGAGGTAGAGCGGTGCCTCGGGCCACGCGCCGAGCCAGAAGTCCTTGAGCGCGAACGCCTCGCTCGGCTCGATGATGACGTTGTAGTTTTTTCGGCCGTAGTCGATCAACTTCAGCGGCCCGAGCCCTCCGGGCAGTCCGAAGTCGGCGACCTTGCCGGTCTGGCGCGCGAGGTAGACGCGACCCTTGCGGTCGATCTCGAACTCCGCGTGCGCCTCGTCGTAGCTGATGTGCAGGATCTTCGACGCCATCTCGAGGTGCGGGTCGAGGCCCTTGTTCAGCATCTCGCCCATGCGCGTCTGGCCGAACTTCCACAGGCAGACCTGCGACCACGTGCGCAGCTCGAAGCCGGAGAAGTCGGCGACGATAAAGATCTTCCCCGGGCGCGGCTCCGCGCACTCGCGCATGCCGTTCGACGTCGACCAGTTCTGGGTCTGCCCCTTGCCGAAGTTGTTCCCGCCCTTGGTGCGCCCGCTGTTCGCCAGATCGAACTTCGGCTGGATCGGGTACTCGGTGCCCATCTGCAGGAGCGGCACGTCGCTCTTCAGCATGTGCTCGAAGTGCGAGAGTTCGGCGTACTTCCTCAGCAGCGGGTGCTGCGCGCGCGAGCACACGTCCTTGTCGGTCACGACCGACTCGCGCTGCTTCGCGATCTTCCTCTCGATGGAGGCGCGGCGCGCCGGCACCGACTCGTGCTCCAGCGCGGCCTCGAGAAACTCGAGCTTCTTCATCGCGGTCTTCGTGAGAGGCACGACGTGACCGGCGGCCTGCTTCTCGGCGACGACCATCGCCTGCACGGGCGCCTTCTTCTTCGTGTACTTCTTGATCTCCCCGGTCTTCTTGTTCTTCGTGACGTGCACGATGCCCGAGTCGATCAGCTCGTCGCGCAGGCGCTCGTAGTTCAGCTGTGCCTTGCGCGCGAACTCGCGGACCTCCGCCGGGTTCGTATGGAACCCCCAGCAGCCCATGAGCTGCAGCCAGAAGTACGCGCGCGACTGGCGGTACTCGTCCTCGAAGTAATCGACGCCGCGATCCTGGTTCTCGCGCTCCTGGTCGAGCCACACGGCGTCGGTCGCGACCGCGTCCATGACCGCGTACTGCTGCGCCTCGGCGGGCCAGAACGACATCGGCACGTCGCGCAGCTCGCCGAAGCGGAGCTGCCAGCCGCCCTTGTCGAGCTTGATGCGGCAGCGCCGGTACGCGACCTCGGCGAGGTTGTAGTTCAGGCGCGTGCGGTCCTCGCCGTCGTCGGTCGTCGCCCACTGGTAGCTGCCCTCGGCGATGTCGCGGAGCTTCTCGCGCAGCATGGCATCGGACACGCGGTCGGCGCGGTACACGTCGAAGACCTTCGGGATGACGTCCGGCCACTCGGCGCAGCACACGGTCATGTCGTACGCGATGTTGAACCCGACGATCAGCTCGTCGCTGTCGAGCAGCCGCACGAAGTGCTCCTTGGCCTCGCTGTGGTGCACGATCGCGCGCTCGCGCTCGTTCGCCCACGTGACGCACGCGAGCGGCGGCGCGAGCCGCCCGCGCTGGATGAGTGCGGTCTCGGTGTCGAGCGAGCGCCGCGGGCGAGCCGGCGCGGACTGGCACTGCGGCGAGCAGTACGACGCCCCCTGGTAGAGGATCGCCTTCCCGCACCGCCGACACGCACCGTGTGAGACGCGCTGGGTCACTTCGCCTGCAGCTCCAGGTACTTCTGCCAGGCTCCCTCGATGCCCATGACGCGCTCGTGCTTGCCCTTGTCGAGCGCGTACTTCAGGCAGGCGTCGGCGCACTCGCGCGCCTCCTCGACCTTCTCCGCGTCCTTGCCCTCTGCCTCCCTGAGCATCGCCCAGATCCCGATGACCAGCGCCGCGCTCGGGTCGCGGCCCATGAGCACGAAGTGCGGCTCGTCCGGTTCGAGCTTGCTGTAGCAGTCGAACTTCCCTGGTTGGTTCTTCGTGCCCATCAGTCCTCCTCGTCGTCCAGGTCGCCCGCGTCGTCGCCCTCGAGCACGCACATGCCGCGGTGCTCGCGCACGCGCCCGAGCACGCCCGTCACCTCATCGCCGTCCTCGTTCTCGAGCTCCAGCACGACCTCGAGCTCGTCGTCGAGGTCCTCCAGGACCGCCTTGAGTCGGCCCACCGTCCACGGCTCAGGCATTGGTCGACTCCGGTGCGATCATCGCCTCTCCGTTAGCTTGTTTGCAGTCGTGACAGCGGAGCGAGAACGCCCGCAGGTCGTCCATCGTGATCGGTCGTTGCTCGCCCTCGTTGATCGTCACGACCATCACCTCTCGCTGGTGCTCGCAGTACTGCAAGAACTCTTCGGTCGAGACGTCGACGAGCGTGACCCCTGGTGCTTCCCCGCTCTCGCCGTTCGCCGGCGCCGCCGCGGCCGGCGCCTTCTTGGCTCGCCCGCGCTTCTTCTTCGGCTGCCCCGGCAAGCGCGTGGCCGTCGCGTTGTCGGGTTTCGCCTCCGGCTTCGCGACGGTCGGGGCCGCGGCAGCGACCTTCTTCGCGCGCGCCTTCTTCGCCGGGGGCGGCTTGGGCTTCACCCAGAGCTGGTAGTGCGCCGGGTTCACGAGTCTCGTGACCAGCTTCTTCCGCTCTTTCTTCTTCCCGCTCTCGTCCTCGTGGTGCTCGACCACGGTCTCCTGCTCCGTGTCGTGCTCGACCCAGAGGTCCACCAGCAACCAGCCCGGACTGTCGTCGGGCGGGTCGATCGGCACGCCGTCCACGTAGCCCGCGTCGGGCGAACTCGTGGTGGTCGAGCAGATCACTCGGATGTCGAACTTGTTCCCGTCGATCTCTTTTCGCATTGGCATTGCTCTTTCTCTTCGGTCTCAGCCGCCGTTGGGCACGTACGGGTAGAAGTCGCACGCGGTGAAGTCGCGGTTGCTCTGCGTCTTCACGCCGCGCGCGCGGACCACGACGTACTTCTTCGTGAAGTTGTTGTTGTCCTGGTAGACGATCGCCCAGTCGAGGAGCGGCTTCATCTGCGCCCGCAGCGCGTTCACCGTGGCCTCGTCCTCGCGGTGCACGCCGAGCACGCCCGCCGCCCACTGGAAGATCGCGTTGTCGGCGACGTCCTTCTTCGTGAGGTCCTGCTTCCAGACGACGAGTTGCCCGACCGGGTTCTCCGGGTGGTTCGAGCTCATCACCGTCATCTCGCAGAAGAACTTCGCGCCGAAGCGCGTGTCGTTGACGTACGTCTTCTCGATCTGGCAGACGCCCTCGAAGCCGTCCGCGAGCGTCGGCTGCCGGGGCGGCCCGATCTCCGCGCGTTGAAAATTACTGAACTGGTACATGCTTCACACTCCTCTGCTTGACTTGTTTGCTGCCCACCGCGGGCCGAAGCCGCGGAGACTCCTGTCGTCGACGTCGACCGTGGCCAGTAGCAGCTTCTGCGGCGCCCCGGTCGCGTGCTCGATGTAGCGCGCGTCGCGCATCGCCTGGTCGAGCGCCTCCAACTGCTCTCGGCACGAGACCAGGAACTCGAACGTGACCTCGTCCGCGAACTGGCCGGGTCGGTGCGTGCGACCGATCAGTTGCTGATTGCGCGCCCCGTTCGGCAGGAGCGACATGATCAGGTTCTTGTTCCAGCCCTGCAGGTTGCGTCCCTCGCTGTTCGCCGCCCGCGACGCCACCAGCGTGGTGCGCGTGTCGTGGTTGTCGATGAACCGCTTGTGAACGTCGAAGCCCTTCGCGCCGTAATAGGTGAGCCCGAACTCGTCGCGCAGGCGCTGCCCGACGCACTTGTGCTCGGTCCAGATTATCCCGACGTTCTTGCGCGCCCACTCGGCGGCGAACTCGCAGGCGGTCGAGTCGATCCACACGGGCACCGTGTTCGGCGTGAACGTGTCGCGCACGGCCAGCCACTCTCGGCACTCCTTGGAGTCGGCGTGCGCGATGCGGACCTGCTTCTCGCTGTCCCACTTGCGCGAGTGCTTGAGCACGTCGCGCACGAACGCGTGCCAGACCTTGCGCGGCATCTCCCACTCGGGCGGCGGCCGCGGGGACCAGACGTAGAAGAAGCCCAGGGCGAGCTCGCGCGCGTGCCGCGCGAACGTCATCGGGTCCGGGATGGTCCAGCCGTCGGGCGTCTCCCAGTTCTCGCGCAGGTGGTTGAACGCAGCGTCCACGTTCGGCCCAGGCTCGTAACCGAGCGCGCGCACGACGATCGTCGCGTCGACGCCGGTCTCGTGCGTGGCGACCACGCCCGGCGTCTCCACGAGTCTCCGCCGGAACGTCTGCCGCGCCGCGGCCTTGCGGTCCCCTAACCAGAGCTTCCGGTCCTCGGCGTCCGCGCAGAGGATCTCGAGCGCGCCCGGGTCGACGCGCGCGAAGTCGCCCTTCTTCTCGTCGAGCGCGTCGGACCAGAGCTTCAGGTCGTTCCAGTGCGTCGGCACCGGCACGAGCTCCGCCGGCAGGCACCACGTCAGGATGTGCGCGAAGTCGAGGATCGACCGCTTCGTCGCGGTGCCCGACACGGCGCCGCAGTGCACCGGCTTCGGCGGCTGCTGGTAGTGGCCGACCACGACGACCTTGCGCTTCTTCTTGTGCTTGTCGCGGAAGAAGCGGTTGATGCGCCGCGCGACGGCCGCGTCCTTGTTGTTCTTCGCGCGGTGGCACTCGTCGAGGAACACCAAGTCCGGGTCCCACTCGTCCAGTGCGCCGGGCACGTCGTTCTCCGGGTCGCCGCCGGCCTTCAGTCGACCGAGCCACTCGTAGCTCATGATCCGGATGAAGAGCGGCAGGTACCAGTGCTGCTCGAGGACCTCCTTGTCGCGCTTCGTCTTCTCGACGAGCCCGGCCGGCACGATCAGCAGCGGCCGGTGCGACTTCATGATCACCGGCGCGAGCAGCGAGATGAGCGTCTTGCCCGCGCCGACGGTGATGCTACCGAAGAGCCCGCCGACGGTGCCGAGCTCGTAGAGCGCCCACGCCTGCACGGGCTTCAGGCGCATCGTCCCGCGCGGCTTCTTCAGCCGCGCCGTCAGCTCGTCGGCGAGCCACTCCATGTCCTCCGGCGCCATCACGCGACGCCGGAGGTTGGAGATCCGGAACAGCTCCGCGCTGGGCGGCACGAAGTCCGGAGGGGGTGCTCTGCCGATCAAGGCGCTCATCGTTCCGCTTACTGGCGGGCCCGGAGCTCCGCGACGAGTGCGTCGGCGATCTGAGCCGCCTGGCTCGTGTTGCCGTTGGTGAGCTGCACGGCGCTCGCGGCGAAGATGACCCAAGAGCCGTCCAGCGCGTGCTCCTTGCTCTTGGTCGGCCTGCCGACGGGCTTGGCGGCCTCCTGGGGCTGCTGGGCACCCGGGGGCGTGAACTGCTGCGCCGGGGGCGGTTGCGGGGCTGGAAAGGCCGCCTGGGGCATCGGCAGCTGCTGCTGCTGGGGTTGGAACGACGGTTGGGGAGCCTGCGGCTGAAACTGCGGCGGGCCCTGCTGCGTGAATTGCGGCTGCGGCGCCCCTTGCGGCGCGAACGTCGACGGCGCCGACGGCGGCATCTGCGGCGCCGAGAACTGCGGCATGGGCGCGCTGAACTGCTGCCCGCCCGGCACCTGGAACTGCGGCGGCCCCTGCGGCTGCAGCGGTTGCTGGGGTTGGAACTGCGGCTGGCCCTGCGGTTGGAACTGTGGTTGTCCCTGCGGCTGGAACTGCGGCGGGTTGATCGGCGCGCCGTTCGGCGGCGTCACTCCGCCCAGGAACTGCTGGGTGGCGGGGTTGTTCTGGAAGTTGCTCATGATGGTTTGGATCCTCTCTTTTGCTTTGATCGCGCAGTGCTCTTCGCCCTGGTACGGGCACCCCCCGTACTGGTCACACGCTGTGAGGTCTTGGACGACGTCGAGCGCGCGCTTCGTGCTCTGGATGTGCCGCTTGATGGCGCGCCCCGTCTCGATGTTCTTCTGCATGCGCGGCGTGATCATCGCGTCGGTCACCGTCGCGTAGACGGGCTTCACCTTGATCGCGCCCTCGCTCTTGACGTAGTTCCACTGGAGGTCAATCTCCGTCTTGCCGGTCAAGATGATCGTCCACGCCGCGTAGAGCGCGGCCTGCGCGTCGTTCTGTATCTCCTCCGCGCGCGGCGCCCACCGGTCCGGGTCCTTCGACGTCTTGTGGTCGTACGTGCGCGGGCGCACCACGCCGTCCCAGCTGAGCTGCATCGGGACGAACAAGTCGATCTTGACGTTGAAGAGCACGTCCACGACCACGATCAGCTCGTCGCGCTCGACGTTCGTCCGCTCGCACGCCTGCGGCGGCGGCAGGTACGGGATCATCGCCTGCGCGAGCAGGACCTCCTTGCTGCTGCCCGTCGGCACGACGCCGTACTTCAGCCACTTCTCGAGCCGCCCGTGCGTGTTGATGCCGAGCTCCGCGAACTTCTTCGGCGGCGCGTACTGCCGCTCCAGCCACCGCCAGGCCCACTTGCGGTTGCAGAGTTCGTAGTTCGAGATCTGTGTGGCGGAGATCCAAGGTTCTTTCTCGGGGTCGATGGGTGGGTAGATGGGGAGGAGAGCGCTCATCCGCGCTTGTTCCCGTTCTTTTTTTCTTCGAGGACTTCAGTCAGCAGCGCCTGAACTGCGCTGGTCCGGCTCACGACCATCCCGGTCTTAGCTCGCAAGTACTTCGCGTGAGCATCTATCTGTTTCACGAGTTTCGGTGACAATCTCACCATCGGATCCAGCTTTTTTGCCATCGAACGAACTGTATACACTTTGTCGAGCGAATGCGTCAAGCCGTTTTCGTGAGACCAATGTTGGTTTCGATCGAATCAGTGGAGAGCTGCTTCGCGATCTCCTCTTCCGTGATCAGGTCGCTGTTCTTTGCCCAGGCGTAGATGTTGTCGGGAACGATCACGCGGTAGTTCATCGGGATTCTTTTCCCGTTCAGGAGCTGGATGCGCTGCTTCGGGTACGCGAGTTCGCCGATGGTCTGCGCGAGCTTCCCCGAGGGCGGGCACTTCTCGTTGCCGATGTACTTGTCCCAGAATTCGAGGAGCCCAGAGATGTTGACGAGCAGTTGGCCCTTATAAACGCGCACGTACATCTTGGTGTTCGGGTCGCCCTCGAACTTGCGGCGGTCCGAGAGGTAGCTGCAGAGCCACCGCAGCACCGCACTGCGCGCCCCGCTCGAGGTCGCGAGCCAGCGCGTGTTCTCGACGTCGGGGCGGTTGATGTAGAAGCGGCCCTGCGACTCGTGCCGGTGGTTGTAGTACAGCCACATCACGAACTCTGCGATCTTGTCGCCCTCGACCCAGCCGCGCTCGAACGTCGTCGGGCGGAGCCACGCCAGGTAGTCCCCCGCCGCGTCGCGCACCGCGATGTGGAAGTAGCGCTCCATGATGCCCTCGATCTCGTTATTCGAGAGGTCCTCGGGCGTGCGCAGGATCGACGGGTCGTGCGCGGCTACGATCGTCGGCGTGACGCCGATGAGCTTGCCGTTCGGCAGGAACTTCCGCTTGTACATGCGCTCGGTCGCCTGGATGTGGTGGCGGAGCTGCGGGTTCATCGTGTAGCCGCGGAAGTCCTTCGGTAGTTGCTCGTCAGCGAAGCAGAGCGGGCAGCTCGCGACGATGTCGTTGAACGGGCCGAACGCGGCGTCGAGCGAGGTCGGCCCGCGCGTCGTCCAGAGCCGCGCGCAGCCGAGCGCGAGCAGGCTCTTGCCGAGGCTCTTCTTGCCGGTCAGGAAGAGCGCGACGCGCACGATGTCGAGCCGCGGCAGGATCGCGAGCCACGTCTTCAGGTCGTACCAGTACTCCGGCCCCGCGAGGTGGTAGAGCCACTCGTCGATGTCGGCGTGGTAGACCGGCGCGATCGGGCGGAGCGGGCACGGCGCCTCGATGATCGTCCGCACGCTCGGGTCGTACGTCGTGGTCTGCGCGCGCATGTCGAGGATGAGCTCGTCGGCGACGGTGCCGTACTCGGCGACGAGCTGGCGCAGGCTCTTGAACTCGGCGCCGTCCTTCGTGACCTTGTAGAGCTCGACGCCCGCGCTCGATGCCGGCGCCAGCTCGCGCAGCGCGGCGTTGTGCGCCTCCGCCTCCGTGTACGGGCCGCGGTGCTTGCCGTAGTGGTAGAAGTAGAACGCGCGGTCCTTCTGCAGGATCCACTGGTGCCCCGTGCTGATGACCGGAGCGAACCGCTGCAGCTCCTCGACCGTGTACGGGTGCGAGCGGCCGTTGTTAAACGACTCGCGGATGCGGCTCGCCTTGTCGTGCTCGACCTCCTGCTCGCGCCGCTGTTCTTTCTTCCGCCGCTCGTCGCGCTCCTGCCGGACCTCGTCCTGCTTCAGCTTGATGCGCGCCTCGACCTGCTCGACGGTCACGTCCTCACCATCGGCGACCATGACGCGCAGGCTCTCGTCGAAGAGCGCCGCGATGGACTTAGCGTTGTAATCGACGTACCGCGTGCCGAGCTCCGCCGCGAGCTTCAGCGCGAGCGGCTCGGGGAAAGGGCGCCGCTCGCAGACCTTCGCGAGCGCGTCGCCCAGCTCGCGCTTGTTGTCGAACTTGCTCTTCTTCAGTTCCTTGGAGTAGCGCGTGAGCTGCTCGAGTGAGATGTCCGGGGCGCGCTCGACGAGGGCGCGGACCTTCTCGACGACGTCGTAGCCGACGATGCCCGCGAGCGTGGTCCAGCCCGTGATCTTCTCGTTCGCGTCGAGCTGGTCGCGCGTGTGCTGCACGGCGCTCTCGCGCTTGTCGCGCTCCTCTTCGCTGCCGTCGTGCTGGCGCGCGACCGCGCACAGGAACTCGACCGCGCGCTCGTCGGTTACGCCGCTTGAGAGCAGTCCGCCCGCTAGCGCGAGGTGCGCCTCGTGCCGGCGCTGGCTCGGCCACACGGCGGCGAGCATGGCGACGGCCTCGCTGTCCTTGGTCTTCCGCTCCTCGCCGTCGGTCGCCCGCGTGTCGCGCACGCCCTCGGGCAGGGGCAGGGCGAACACGGACTCGGTCGCGAGCGCGTTGCCGGGGAGCGCGTAGTAGAAGTTCACCGCCTCGGTGCCGGCGGGGGCGAAGGGGCCGAAGTAGAGCCGGCTCTCGTTCTTGCACTTGAGGTCGCCGACGCCCCCGAAGAGGCCGTGATTCGCCTTAGCCCAGAACTCGCGCCAGCGCGCCGCGTCCACCGGCTGGTCGAGCGGGATGACGACCCGGAACTTGTACAGGCCGGTCTTGGCGAGCGACTCCGCGTGCGACCACGTGGAGTACACGACGGCCGCCAGCCCGAGCTGGCGCACGAAGGCGACGAGCGCGAGGTACGTCTGCTCGCTCACCTCGTCGACGTCGAGGACGAACATCCAGAGCCGGACGACGAAGGCGTCGTCGCGAACGACGTTCGGGGCGCTGAGGTCGAACTCGGCCGGGCTGAAGCAGGGGACGAATTTCTTGACCTGGTAGCGATAATCGTGGGGTCCGAGCTCGGCCGCGAAGTATTCCCAAGTGATATCGCCCTGTTTCGGGTCGTTATCCTTCGCGTGGTCGAAGTTGGAGACCTTCACCGCCCACCTTGCGAATGGGCTTTTTGTTGTTGATCTCGCTCACGATTTTGGCTAACTTCCGACTCGTCGGATTGGTCTCGCACTGGCATTGCGCGACTTTCCAAGCCCCTGGGTCTCCCGGCCCAGGGGCTTTTTTCTTGGGGATCGGGACTACGGGTTCACGGCGACGGACCTTCGCTTTTGCCAGAAGTCCGGTGTCGGCGTCAAGACCACATTCGTCGCAGTCGCGACCGTGACAGTGCGGGGTGCCACGGTCGCCTCGCGTACGCGCGTGTACGCGCGCGGGTACATGCGCGCAGGCGCGCGCGATCTGTCAGCCTCGTCTTCAAAAATCTTCCACCGAAGCCATATACCAATGGTCATTCCGTTACACTTCTACCCCTCTATTTACTTAGATCACGTGTTGGGGTGTTGGTCATGTAAGGGACATCAACGATTACGACTACTTAGAATTTTTTTTTGCCAAACACCTCCGGGTGTTGGTGGGTGTTGGTCTGTTGGGATAATTATTTTTTGAAAAATAACTCCGGAAGGTTTTCGGAATTATTTTTAGAAAAATAACCCCTCCGTTGCCCAACACCCAACACCCCCCAACAGGTGCCAGGTGTTGGGCAGATCGTTAATTCTTTCCTCGCCCGAGCGCGGCCCGGTACAGGTCCCGGCGCTGGTAGTGGGTCGAGGTCGTGAGGAGTCTGGCGCCCCCACCACGTGGCTCCCGGCCGCAGAGCACGCCGACGTCGGCCCCGCAGCGCGGGCAGTGGCAAGCGTCCACGCAGGCGTGCGTGACGAGGTAGGTGCCGTGGGAGACCTTGACCATCGTCTCGCTCGGCTTGAGGCTCCGCCACAGCGCGCGCTGGTCCGGCGCCAGGACGCGCGCCAGCAGGCACGGGCGGTAGCAGTACGACCGACCGTCGAGGGCGACCGAGAGCTCGTACGCCTTGAGGTCCAGCGTCACGACGAATTGGTAGGTCGGGAGCCTCACTTCTTCAGCTCGACTTCGAGGAGCTCAGCAACTTCCAGCACGCTCGCGGGGCGACCGCTGTTGACGATCGCCGCGGAGATCTCTCGGATGCGCGAGGGCACGCTCGCTAGCTGGAGCTTTAAGAGCTCGTTCTCGGCCGTGACCGTCTGGAGCAGGTTCGCGCGCTCGTGCGCGAGGACCCAGCCGGCCTGCTTCGCGGCGATGACGCCGTTCTCCGGGTCAAGTACGGCGTCGAGGGCCTCGAGCATCTTCGGTGCTTTATGCAACGAGATGTAGATGCGCAGGTCTCCGAGGTGTTGTCGCAGCTCTTCGTCTTTCATCTCTCACTTCACTTTCAGGTGCTCGACCAGCTTTTTCCGGCGGGTAGTTCGTGACGTGCTCGTGCACGAGCCCCAGTCGCTCGACCACGCTGACGATGTTCTTCAAGACGGCCAGGACGGCGAGCTGCTCGATGCGGTTCATGGTTTTTTCGCCAGCGGGTTCATCTCGGTCGCCGCCTCCTGCTTCAGTTGGGCGTGCAATGCCCGGTACCGCTTCGGGTCCTCGGCGAGCGCCCGGTAGAAGAGCTTCTCCGCGGCGTCTTGGTCGATGAGCGTCCCGCGGATAGAGCGCCGCATGCGGTTCTCGACCTTGCCCCAGTCGACGGTCTTGTCGGTCACCTGCGCCTCCTCTTGAACTTCTCCCCGAGCTTCGGGTCGTGCTCGAACGGCGCGAATTCGAGCTCGTCGAGGCGGACGCCGGTCACGCGCACTTGCTTCGATCGTGTTGTCAATAGAACTGCTCCCAGATCATGAGTCTCGCTTCGGGCCACCACGCGCGCACCTGCTTCAAGAGTGCCTGGCACTCGAGCGGGTCGAACACGAAGGGCTCGGGGCGCCCGCGCGGGATGTGCGCGTCGAGGATCGCGCCCCGGTAGCGGTCAGTCAGAGGAAAGCCGACGATCGCGTTCGGACAGTCTTCATCGGGTGCGACCGGAAACGTCGAGCCGCCCTCGTCCTCGTGCATCGGGTGAACATCGATCTTGAAAAGCTTGTTCTTGTACTTCACGTGCGTCTCGAGGCCGGGCTGCTCGTAGAGCAGGTCCTCGTCGGACATCTTCGGTATCTTCACCTTGAGTTGCTTGAGCACCTCGCGGATCTCGGCGTAGTTGCGCACGGGTACGCCGATATAGAGCTGCGCTTGCCAAGGCATCACCACCAACCCTTGCGGTCGTAGTTGATCTCTTTCACTCGAGCTTCGACGTCGCGCAGGAACTTCTGAAAAGCGGGACCCCCGTCGGGGACGCGCCTCGCGGCTCGTGCGGCGGGTCCGGTGCCGAATTCAAGGGACGAGAGCGCGTCGAGCGTGTCTCGGCGCACGTTCTTGGACTTCTGGATCTGCCACGCCACCCAGTCGACGAGTTCTTGTCGGTTCATGAAGCGGTCTCCTTGCCTTCGATCTCGCGTATCGCTGTTTGAAGTCGACGCACGACCCACGTGTCGAGGTAGATCTTCATCGCGTGCTGGTGCTCGTCTTCGACACCGCAGTCACGCAGTTCGGCGGCACGGAGCGCGGCTTTGATCTTCGCGAGCGTGCGGTAGCCGATGCGGAGTCGTGGGCGCTTGCCTTTTCTTTTCACAACACCCCCGCTTCCTTCAGCACCGCCCGCGCCCGCTCGTGCGCGCCCGGCTCGTTCCACGCGCGCGAGAGCCCGGACGGGTGGGGGAGGATGACGTAGCGGTCGTACCGGTGGCTGGGCCGCGTGAACGGCCTGTACTCGAAGTCGAACGCTTTGCAGACCTTCGCGCCGAACAGGATGATCCGCTCCGGCAGGTCAGCGACTCGGTACGCCGACGCTCGCTCTCGTGCGGCCTTCATCGCCCACTTCCCGTCGCACAGGTTCACGCGGTCGAAACGTCGCAGGTACTCGCCCTCGTCGAGCTGCATGATCGTGTGGCAGAGATTCCAGCCGGCGCAGCGCGGCGGGTTCGGGTAGAGCGCGTAGCGCTGCGCGAGGCGCGGGTCGGACTGGTACGGGTTCGCCTCGCCGACGAGCAGGGGTCTCACTTCGAACTCCTCGGCACCAGCCCGTGCTCGTGCGTGAGCTGCGCGATGATGAGCCCGGCTCGCATCCGGACGCTGTCACCGAGGCGATGGTCGCGCAGTAGCTGCTCCACGACGCCGACCAGGCGCTCGAACTCGGCCGAGCTGTTGAACCGCCCGTCCTCACCGACGGTCCAGTCCTTCTCTAGTGCTTCGTCGTTCATCGATACGGATCCTTCTTCGTCGCCTCGCGCAGCGCGTGCACGGCTCGGTCGGCCATCTCGACCGAGTCTTCCAACTGAGCTTCTTCCCTCTCGTATTGGTACGTCATGAACGCGGCTCCGTAGGCCGCGCTCCAGACCGCGCGCTCGCGCTCGTCCATGTCGTTCCAGGGGATCATCGGATCCCCAGCAGGGACTCGAGGCGAGTCAGTCCGGCGTCGTCGTTCAGCAGCTCTTCCGGTTTCTGCCCGTCGAGTTGCTCGTTCGGCTCGTGCAGCCACTGCATGGTGTGGATCTCGAACACCTTCGCGAGCACGTTGTGGTTGCGGCGCCACAGAGTCAGGGCCTCGACCGCAGGCTTGAACATTCGCAGCGAGAGGACGAGGTCGCTCAGCGAGCAGCGGATGTGCTCATTGATGACGAGGCTCTTTTTGATCGGGTCCAGACTGTCTCGCGTCAGCCCGACGATCTTCGCCAGGCTCTGGACCTGGTTTAGAGCTCCACGCGCGAACCAGATGTCTCGATCACCGTCGTTCAGGTACCGCTTGAGCTCGCGGACCTCGTCGTCGGAGGCGAATCGCAGGTCACCAGGACTGATGAAGAATCTTCCTTGAAAGTCGTTGAGCTCGTCTCGAGCCAGGCGCATCTGCACGTAGCGGTTCGCCTCGACCTCGAAGTGCTCGTAGACGTCCTCGACGTCCTGCTCGGTCTGGATTCTTTCGGGCAATGCCATTGTCAGTTCCCCTCGCTGTGGCGCTTCGCGGCCCGGTCCGTGGCCACGCGCTCGACGTGCTCGAACACCGAGTTGAGGATCCGGTTGAGCGGGTTCATCTCGCGGAGCTGGAAGTTGTGGGCCGCCACGGCGTGGTCGGTGAAGTGACCGATCACGTCCCCGATCGTTTCGCCGTTCTCGGCGAGCATCGCCACGGTGACGCGCGACGCCAGGTCGAGGACCCTGCACTCGAGCGCGTTCAGGAGCCTGCGCTTGAACTCCGCCTGCTCGTCCTCGGGCAGCGCCTCGATGTGCGCGTACGACACGACGATCAGTTGCTCGATCGTGTCGGCTAGGTGGATGGCGCAGGCGGCCACCCACTCCTTGATCATGTCCTCGTCGGTCTCTTCCATCGGTCGTCTCCTTGGTTGGTCGCGTTGGCTCGGCTCGGCCGGTACCGGCTTGTCGCTGAGAATAGTTGTGGCAAGGTACGTCGCGAAGTTTGGGTGCGGATCGTCGCGATGGGGCGTTCGGGATCTTGGCATGGCGGGGTCTGTCGCGATGGGGCGGCATGGTAAGGTCAGTCGCGGCGCGCAGCAGTGGCCAGTGTCGTCGCTGCGGTCACGGGTTGGAGCTGAAAGGCACGTCGCACGAGTTGGCTGGGATTGTCGTGTCGACGAGGACGTGGTTCGGAATGTCTGGGATTGTCGCGTCGGCTAGGGCGTGGCTTGGGCGGGCATGTGGGGGCATGTCGCGTGGTTGGGTGCGGAACGACATGGCACGTCGCACGGATTGGCTGGGATTGTCCTGGTTCGTCGCTACGCCTTCTCCTTCTTCGCCGCGGGCTCGGTCGCGATGCCCTTGCCCGTGCTGATCTTCTCGAACTCGACCACGTCGAACTTGCCCTCGCCCTGCGAGCGGGACGCGCCGCAACCGTTCTCCTGCGCGTGCGTGAGGATCTCGACGAGCTCCGCCTCGCCGACGTGCCGCTTCTCCAGCGCGGCCGTGCCGAGGACCCAGATCTCGAACGTGAGCGTCGGCTTCGTCACGTAGTCCATGCGCCGGAGCGCGGTGCGCGGGCCCTGCGCGGTCATGACGTGGATCGCGCTCTCGTCCGTCCCGTCGATCGTCTTCTTGCCGAGGTAGATCCGGTCGTGGCCGTTGACCGCCTTCACCTCCATGCCCTCGGCGAGGATCTGCTTGCTGCCGAGCTTCTTCTTGGTGACGCCGAGGAGGGACGCCGACTGCTTGAGCATGGCCTTGACGTTGCGCGCGGGGATGAACAGGCCCTGCTTGTCCTCGGGGAAGTCTATCCACGACTTCTCGGCGACCTCGTTCACGACGAGCTCGGCGTTCTCCTGCGTGAGCTTCTCGCTCTTCTCGTCGGCGTAGCCGGTCGTCGACTCGACCCACGTCTTGATGAGCTCCTTGTTCTTGGGCATGCCGCCGCACACGCGGTCGCGTACGGCGATCGTGACGCGGTAGATGTCGTACAGGCGTCGCGGGTCGAATCTCTCGTCTAGTTTGCTCATGCTCTGCTCTTTTCTTTTTGGGGTTAGAAGCGTTTTGGATGGGTTAGTCGCGCAGACTTGCGGTGTGAGCTGGGCCAGTACGTCGCAGAGGAGGGGCTCGATGGGGCATGGGTTGTCGCGTTGGCCAAGTCCGGTACGGTACGTCGCGTTGGCGAAGTCAGTCAGGGCTTGTCGCGTCGGAAAGATCCGGCGTGAGGTGGGCCGGAGTGTCGCGCGGGTCTGGTACTGGCAGGTAGGTCGCGAAGCGATGGCTGGGTTCGGAATGTCGCGCCGGTGCGCGGATCGTCGCAAAGGATTGGCGTGATCCGGATTGTCGCCCAGGCTCGTTTCGGGTGCGGTCCGTCGCTTAGGACGGTTGGGATTCAGATAGGTACGTCGTGTTGATCCGGAACGACCAGGTACGTCGCCGGGGAAGGGTCGGTGTCAGGATTGTCGTTGAGCACTGGATAGGTTCGTCGCTCAGAACACGCGCGCGAACGGGTCGTCGGACTTCGGGGGCGGGTACTCGCGCTCGACGAGCGGCACGCACCTCGCGCCGCACTCGCCCGCGTCCTCGTCCTCGACGGGGGCCGGCTCGGGCGCGGCCGCGTCCGGCTGGTCGCAGAGGATGATCATGCGCCGCGGCGGCTCGTACGGCGCGACCTCGTCGATCGAGTAGCACTTGGGGCACGCCTCAGGCGGCTGGCTCGAGGCGCAGGCGGAGAGGGCCACGGCTGCTAGCAGGCGGTAGTTCATGGATCCCCCTTCGGCGCGTTAGCCGGCTCGGTTGCGTAGCCCATGTACTCGCGCACGGCGCGGGAGAGGTCCCGTTCGGCTGCCACAAGTAGTCCATGGAGGGGGTCGTAGTCGCGACTCGCGTGAATCTCGCTGAGCTCCGCTCGCGCCGTTTCAGCGCGGCATGCGAAGTCGAGGATCACGCGCTCCTGTCGGTAGCGCTTCTCGGCCGCGTCGAGCTTGGCGAAGACTTCGTCCGGCAAGAGCTCCACGCGCGCGTCGCCACCCTCGAAGTAGACGTCCGACGTCTCCCTGCCCGGGACGGCGACGACCGCGACGACCTTGGCGAACCGCACCTCGGCGTCGCCCAGCTTCACGAATTGGTCTCTCATGTTGTGCTCACTTTCTCCACCGGCACGAACATCTCTGCTCGGACCGCGCCGCCCGTGGCGCGCTCGATCTTGAACGCGAGCTCCACCGACACGCGCGCGGCGTCCTTCTTCAGGAGCTTGCCGAACTCGCTCGGGTCCTGGCCGATGTCGAGCGCGAAGCGGTGCTTGCTGATCTTCTTGTCGTCGAGCCAGCACCTGAGCGCGGCGATGCCGGGGACGACTTCCTCGCTGGCCATCAGTAGCACCCGCACTCGAGCTTGGTCGTCGCCGCGTCGGGCGGCGTGTACGCGCTCTTGCTCCCGCGCGTCTCGCCCAGCCCGTCGACGCACAGGTACGTCACCGTGAGGTCCTTGGGGCAGCCGGGCTTGGGGTCGAAGCCGGGGTCGACCGCGAACGCGAAGTCGTACGTGCAGTCGGTCTCGCCGTCGCAGGCACCGGCCACGCCGTTGAGCGGTGTCGGCGTCCCGCAGTTGTTCGCGTAGACGGAGCCCACGACCTGGATCACGGTGCAGGCCGGGCCAGCGTCCACCCCAGCCCCTCCGCCGCCCGCAGGAGCTCCTGCAGCGCCTGCACCAGCCACTCCGCCGGTGCCAGCACCAGCCGCACCAGCAGCGCCTCCAGAGCCTCCCACAGATGCTTCGCCATACGTTCCTCCTGTCCCAAACAGTTCGTCGTTCTTACTCGAGCTGGAGCAGCCCGCGAGGGCGAGCGCGGCCAGCACCTGCAGGATCACGCGCACGCGCTGGCCGAGGCGCAGCGTCGCCTTGGCTCTCTCGTCGTGCGTGCCGACGGAATGCTCGAAGTTGGTGATGCTCTTGACTCGTCCGTACATCTTGACGCCGTCGCTCTGGCCCAGGCTCGAGACCTCGACCTCGAAGGTCGTCAGCTCTTTCCACTCGGGCTCGGGCTCGTCGGCTGGTGTGCGGTAGGCGTTCTTGTCTTTGTTCATGGGCAGTCTCCTGAATTCTGCGGCTCGGTCGCGGATGCGTAGGTGCCTTTCGGCGACAGAATCCTCGTGGTCGGCGCAGGACCAAAATTTCTCGTTCTCGGGTTCGCTGTCGCACCGCCGGCACGTGCAGACCATGCACGGTCGGTTCAGGCAACCGCTGTGGTCGCAGTAGCTCATTTTTTCCTCCCGAACCTCAGCGCCTCGAACCGGGCGCGCTCGACCGTCGCATCTACTTGCACGCCACCCACCGCACCTGGCGGGTTCGGGTAGTCGCGCGCCGAGACGGCGCCCTTGAAGTACCGGCGCATGAACGTCTTCACGTTCGTCATGTACAGGCGACGAGCTATCGGCTTGCCGCCGCGCACGACCAGCATGGAACCTCGCGCGGTCGTGAGGCTCAGCTCGAGGTCCTCGTCGGAGAAGTCGCCGTCGAGCTCGACCACGAGGTCACCGCGGAGGACCAACCCGCGCGTGCGCCGGTTCAGCTCAGCGAGCGTGCGCAGCGGGTCCTCGCGCGTGCCGCGCGCGTCGTCGACGCCGCGGTTCCAGTCGACGTAGAGACTCTGGCGTCGCAGGCGCGCGAGCGGCCTGTACCAGAGCCAGAAGCGGAGCCAACGAAGGATGGCGAAGATCATCAGTACCCCCTCGGCACGTGCACGTAGCCGATCTGCGAGAACACTTCTTGGAAGAGCCTAGCTTCAGGTCCGTGAATGTGGTCCGACGGGTTACGACACACCAGCACGATCACGTTCCCGTGCGTGGGCTGCTCGCCGGGCACGCGCACGCCGTTCTCGTCCTCGGTCTCGAACCGGATGCGCTGCTTCGGGATCGACCCGGGGAAGTCGAGCGGCTGCTTGCCAGCGAACGTCTGCGCGCTCTGCAGGATCTCGAGGGAGAAGCCGAGGAACACCGCGCACGCGGTGCGGCCGGCCTCGAACTCGTGCATGAGCTTGTGCCACCAGAAGACGGCGCTCGACTCGACGCCGCGGTGCTTGTGCCCCGGCGGCAGCCCGCACGCGCCGGTCTCCTTGCACCCGCGACGGGTCTTGGTCTTGAAGATAACCTCGCGGCCGGTCTCGTCGACGTACCCGCCGGGCGGGTTCAGGAAGACGTTGCCGTGCCACTCCTGGAAGAGACCGTTGTCCGCCTTCGTGAAGATCCTCTTCGCGCGGACGGTCCGGTTCGCTTGAATCGACGACGCCGGGTCGAGGTCGATTCCGCCCATCACGTGGTGGCTCCAGTCCGTGAGCCACTGCGGCGTCATGAACTCGGAGTTCTCCGAGCTGTGGCGGATGTTAGCGGCCATCTTCCAGTCCTTGCACGCACGCGACGCAGAGCCGGTGCATGCGGTTGTAGCCGTTGGTGACCGGCATGTACGCGAGTGTTCCCGGCTTGAGCGGGAACTTGCAGAGAGCGCACGACTTCGCTTTGCGCAGCTTCCCGCGCGTGAAGAGTTGTTGTCCGTGTGAACTAGTGAGGCCCACGAGTCCGGGGTTCATGCGCTTGATGAAGCGGTAGTCGGTCGCGTACGAGCTAGCGGCCAAGGTCCTTGCTCTTTCTCCACTGCTCGCCCAGCTCAGACGGCTCGAAGTCCAGCCAATGCACGCTGGCTCGTTCCTTGTCCTTCAACCAGATCTCCAGCACGGGGTCGTCGGCGATGTACGGGATCCCGAGCAGGCGCTCGCACTGGTTCAGGTCGCGCTTGATGCGCTCGACCTCGTGCTCGTGCGGTCTGAAGCCGGCTTGTCTGCCCGTGAGCTTGTGGAGCAGCGCCTCGCGGATCGCTGCCACCCAGCGGCGAAGCGCCACGAACTGGGCTCGCTGCTTCTGCTCCGATGTCGCGAGGTCCTCTAACGCTTTGCTGAGACCGGTCACGGCCCCACCCCGGACGTCTGCTGCGTGATCCCGTTCTTCTGCATCTCGAGGATCACCTCGTCCTGGCCGAGCTCGGTGGCGATCACCTCCGCCAGCGCGAGCATCTGCGCCGCGAACTTCTTCGGCGACGTCTTCATGCCCGGCGTGTTGATGATGAGCACCTGCGCACCGGGCTCGTCGATCACCTGCTTCTTCGTGCGCTGGTAGATGCCGCGCTGCGAGAGGAAAGTCGCGCCCTGGTCGCCGACCTGTTCCTTGCGTACGCGCCGAACGATCCTGACGAGCTGGTTCAGCGTCGCTGGCCTCTTCCCCTTCCGCTCGAAGCCCACGATGATGCGCGCGGCGTAGGTGTCGCGCGTGGTCCAGTGCTCGGGGTTCGACTGGAGCGCGGCGCGGTCGCCGTGCAGCTGCAGCGGCCCGTCGGGGTAGAACGACCCCGAGTTCTTCCTCGAGTTCCAGTGCAGGGTCCGGTGGTCGCAGTCGTATCGAGTCGTCATTGTACTTTCCTCTCGAGCGCCTTCAGTCTGCGGCGCCACTTCTTCTCGAAGGTCGCCGCTCGCTTGAGCCGCGTCAACGCGCGCTTGTGCATCTCGCCCACGTGCGCGAGGCGGTCCTCGAACGCCGCCTGGCGGGCCTCCTCGGGCGCGGGCTCGGGCTTCGGCGGTCTCACCTCCGCTTTCGTGCGGAGCACGAGCGCGTCGGCCCACGGCACGGCCTGGGTGCAGTAGCGCTGCTCCTCGGTCATGTCCGCGTGCCGGGCCCCGACGGCGTGCAGCGCCTCGTGGTGCGCGACCTGGCAGGCGACGCGCAGGAGCTCGCCCGGGTCGTACCCGGTCGCGCGCTCGGGCGTCGGGAGGAACAGGACCCAGTTCTGGGGGTCGATGTGCTTGCCGATCCACGCCCGGCCGTGGACGCGCCCGCCCCTACGTCGGCTGTCGTTCACGTACACGGTGACCTCGCGGAACTTGAACGGCCGCGCGCCGGCCGCGACCATCGCGGCGTGTGCGATTCTCTTCAGGTCCGCGGTGTGCCAGTCGGTCTTGTTGACGATCTTGATCTTCATCTAGAACTCCCTGCTCCACTGGTGCTCACGCCCGTGGCCGAGCACCCACGTGCCGCGGTTGAAATAGCGCCCGTCCTTGCGCCGCGTGAACTTGCGGAGCTTGCGCCGCGCCTCGTAGCCGTCGGGGTCGGCGAAGAGTCGCGCGACCTCCTTCGCACTCAGCGGAACGAACAGGTTCGGGGCCTTGGTCACGTCGTGCGTCACCCAGACCTGGTGACCGGTCCTGCTCACTCGCCGGACCGTGACCGGGTAGCTGTCGCCGTTGAAGTAGTAGTGGGCCCCGTCCCCGGGGCGGAATGGACGCCGGAGACGGCCGGCTTTCGGTGACTGCCTCTTGAGCTCGTCGAGCTCGACGGGCCATCCGGGGGTGTTGCAGATGTTCGGCATTGCTTCCTCACGAGGTGCGGGAATTCTAACTCGAGGTCGTAGACCAGCTCGCGGTTACTTGGCCTCGCGCAGGAGGCCGAGGAGCTTGTGCTCGTTCACGGGCTCGCCTCGTCCTGCACGATCGGTAGGCTCACCTGCTCGCCCTTCGGGATCACCTTGACGATGCGCGCGCCGTCGCCGACCTGCTCGGCCAGCTTCGTCGCGCGCTCGGGCACGGCCTCCGCGTCGGCGATCACCAGGTCCACGCCCGTGGGCTTGAACGTGGCGAAGATGCCGGGGAGGAACGACGGTTCGTCTAAAGTTTTTGAGACTTGCGACATGATGCACGGTCCGTCTTCGTTGTCAGGTGCTGGTGTCGACGCGAGATCCAGAACTGGCCGGACCTTGATCGCCTTCCGGTGCGCGAGGTACACGACCGTCTTCCCGAGCTCGAAGCCCTTCGGTAGCGCGCCGATCTTTCTGGACAGGCCCATGCGCCGCGCCTCGGCGAGGAAGTCCTCGGGCGTCGGGTAGTGACCCTCGCCGATCCAGATGAGACCGTGCTTGCCCTCGGGGATAGCGCCGCCGAGCGGGCAGCTCTGGCACGTCGGGCTCACAGCTACGCTGACCGTGTTCGGTGCCACTGGCAATCGGTGAGTGAAGGATGCGTTGAGCTTGCACTCCTGGAGCGCGTACGAGAGCGGGTGCTCCGCCTCGGGCCCGAACAGCTTGCTCGGCGTGATCCAGTTCCATCCGCGCGATGGCTTGATGCCTTCGTTGCAGGTCGGGCAGCGCTCCAGCCTGAAGGGCATGCGCCCGCACGGCGCGTCGAACGCGGGCCCGACCAGGTAGATGCCGACGCCGGACTTCGACGGCTTGCGGTAGCCGCAGCCTCTCTTCTCTTCGTGGGTCGTGATCACTTCGGGCATGGTTGCTCCTCGGTCTCTTTCTTCTTGGGCTTGCAGGCAGCGGCGGCGATCTCGAACAGTTGCGTCTTGATTCGCAGGTCCGCTTCAGACGCTTCCAGTTGCCGACGTTTTTCGGCTACGTGTTCGTGGGCCGCCTTCATCACTTTGCGAGCCTTCTCGCGCTCGGCGCGGAGGAAGCAAGCGTCGCAGATGTCGTTGCCGCTCGACCAGTGGTTCGTGCGGCGCGTCGCCTGGCGCTTGTCGCAGGACGCGCACATGCAACAGTTGATCGCCTGGACTTCCTTGCCGTGCGTCTTCTTGCAGTTCGCGCAGCGCCAGCGCTCGGCCGTGTACTCTTCCTTCGTCGGGGTCATGACCGCCTCCACTTGTTGAACCCATTCACGAGGTACAGCTCGCGCTTGCTCCTTGTAATCGCGACGTACTTGAGGTTGATCTCCTCGACGCCGTCGCGCTTCATGTACGTGTCCTCGAGCATCCACACGCGGTCGGCCTCGAGTCCCTTCGCCTTGTGCGTGCTCGTCAGGATGATCTTCGGCTCGCCCTTGCGGTCCGAGAAGAGCTTGTCGATCTTGCCGAGCAGGTCGCGGATCGTTCTCACGCCCTCGCTCAGCGCGAGCAGGCACTCGGCCTGGTCGTCGACGTTGTCCGTCGGGCGCGGAGGTTTCTTGCTCGTGAGCCGGCGGCACTCGTGCGCGTGCCACTTGTCCACGTACGCGCGGAACTCCTCGACGGTCTTGCAGTCGCTCTTCTCTACGAAGCTCGCGAGCTTCGTGCCGATGTCCCGGCCCTGGATGTGGGCGGGCCGGCCCGCGGAGAGCAGGCGCCAGCACAGGCTCACGAGCGGCGCGTTCACGCGGCTGATCACGAAGTCGCCCGAGCGGAGCTCGTCCCACATCTCCTCGGGCTCGCGGTCCTCGACGACGCCGTCCTGTGCACCCGGCGCGGCTTCGATCTGGGGGACGAGCGTCTTCGCGAGCTCGACCACGAGCCGCGGGCAGCGGTAGCTGATCGAAAGCGGCAGGACCTTCGCGTTGAACCTCTCGATGATGTTGTCGATCGCCCGCGCGTCCGCGCCGCGGAAGGCGTAGATGCTCTGCCGGCGATCACCGATGGCCGTGATGCGCCCGCCCGGCTTGATCGCGCGCTCCATGACCGCGAGCTGGCAGGGGTTCAGGTCCTGAGTCTCGTCGACCACGACGCGGTCGAAGCGCGGCAGCGGCAGGTCGAGCGCGACCGGCAACCAGATCATGTCGTCGAAGTCGACCTCGCCCTTCACCTCCTTGGCGAGCTGGAGAAGTTTCGCCGCCTGCTCGCAGAAGTGCTGGCGCTCGAGTTGTTTCGTGTCCTCCTCCTTGGTCTTGTACGGCACCGCGATGCCGTAGGTGTCGAGCAGGAGGTCGACGTCCGTCTCGGTCCACGCGAGCGTGCCCTTGGCCAGGCTCACGGCCTTGCAGAGCGCGCCCGCCCACTCGCCCGAGACCTCGAGCCCGCGCGATTCGAAGTAGGCGTCGAGCACGTGGTACATGCGGTCGCGGTCGACCTTCACGCGCCCGAGCGCGCGCGTCGTCGCGCCGAACGCGAAGCTGTGGAACGTGCTGGTGCGGGTGCCGGGGGGCACGCGGCCGAGCAGGGCGTCGGCGATCTCCTTGTTGAACGCGCCCATCCACACGGACAGCCCGCTCGGGATGTGGCGCAGCATCTCGGTGCCCGTGGTCGTCTTCCCGCTCCCGGGTACGGCCTCGACCACGGTGTGGCCCTCGCCGCTCCGGGCGTCGTCGAAGACGGCCTGCTGGTAGGCGCTCCAGACTCGGGTCACTTGTTCTCTCCGTAGCTCTTGGCGAACGCGACGAGGTCCCGGTCGAAGGACAGCAGCGTGTCGTTGAAGACTTCGCCGTAATCGTGATGGGCAGCCTCGGCGTTGTTTGCAGCCCAGGCGCGCCGCGCTGCTTGGAGGTGCAGGTTGTCGGTAAGTGGCAGAGGTTCGAGCCGACCGAGCACGACCTCGTGCACGGCCGTGCCGAGCGCTGTGCGGTTGAACTCGCCGACCTCGTCGACCACTTTCAGGAACTTCTGCGTGCACGCCTGCCAGTGCGTGAGGGCGTTCCGGAGCTCGACCATCTCCTCGGGGTTGACGGCGAAGGCGTCGCAGAGTCGCTTGTTGTCGGCGCAGTCGCTCACCTCTTGGGCGCAGCGCGCGACGACCATGACGGCTTCCGCCAGGTCACGATCGGCCTTCTTCAGTCTCGCTTCCAGTTCTTGTCTCTTGTTCATCCCCGTTCTCCTGTGTTTGGGGTTCTTGTCTGATTGTCAGTGCTCCGCTCCGGCGAACAGGTCGAAGTCCTCGCCGAGGAAGGCGTGTAGCTTCGCGTTCGTCTCGACGCACGCGAGATAGATCTTCTCGGCCTTGCGACTGTCCGTGTCGTAGCCGAGGTCCGAGCACCAGTCCTCGAACGTGACGCGGTCGGCACTGGTCGCGTCCGAGCACAGGCACGAGAGCACGTCAGCCGCGTCGGGCGGCTTGGGTTTTCCGGGTCCGCAGAGTCTCGTACCGTTCTCGCGTCCCATGAAGACGTGGTCGCTCGTGCAGTCGGGCTTGTGACCGCCGCGCGGGCTCTTTGGCGGGTACACGTGGGCGACGCCGCACTTGAAGTCAGTCTTCAACGAGCGGCCCTTGTAGAGCAGGGTCACGCGCCAGAGGAAGTGTTGGAATCCCCACTCGCCCGGCGGTTGCAGGCCCTCGCACACGGTCACGATGCCCACGTCGCGCTCCTTGCAGAGGTCGACCATCTGCACGACGGGCGGGGGTTCGGTGTCGGCTTCGGCGATGTTGTTGGTCATGTGATCCCCATCTGCTTGCGCTCATGCGCGCGTTCTTCTTCGTCACTCATCCCGTCGTCGTGCTCTTCCTCGCACGTGTCGTCGGCGTAGCACTGGAGGTCCAGTTGGACTTCCCCGCACCCCTCGCAGCCGAACAGGTCGGCGTCGGCGAGCTCCGGGAACGACTCGTGATCGTCGAACCACGACACGCCCGCGCCCATCGCCTTGTAAGCGAGGCACCAGCCGAACCGGTTGGCGAGCTCGCCGCGGTACTCCACGCCTTCCGGGTCGAGGCCGTCCGCCTTCCACGCCAGCGCGAACAGGGACGCGAGCCCGTGCTTGGCGCGGACCTCGATGCGCCCCGCGACGCGGTGGGCGAGTCGGTAGGCCAGCTCGGGGACCTCGGGCATGCACTCCGTGATCTCGCAGCCGCTCAGGTTCGTGCAGCCTTTCTCCTCGCAGTGGTCCGCCCAGGCGCTGGCCCAGAAACACTCGGCCATGCCGTTGACGAATTCGCAGGAGTCTTTTTCGGCCATGTCAGCACCACCCTTGGCAGAGTTTCGGGTCGACTTCGGCGAGCGCCTTCAGCGCGGCCTCTCTCATGTCCGTATCGTAGCCGGAGTCTTCGAAGTCCTCTCCGACGAACCCGCCGCAAGCGTCGGCCACGGTCCAGCCGTCGACCGGGTCGAGGTACTCCGTCGCGTACATCCAGTGGCCGTCGCGCTCGATGCGCGCGGCGATGTCCGCCTTGGCTCGCGCCTTGCGCGCGTCCGAGACGTCCCACGTGTCGACGTACGAGTCGTCGTAGTAGTCAATCTCGGGCTCGCAGACGGCGCGCACCAAGCCCTCGGCCTCGGCGTCGTCCCATGCGTCCTTGACGCGCGCCGCGCGGAGAGCCTCGTGCGCGGGCCAGTCCTTGGCGCGGAGTCGCCGGTACTCAGCCTTGACCCACGAGTTCACAGCGCCACCCACGAGCAGAAGTGCAGCGACGCGAGGCCGCCGATCAGGAACCACGAGACGGCGAAGAACGGGGTCACGAGCGCGCTCGCTCTCCGCTTGAGACGCGCACGCGCGCGGTCGCGCGGCGTGTGGTAGCTGATGAGAGTCGGGTTGATCAGGGTCGGGGTCACGGGCTCTCCTTGTACGGTTCGATCTTGTAGCCTTGGCGCGTCGTCGCTTCCTCGAAAGAGAAGGGCGTGTTGCGCAGCACCCATTCGAAGCACTCGTTGTGCCCAGCGTCGCCGCCGCGCTCCGAGAGGAACACGCGCACGCGGCCCCCGGCCCCGCCGTTCCACGTGTTGACGATCTGCCAGCGGTGGTAATCGGTCATGCTCGGTACTCCCACCAAGCCTTGGGCTTGGGAGGCGCCAGGGCGGCGTCAATGTGCTCGTCGATCATGGCGCGGTTCTCGCGCACGAACGCGCGCACGGACTGGCGCGAGCCACGCTGCATGTTGTAGAGGCCCTCGTCGTTCAGGACCCACAGGCGCCGTTCGTCGTCGTTGCGTCTTTGGTTTTTCATGCTCGTTTCCTTGCTTTGCGCGCGTGCTCCCACGCGAGAAACATCGCCCACACGCGCGGGCGCTTGAAGCTCTCGATGATATTGAGCGGGCGCTTTTCGTAGCGCGCGGCGGACTTGTACCAGTCCACGAGCAGGTCGACCGCGTCAGCCGAGTCGAACCCCTCGCCGACCGGCTTGCGGTCGGTCAGCTCGTCAAAGACCGAGTCGAAGGTGTCCTGCTTCACGTCGGAGGAACCCACGCGCTCGCAGAACTTCAGGAAAGATTCGTAGTGTCTCACGTGCCAGTCTCCTTCACGGGGTAAGGCGTCACTTCCACGCTCGCGACCTTTTCCGGCTCGAGGCACTCCAGGTGCCAGAGCGGCTCGCCGGTGCGCGCGTCCTCGATGTAGAGCGTCGCGTCGTTCTCACCGTCGATCGCCAGGCTCGTCACGTGCGTGCCCTTGCGAAGCAGGTCGGCCTGCTTGAGCGCGCGCACCATGTACTTGTCTTCGGGCTCGTACTGGTAGAATTCCCCGGGCCGGCCCTCGTTGTAACGCTTGAGCACGGCCGTGCACTCGACCTCGTCACGGGTCCGATAGATCGCGTTGATCTCGAACCCGTCCTTGGCGTTGCCCCACACGTCGAGCGAGAGGACCTGGTAGCGGACGCGGATGTACTTTTTCATCGTTCACTCCCCGGGAGGCAAGCCGTGCAGCTTGCGAATGATCTGCTTGCCCGTGTCGAACGGGCCGCGGTGCAGTGCCGAGTCGATGTCGCCGCGCCCGTACTCACGCGCGGTCGAGCCGATCTTGTTGACCGGTCGATCGAGCTGGCGCTCGAGTAGCGCGTCGTCGCGCATGCACTCCTCAGCGTAGCGCCGCGCTCGCGCGCGGATCCGTTTCGGGTACTTGTCACCCGAGAACGACTGGAGCGGAGCGCCGAGACCGTACTGGACGCAGGCTTCCACGAGAACGAGAGCCGTGCGTTCTTCAGTGTCGGCGACGATGTCGCCGCTCTCGGTCATGATCTCGCCGTTGTGGCCGTCCGGAACCCACGCGAGACCGACGCAGCGCATCGCGCTCGTGATCTCGGCTTCGGGCAGATTAAACAGCTCGACGCGCTTGACGTCGCACTCGAATTGAGGGAGCCCGGAATCCTCGCCGGCCGCGTCCCAGAGGTTCGTCCACTGGAGAACGTACCACGAGCCGTCGGGCGCCTTGCGTGCCCACATGCCGCCGTAGTCTTCCCAATTGACGTCCGAGCACAGCTCGATCCACTTTTTCATCGGTTCATCCTCCTAGAGAGCGCAAGCCGGTTTGCAGCGCGTCGACGCACTCCGAAAACTGCGTGACGTCGTCGATCGGCGGATCGTCGTCGTTGCCCAAGATCGCGAAGCGATGGAATTCGCCCGCGAGTCGCGAGCCGCAAGCGTCGCACCCGCACGCGGAAAACTCGCGGTGACCGTCGTCGCCGTCGGAAGTGTGGAAGACGGTCTCGCCCTCGTCGTTCTCCTCGCCCTCGGTATCGAAGTCCGGGACTAGGTGCGGGCCGAGCTTTTCCAAGCCGGCCCAGATCTCGGCCACGCGCTTGTCGCGCGCGTCGTCCGAGAGGTAGTAGTCGATGCCCGACACGTCGCCGTTGACGGCCGCGAGCAAGCAGTCGACGCAGAGCCATATCCCGTCGCGAATGATCTTCATTCTGCAATCTCCGCAAAGAAGGCCCACGCGCGTTCGGCGTTGTCGGCCGACTCGCGCGCGAAAAACGCGGCGACGTCGAGCGGGGTGCTCGCGGTCGCCAGCCAGTAGCGCCGGCCAGACTTGGTCGAGCCGCGCGACTCATGCGGGGCGCTGTGGATCGCCCGAAACATCTCGCAGAAACACTTCAGCGCGTAGAGCGCGTCATCTTTCGCGAGACGGTACGCGCGCGTGCGCTTGTCAAACTTTCTTTTCATGGCAGCCCACCGGGCGCGAGCGCGCTCGTGCCCAGGGAGCCGGATGAAACTAGAGCGCCTCGCAAGCGAGCTGATACGGGTCGAACGACCATTCACTGATCGGTTCGCCCTGGAAGAAGTTTCTTTCGACGGGCATGCGGGCTAGGTGCGCCTCGCAGATCGGAAAAGACTTTCCCTCTTGCGTCCCGGTCGCGTGAAAGAACGTGCACGTTGCGACGCCTACGGCTTGGTTTTCGTCGGGCGTAGGCGTGCCGAACTTGTCGATCCACTGAATCTTACACTTCATTCGATTGCTCCCTTCACTCGCGCCGCGAACCGCGTGGCTCACGGCGCGAAAGCTGGAAGTAACCAGCGCACAAGAATGACGCGCTCGAAAGAACGCGCCGAATGCGGCCCGTCGCCGCGTGGACAGAATAGGTTTTGCAGACGTGGACTTTTCTCCAGGCAAGTCCGTGCCATAAAAACGGTGTTACCGGCGCTCGCTTCGCGCCCACGCGCGAGTAGTGGCTCGCGCGGCTCTTCGAAGTCCGCGCCGGTGCAATGTGAAAAAAGCTCAGTCAATCGTTTTGCGAACGATTGGAGAGGAAGTAGGGGGTTTAGGTTTTCGTCGCTTGGCAAGGGTAGCGCGGCGCCCGGTCGCCGTGTCGTCCGCTGCTAGGCCGTCCGATCGATTCGTTGGCGCTACCGAGGTTCCTGGCGCGACTCGCCACTACGCGCTCGCGTTACCTACCTCAGTCCGTTACCCGTTCGACTTTCCGCCGCGTCATCAACGCGACGGTCGGCCCGAGACGATCGCGCCTGTCACGCGCGATAGCCCCGGTCTGGCCTATCCTTGCTCGCATTCGGTCGACGCACCCGCGTTCGGCGTGTCCCTGGACACTTACCCTTTCGGCTCCTACGCGTGGGCGCGGCAATGCCACCCCTTCCGGGGGCGTTGATCTCCGCGCGCGGTCGACTTGCGACGTCGCGGCCCAGTGTGGGCCGCTCGGGTTTCCCGTGTACGGTTTCCCGAACCGTGTTCTCGATCGGCGCGCGTTCACCGGGCGCGCATCCAATCGGGCTTTCCAGCGCCCGCGAGAGAACCCGCGGGGGGTGGGAGCCGTGTTTTCAGAGATCTGGACTGCTCGGACTGGCCGTCCGGGCTCGCCAAGGGTTATTGCATGTTTGGGGCCAACCCCCGGGGAAACCCCCCGGTCGTTTTGACCTGGCAAAAAGCCCGCTTTTTTGGGGGGTCTAGGTCAAAAAGACCGTGAATCCGGTCGTTTAGACCCTACTGACCTGTGTGTAGGCTTCGCACCGGGCGCGAAAAGCCCTACCCAGCATTACAGTCAGGCTGTAAGGGTTACCCGGGGGGTTACCCTTTACAGGGACACTGTAATGGCTGCTAGCTGTCAGATCTCGCCCCCGGTCGGCGTCATCCGGCCATGGGAGCATGCACCGAGTCAGTTTCTCACCGGTTCTACCTGGCTTCGGAGCCGAACAGGCTGGAAGCCAAGCGGATCAAGCGCGCGGCCGAGCGCGAACACGAGCGCGCCGGCTGGCGCGACCCATGGATCGCATGCGTGCGCGTGCGGCGCGGCGTTGTCGACTGGGCCGGCTACTTCCAATCGAAGCAGCCATGGTTCTACGGTTGGACGCCGTTACCGGACTTCGGCGAGCTAGACGGCTACTTGCTCTTGACGATCGAGCAATCGAGCGCCGGCGCGCCACCCGACCGCGCTGAGCAGGCCGAGCAACGCGCGGAGAACGTGCGCGACTACCTGACCGTGCGCCAGCGCGTCGTCGCGCAGCGAGCTCGCATCGTCTCGAGTCAAGAGGAGACCGAGGCGATGCTCGACTTGGTCGGCTGGGCAAACCGACGGCTCGCGTGGCTGTTCCGAAACACGCACGCGATCGTGTACGGCGGCCGACCAGCGTGCGCGGTCCTGCTCGACCCGGACGGAAAAACACTCTTGACCGTCGAGGGTTCTCCGACGTTCGCGATCTTCGAGCTCGTGCGCCGGATCGAGACTCGGATCGGACGGAGACACAAGAAAACGGCTCTCGCGATTGATTGTGTCGATTGATCGTTGCGATTGTTTTCTCTCTCGAAAAGCTCGATTGAGCTTTTCGACTGTTTTCTCTCTGAAAAAGCTCGATTGATTCACTCGAATGTTCTCCGGGTTAGAGATCTGAGATTGATTACCTCGTTTGTTTATTCGTAAGTCCTCGATATCTCTACGGCGATCAATCCATCCAGGGCCAAAAAGTGGCCGTAACGCGGCACGCTGCGCGCTCGCAGTGCACCCCGTTCACGGGCGAGAACGACCCGCTTGTGGACCCGCGCGTGACCGTGCTAGACACTTGACATGGACGACGACTTGAGCGTGCGCGACATCGAGCTGCCGGACACGTACGAGATGTGCTGCGGCAAGCAGAAATGCCCGGCGATTCGCCTGCGCGAGGACGGCAGCGTGCTCGTGTTCGACACGGGTCACGACGCCGAGATCGCCTTCGACGCCGAGCAGGCGAGCGAGCTGAAGAAGTGGCTCGAACAGAAGGGTTTCTAGGGCGCCTAACGCGGCTTTTCCGCCGGCGCGTTGACGAGCCCCGAGCCGCGGATATCCTGGACGGCGAGCATGCCGACGTACCAAGTAGTCCTGTTTTCCGCCGCGATCACGGTGGTCTTCACGCAGGGGACGATCTTCAAGTTCCTCCGGCGCGGTCCCTGGCTCTGGCGCGAGCTCGCGAGCTGCGCGCTCTGCACGGGCGTCTGGGTGGGCATGGGGATGTCGCTGCTTTTCTCAGGTTTTCCACACGTTGGGGGTGACCTGTTGACGGACCTCTCGAGCCTGGTTCGCCTGCTCGGCGTCGGTTCGGTGAGCGGGTGCGCGGCCCTGCTCTTCGTCGCGGTCTGGGAGAAGCTCGACACGCGCGGCGCGCTTTTATCGATTGAGAACGCGACGATGACGGTCCCCAACGCGCAGATCCACGCCCCGCGCGTGAAGTTCACGGGGGAGGCGTTCCAGCCGGAAGAGGCGCCGACCGACCCCGTCTCCAGCGACAGCCGGCTGACCAAAAAAGTCCCGACGGATCGGCTTCGCATCGAGGCTAGCCGCCGCTCGCACCCGGAAAAAGACGGGGACAAGTGACGAGAGCGACAGAATTCGTCGCGTTCGGCACATAGGAGCCTAAAACCCGTGCAGCGAAAGAGCGCCTGAGGTCCCCGAGGCTGCGGTCCGCAGCCGCTGCGCTGGTACCGCGTGGACGACGCCCAGGGGCGCTTCCACCGCAGCCGGCCCGTGTTCGCGTTCGCAGTCCAGGCGGGTCGCGTGGTCGAGGCAGCGCCGATCGCGCGCCGCAGGCTGCTCAGGGAGCGCGCGTTTGACGTTTTCGTGAGCCTCGGGGACCTCGGGCTGGTCTGCGAGCTCATTCCGGGTTGACCTTATAGACGGAAACTAGCATTATTGCCCATGTGAAGAAGTCGCGCCGGCCGTCGATTACGCGCCTATTGGAAAGGCGTCACCAGGCCAAGGAGGCCAACGGCGCGAAAACGCCCGACGCTGCCGCGAGGATCGATTCTGCCGCGCCCGAGCCGGCACCGACGAAGAACGGGTCGTCCGAGCCGCCGGCAGCGTTCGCGGCTCAGGAGGCGCCGACCAAGCCGAGCGTCCCCTCTCCCCTGAACCTGCGCAGCCCGGCGGACCTGGAGCGGCTGCGGGCGAACGAGTTCGACGCGGCCTGCAGGGCGGCGTGGGACGATGACTCGATCGAGCTGACTGAAGCCGACCTCGCGCGCATCGACGTCGCGCGTGCTCGGGCTCTGGCGTTCGCGAAGGACCAGGCATTGCTCGACTGGCTCGACGAGCCAGAACTAGAACTCGCGACTGATTCGCAAGGTCACGGAGCAACGCGGCTCTTCGGGGTTGCGCCAACACCGGCCGGCGGGGGAGCGACGGACGTTGCGTGGCTTCGGCCAGCTCTGCAGAGCAGCCCAACGTCCGCCCCGCCGGGCGAGATCTCGAGAGGAGGTGATGTCGATGCCAAAGATCGGGACCCCCGAAACGGACTTCATGAACCAGCGCCCCTCGTCCGCGTGACGGGGGGCGCGCTCGACGCCGACGCGCCGAAGCAGAGCTACGGGCCCGAGGAGGTGTTCAAGCGCTTCCTCATGAACCGCTCGGACGACACGCTGAAGGCGTACAAGGCCGACGTCGACGCCTTCGCGGCGTGGCTCGGCGTGAGCTCCGACGACGCAGTCGGGCGCCTGCTCGGCCACGGCCTCGGCCCCGCGAACGCTCTCGTCATCGAGTGGCTCGACAGCATGCGCGAGCTCGCGCCGGCGACGCGCAAGCGCCGGCTCTCCGCGCTCCGCTCGGTCGTGCGCATGGCGCGTCGCCTGGGCGCCGTCGAGTGGTCGCTCGACGTCGACTCGCCGAAGGCGGAGGCGTACCGCGACACGGCCGGCCCGACGGAGCACGAGTTCCACAAGCTCCTGCTCGCGTGCGGCGACGGGCTCGAGGGCCTGCGCAATCGCGCGCTCGTCCTGCTCGCCGTGCTCATGGCGTTCCGCCGGCGCGAGCTCGCCGCGTTCCGTCTCCAGGACTTCGACCGCGACCGGCGCCGCGTGTTCGTGCGCGGCAAGGGCGGGAAGAACTCGTGGGTCGGCGCGCCTGAAGAAGTGTACGACGCGCTGGTCGCGTGGCTCAACGCGCCCAAGACGATCGTCGGCGAGGACAACGACTCGGTCTTCCTGTCGCTCTCGCCGCGGACGTTCGGCGAGGCGCTCACGCGCAAGGGCGTCTACAACATCGTGACGAAGATCGGCGAGCGCGCCGGCGTGCGAGTCTGGCCGCACGCTTTGCGCCACGCGGGGATCACCGCGTCGCTCGACGCGAGCGACGGCGACGTGCGGATGGCCCAGCAGTTCGCGCGCCACGGCGACCCGAAGACGACGATGGTCTACGACGACAACCGCACGGACATGGGTGGCCGAGCCGCGCGGCTCGTCGCCGGGAAGCTGATGCCGAAGAAGGGAGACGGGCATGGGTGAGCTAGCGTTCGCGAGCGTCGCGTACGAGACCGTCGCGTGCGGTCAGTGCGACATCGTGTTTGCCGTTCCGAGACAAGTCGTCGAGCGTTGGCGAAAGACCCACGAAGAGTGGTACTGCCCGAACGGGCACTGCCGATACTTCGCAGGAAAGAGCGACATCGAGGCGCTGAAGGAACAGCTCGCCGAGAAGGACCGCTTCATCGAGAACGGGAAGAAGCGCGTGGAGTGGGCCGAGAAGCGCGCAGCCCACGAACGCGAGAACACGAAGCGCGCGCAGCGCAGCGCAGCCTCGTACAAGGGCAAGCTGAACCACGTGAAGACCCGGGTGGGCAACGGCGTCTGCCCGTGCTGCAATCGGTCCTTCACTAATCTCATGAGGCACATGCAGACGAAGCACCCGACCTACAAGGGCGAGGATTAATGCACGCCGAAGCCTTCATCGCGGCGCTCGCCGACTCGCGCGGGCACGAGCTCACGTCGCGGCGGCCGTGCAACTTCAACCACGGCAACCCGGTCGCCGACTTCAACGCCTTCGACTTCCGCGAGCCCGGCATCGCCGAGGTCATGCTCGTGTTCTGCGCCGACTGCGGGGAGCTCGTCACGCACCGGCGCATGAACATCTTCTACTCGTACGAGCACACCGAGGACTTCATTCAGATCTGCGGGTACCCGACGAGTGCCGTGCCGTTCGACCAGAGACTCCGACCGCGAGGTGAGTCGTGAGTTGGAAACTCGAAGTCCGAACGCACGAGATGCAGGACGGCAAGTGGGTGCTCGTTCTCGACCACGCTTTCTACGGGACCACGCGCGAGGACGCGCTCCACTACTCGGACTCGCACGAGCGCACCGACTCGTTCTACCGCGACACGGGCGGCGCGCTCGCGGCGCGCGAGAGCTACCGACTGAAGTCGTTCATCATCGTCAAGGGGCACTTCCGAGACGTCCCGACGCAGACCGAGGCCGAGTTCAAGAAGAGGAAGCGATGACAACGAAGACGTTCTACAAGCTCGGCGAGTACTACAAGAACGGGTTTTCGGGACCGACGCGCTACAAGTGCGAAGAGATGCACGGGACGGTCGTGGCGGAAGGCGTCGTGAGGATCAGCAAGTACGGTGAACGCGAAGAGGTCGTGCTCGAGGCGACGCTCGCGGACACGCCGAAGCGAGCGTTCGATAAACTCGTGGCCGAGAAACAGCTCAACGTCGAGGAAGCGAGGCTCGCGCTCGAGAAGGCGGAGAAGGCTCTGAAGAAAGCCAGCACCGCGCACGACGACTGGTTGGAGTACGAGGCTCGAGAAGAGGCTGAGAGAGCGCGGCGAGTCGAACTCGAGCGCGCCCGCTTGAACGAGCAGCGCGAGAGCCAGTACCGGGACAAGCCGTGACCCACGGCGAGAAGATGGCGCGCGCGGCGCTCGCCCAGTGGATCAAGCTGTACGAGCGCCAGCAGAAGTGCGAGCAATGCCAGATCTCGGCCGCGCAGTGCGGGCGACACCGCACGAAGACCGAATTCGACAAGCTCCTCGAGCAGAGTCGGCGCCTGCTTGCCGGCGGGCCGAACTAGCGACTAGAATTGCTCGATGCGACGGTACGAGAAGCCGACCGTGACCGACCTCCCCGGCAGGGGGGACTGGGTCCGGAAGTTCCGACTGTTCTTCGCCGACCGGTACGAGGTCGTGGGCTTCAAGGGTGAGTCGGTGCTCGTGCGCGCGCTGCGCGACGGGGTCATCTACCGCGCGGAGGGCCGGGCCGAGGACCCGCGCTTCTCGGAGCTCTGATGGCGCGCCACGTCCACTTCGACCGGTGCTTCGACGACGCCAAGGTGCGCCAGCTCTCGGTGCACCTGCCGGCGACGTTCGAGGCGCTGAACCGGATGGCGCCCTGGCGCAAGGGGCGGTGGCCGACGCGCGTGAAGTGCATGACGCACACGCAGATCATCGAGGGACGGCGGCGCGGCGCCGGCCACGGCTTCACGTTCATCCGCGGCAACACGATCTGGATGAACGCGCACATGACCGCGATGGGCTACTGGCTCGTGTACGTGCACGAGAACCTGCACCACGCCTTCCCCGATGCGACGGAAGAGGAGTTGAACTGCCGCGAGCTCCCGCAGGTCTACCGCGAGGTGTTCGGGCGCACGCTCACGCCCGCGTTCGCGCGAAAGCACGGCGTCGGTTCGCCAGTGCCGGGCGTCGGCGACCGGAGCTACTGCCGGTGATGGACGAGGGCGCGCAGAAGTCCGCGTTCCCGGCGCTGTCCGAGTTCCCGGGCCAGGGCCTCTACCAGCACCACAAGGGCGGGTACTACATGGCGCTGTTCGTGACGACGCACCACGAGACGAACGAGCCCTTCGTCGCGTACGTGCCTTACGGGCACCCGGAGAGTGGCGTGCGCGTGCGCGAGCTCTCGTCGTGGATAGAGAAGGTCAAGTGGGAGACGCACGGCCTGCTCGACTTCAGGTTCAAGCGGGTAGAACCGTGATCGAGCAGCTCATCAAGCTCGCGCGCGAGCGCCTGTTCTACGGCGAGCGACTCGAGCACGTCGCGCACTCGCTCGGGCTCAAGGCCGGCGACTACGCGCTCGGGCACCTCGCGGCGCGCGCCGCCGAGCTCGACCTCCGAAAGCGCCGAAAACCTGACCTGCAGGGTGTCCAGCTGCCGCTGCGACGCAAGGAGCGGCGCGCGGGGCGCGTGTGGTGGGTGCGGCGGTGACCGAGTACGTCTTCTTGATACTCGGCCTAGGCTTCGTCAGCTCTGTCATCGGGTCGCTCGTGCTGTTCGACCGACGAGAAGCTCGGCGAGAGGACCAGTGGCGCGTTCAGCAGCGCGTGCAGATGGACGAGACGGTCGAGTGGATGCAAGCCCAGCAGAAACGTCGCAGAGCCACGCACGCCGAGGTTCGAGCACTGAGGTGGCCCGCAGTCCGAGCGCTGTGCGAGCGCGAGACCGGGCACTCGCCGTGCGAGTGCGCGACGCGCTTCGCCGCGGGAGAGAACGTCTTCTGGGCTCGCGAGCGACGGAGGGACTCTTGACCTCGTTCTGGGACCAGTTCGTGCCCCGGTTCGAGGGCAAGCCGCGCATCGAGCTCCGCGACAACCCGCGCGTGAAGAAGTGGGTGCAGGTCCTGCTCGACCACCGCGAGAACCTGGAGAACGCCGCCGGCGGGAAGCTCGGCGCCGTGCTCGGCTGCGGGCACTGGGGCTGCGTCGTGGACATGGCCGACCCGTGGGTGCTGAAGCTCACGATCGACCCGACCGAGGCGCACATCTGGGCGAGGATCACGGAGCTCCAGGCCGACGAGGTCTACGGGCAGGACGGCTTCACGCGACTCAAGCGCATCTTCGAGTTGAAGCCCGGCATCCGCTACGGCGGGCGCATGAAGCGCGTCTACGGCATCGTGCGCGAGAAGATCGCGCCGGCGCTGAGGTGGGACCGGCGCCAGAGCGCGGCGCCGACCGTGCACACGCTGCGCAGACTCGGCATCGAGGTGCCCGACAACTATGTCGCGAACTTCAACTACAAGGAGCTGAAGCAGCTAGACACCTCTTCGGCGGCTAAACCGCTCTGGGTGAAGTCGAACATCGACGAGTTCGCGAACGCGATGGAGGGCCTCGTCGAGTACAAGGGCATCGGCAGGCAGTGGTACGAGCGGCTGCACATGAGTCGTCGCGACGAGATACGCGATCGTCTGCAGAACGTCCTGAATCGAAAGTTCGGCGGCCCCATCGGCGGGCCGCTCGGTGAGTCGCTGGGCATGCTGCTCGACAACGACCTCGTGCTGCGCGATACGCACCTCGGGAACGTGGGCTGGCGCGTGTTCGAGGAGGTCGACGGCGACGAGGCGCCTGACTCGCTCGTGATATTCGATCCAGGCCACACGCCGACCGAGAAGCGCGAGCTCCCGGTCGAGGAGTGGCAGCACTTCGCGGCGCTGGGTTAGCCATGACGGCCCGCGCCGCCGGCGTACTGCTCCGGGCCCGCTCGACGGGCCGCTACCTGTTCCTGCGCGAGGCGGACGGCACCTGGAACGTGCCCGGGGGCGGGATCGAGCCCGGGGAGGACGCCGAGGACGCGGCGCTGCGCGAGCTCGTGGAGGAGACCGGGTTCTACGGCACGCTCCGGATGAGCCGCGCCGCCTCGCATATCGGCGCGTACCGCCTCTACGTCGGCGAGGTCGAGAAGGAGTTCAAGCCCGAGCTCAGCGACGAGCACGAGGCGTACGCCTGGACCAGACTCTGCGACGTGCCGCGGCCGCACCACCGCGGGCTCGATCGCTTCATCTGGCAGGCGTGCAATTAGCCCGGGATCTCGATGATAGACACTTGCACGCTGCCGGACGAGATCACGCACGAGCCCGTGACGTCGGTGACGCGAACGTGGACGACATCCCCGCCTGGCGGGACCGTGTAGATGCAGTCCACGAAGCCGTCGTTGCTCGAAGCGTCTGTGCTCGTAGCGGGACGCATCACACCCTTGATGGAGTCGGCCTGGGGGATCGGGGTGAGGTTGTTGTCCACCCACCTGAAGTCGATCGAGTCGCCGACACCACCGAACCCGTCCGCGTGGCCGTGGAAGATCAGGTGGTAGGTCTTGCCGACCGTCAACTGGAACGACTCGTTGTCGGGCTGAGTGATCCCGCGCGCGGCGGTTGCCGTGTCGAAGTGGAAGTTAGTCACACCGCCGATGTTTTGAGGGACGGTGTTCTTCGCCTCGTAATATTGCGGAGAGTCAGCGCCGCTCGACGTGAGTCCGTCGATCACGGCGGCGAGGTTGAGCACGAACTGCCCGATCGGGCTGCTGAGGCCGAACTGCGAGGCGACCGCCATCGCTCGGCTGTGAAGTTTGCTGGCCATCGTCATCTCCTCAGATCATGAACAGGTTGATCGGGTGCCCCTGCAGCGTCGCCGAGCCGTACTTCTGGCAATAGTCGGCGTGCAGGTCGTCGCGCCGGACGGGCGCGCTCGCGTCGTTCGCGTAGTACCAGAAGCTGCCGTCCTGCAGCACGACGACGACGGCCTGGCCCGACGACAGCGCGTCGAGCTGCGCTTGCATCGCGGGCGGGAGCATCGCCTTCAGCTGGTTCGGCATGGGTGGGGTGCCGCCCGGAAACGCGGTCGGGACCTGGACAGCGACCACACCCGCGGTGAAGCCCCACTGCGTGAGCTTGACCTGGTCCACGGTGCACACGGCGGCAGGTGGGAGAGGCGGGGGCGTGGCGGTCGTCGTCGTGGACGCGGTCTTGTCCTTGTTCAGGTACCAGATCGCGGCTGCGCCGAGAGCGAGCGCTCCGAGCACCCAAGGCGCGGCGCTCGGGTTCGCCTGGAGCTTGCCCTCACGCGCGAGCGCGGCTCGCTTCGCGGAGGGCGACATCTTGTGGTACCAGAGCGCGCCGCAGACCGCGCCCGGGTTCTGCGCCGACTGTGACGCGCCGCGCACGCAGTCGCGCATCCACTTCTTCGGCGGTCTTCGCGGGTTGGTTTGCATCTTCATGGTCCGGGTCCAGAGTAAAAGTTTGGCTGTCGATGGAGCGTCGCGATCGTGTTCGCCTGGTAGTGACAGTCGGCCGTGAGCAGGTAGACCGTGTCCCCGTTGTCCGGATTGACGGGGTTGTTGGTGCGCTGCAGCGAGAGGAGCAGGATGCCGTCGGGCTCGAAGTTCGTCGGGTCGAGGGGGACGGGGATCTCGCTCGTCATGTGCCGGAAAGCTGAGCCAGGCGGCGCCTCGGTGGTGAAGACGGTCGTGCCCGTGAGGTCGTAGTTCTGCTGGTTGAAACCCTTCGCGTACGTCCAGGTGTAGCTCCAGGTGACCTCGTTCGTTTCCGTGCCGTCCGTGAGCCAGTGCGCGTGCAGGAAGACCGGCGAGTTGAGCGCGTAGTCGTGCTGGAAGTGGTAGACGATGTCGACGCTCCGGCCGAGCGCGAAAGCGTACGCGCGAAACGCGCTGCCGCCGATGCTCTGTCGCGTCGGGTCACTGATGTCCGTGCCGGGCGTGTAGATCTGCCCGACCATGTCCCTCCACCCGCCGTTCTGCGACGTGTAGAAGTTGATGTTGCCGAGCACGTTCAGGAGGCTGAGCGTCGTCGCCGCCGTTTCTTTTAGTCCCCTGCGCCAATTGCCCATCGCAGAGTGAAGCGACTTCTCGCCGCCGGAAGCTGAAAGCAAACCTAGAAGTCGACGTGTTGCTGACATGGATCACACCATGAAGAAGTCGGCGGGGTGTCCGTTGAGAGCTGGCGTGCCCTTGGTCACGCTCGCGCCGACGAACTTCGCCAGCGCGGCGTTCTCGGCGTCGTCCGAGACCCACTTCGTGCCGTTCCACTTGTAGAAGCCGCAATCGACGGTCGAGAACGTGTGCGCGTTCTTGTTCGAGACGTAGTCGGCCTTCGGAGCGGGCCACTGCGCAACCGGTTGGGTCTTGTCCGGCGGCACGTACAGCTTGTACGTCGTGGGCTTCGACTTGACGTACGTCGTGAGCATCGCGTCCGTGATCGGGCACGGGAGAGCGCTCGGCGTCTCGGCCTTCGCCTCGGTGTCGCGCGACATCCACCACCAGATCCCGGCCGCGAGGAGACCTCCGCCAATGATCCACGGCAGCGCGCTCGGGTTCTCCTGGAGAGACTTGTTGCCAGCGATCTCGTCCGCGTACCTCTCGGCGTCCGCGTATCGATTGAAGACGCGCAGCACTTGGTTGTGCCACATGACGAAGTACGCCTGGTTCACGTTCGAGTAACGGATCGTGATCCCGTTCCCGACCTGCACGACACTTTGACGCCTCGCCATCGTTACACCATGAAGAAGTCGGCTGGGTGACGCGCACCGGCGAGCGACTTCACGTAAGCGCAGTACTGGTTCATCAGGTTCGGACTCTTGACCGGCGCGCTGTTCTTGTCCTTGTAGTACCAGAACTCGCCGTTTCCGAGCACCAGCACGTACGGCCTGCCGAACGGGAGGTCGGCCGGCGCGAGCTTGGTGGTGACGAGGAACTCGTAGGTCGAGGGGAACGGCAGCGTGATGTTCGTGGTGTTGCCGGCGAGCTGCTTCTCGACGAGCCACGCCTCGAACTTCGTCTTGTCGATGGGTAGGCAGCTGCCAGGCAGGGGTTGGATCGGCTCAGCGCTGGAGCTCGCGCCCTTGCTCGTTCCTGACAGCAGCCACCACGCGCCCAGTACGCCAGCGCCGACCGCCCACGGGACCCAGTTGGTCGCCATTACGGTTGGTTCACTCCCCAGCGCTCCTTGTTCGGAGAGCTGTAGGCCCAGATCCCGGTCTGTCGAAAAACTTTTTCGGCCTTGTCCACGGTGTGCTCCAGTGCCGTTCCCCGAGCATACCCCAGTTGGCCGTACTGCACCGTGCCCTCGCTGACCCTGTACCCATCTGGGTTGATTAGTTCCCAAGTGGCGTGCTTGTGGACACGAAGCGTGAACACGCGCCCCGGGTCGTCTGCAGAGCCGTACTTGATGAGCGCGGTCTTGTTCCCGTTCGTGAAGGTGACCGTGTACGCGAGCGGGTTCTGCTGCAGGGAGAGGCCGGACGCTGCCTTGGGCGCGCCGACGACGATGCCCCCGACCACGACCGCGGCGACGCCCGCGAGCGCGACAGCGCCCCACGGGAAGCCTGAGCTCTCGGTCGATCCCAAGCCAGGACTTGGTGTCGCTGTCGAGATCCCCGAGCTCGGCAGCGGCGCCGCCTCGTTCGTGCTCATGTAGTCCGCCGGCAGGACCACGCCTTTGGCGCACGACGCGCCGAGCGTGAAGAAGTCAGCCGGGTGGGGGGCGCCCGCTATGAAACAGGACGCCCCCGGCGCTTTTGGGTCCATCGCGTTCCACCTCTCCGCGAGGACCGCCGCGAGCAGCACGGGCAGCATGCGCGAGCCCTGGTAGATGTGGTCAGCGTAGCCCTGCGGGTCGAGGTCGGTGCAGCCGACCATGATGAGTCCGCCGCGCCGGCGCTTCGCCTTCCACGGCGGGGCCGGGTAGTCGATCGAGTAAGGCGTCGTCGCCGGCGGCACGCCCACGTGCACCGACGTCGCCGGCACGTTGATCTCGGGCACCGGTGTGTCGGCTGCATAGGCTTCGGTGTTGCTCGTGAGCTTCTCCCAGAGCCAGTTCGCGGTCTCGGTCGTGCTCGCGTAGGGCGGGACCACGCTCGAGTACGAGTCGAGGAACAGGCGCTCGTTGTTTGCGGCGAGCGCCGCGAAGTCGAGCCACGGCTTCATCCCGGCCGGGTTCAAGACGTGCTTGACCTTGTCGAGGTAGCCGACGTGGATCCCGTCGACGGCGACGACCGCGTCGACGCGCCCGCCGTCGCTCGACGAGAGCACCTGCGCGACGCCCTGGCAGCTCGCGCTGAACCCGAGCAGCCCGACTCGCAGCGGCGTCACGCCCGGCGCGTACTTCGCGATCATCGCTCGCACGCCGCCCCCGTACGGCGCGAGCGACTGCGCCCACGAGTCGGGGTTCGGCAGGTTGACGAACTTCGTCGGGCGCTTGAAGGCGGACTTCACCTGGTTCACGGGTATGCCGCCGTGATTCCAGGCGATCAGGACGTCCGCCTCCTCGGCCACGGCTCACACTTCCTGCACGAGCGCGTACGAGAGCCCGCCGAGCGCGTCGGCCGTGCCGGTGGCGCCGGTCACGCGGAGCTTCACCGTCTGGTTGACGCTGGGCGTGTGGAAGGTCTCGGCAGTCGGCTGGAAGTTCTCGTTGTTCGTGTTGGTGACCGGCGTGAGGAACGCGCCGTGATCGGCGTGCAGCACGGCGTTCGTGTTCGCGTCCACCCACTCGATCCCGATATTGGTCGTCTCGCCCGTGTAGTTCGCGAGCGTGAAGTGCGCGGTGAGCCGGTAGTTCTTGTTCCCCGTGAGAGTGAACACGCCGTTCAGCGGGTTGTACGGGATGTCGCCGTAACCGGGCGTGTCCATCACGATGTCGGTGTTGGCGGCGAGCGACTGCCCACCACCGGCCGAGTATGAGGTCTGCACGTAGTCCTTGGCGACCGCCTGCGACGGGTGCGAGGACTGCTGCGAGACGCCGAGGATCCACTGCCCGATCGGGCTGCCGAGACCAAACTGCGAGGCGACCTGCATCGCCAGACCATGGAGTTTAGAACGAGCCATGCTCACGCCTTCGCTTCGATGTTGGCTGCAGCAGCTGCTGCCGCCGCCTCTTTCTCGATCCGCACGTCCTCGTCGAGCTTCTTGTCGATGGCGCGCGCGGCGAGCTGGGTCCTGACGGCTACGACGACCGATACAGCGAACCAGATCAGGAGCATCGCCAGGAACGCTGCCTTGGGCGCGTGAGCGCCGGGCACGAAGCCGGAGAGGGCGAAGCCCGCGGCGAAGACGAGCAGGCGCTCGGCGGTCTTCCGAGCGTTCGTGTGCCGGTCCATGAGCTTGAACTGCTTCTTCCAGTCAGGCTCGTAGTCGTCGGGCGGGAGCATGTCTCGGAACTGCTCCTTCTCTTTGCCTTGCAATCCTTTTTGTTCGATGGCCATCTCGTTCCTTTACTTCACAGGCACCGCGACGACCAGCGCGAGCTCCCCGTCCGGGTCGTCGTAGGTGAACTTCGGTCTTTCGTCGGGGTCCTCGGTCTCGCGCGGGAGTTCGCGCCGAGCCGCGGTCCAACCTTCGTCGGTGTACCCGCGGCACTCGCCGGTTGTGTCGATCAGGTGCACGTGGAGACTGCCCATGTACCCGACGTCGCGCGCGGCTTCGTGCAGGATGTCGCTCGGATCCGTGCCCTCGACCAACTTTGGCTTCGTCTTCTTGCCCACGACGGTGATCTCGTATCCCATGCCGCTCACCAGTATCCGTAAAAGAATATGTAGTCGACTTGGCAATTGGCGTTCGACTTCGGGCCGAGCACAGCCGTCGGGCGCAGGTTCGTTGTGTTCAGTGGCAGCGTCAGCGTGATGTCGCCATCGAAGAGCGTGGTTCCGTTGCTGATGTCGAGAACCTGGACGTGAACCTTGGTGTCGTTGGGCAGCGCATACATGCGAACCTCCATCACGCGAGGCCCGCCAGTGGTCGGGTCACCGATGATCGCGTTCGCCTTACTGATCACTGCCGCGCTCTTGGTCGCCGTCGCCGCATTGTCTGTTGAGATGATCGTTAGGTCGGTATCGCCCGTGCTCGCTCCGAGAACGATTCGATTGCCGGTGGCAGCAGGATCGGCGCCGCCGCCGATAACCGCGTTGTTGGTTCCGATCGAAACGACCGCGTCTGCCGTCAGTGCGACGATCGCCAAACGATGGCAGAAGAAAAACCCTCCGACTCCTGCCACCGCTCCGCGGCACATTCCTGGGTCGGTGAAGTTGTGCCCGACAAGCACGTTGGCCGTGCTGGTCGTCGTGTTCACGCGCGATGAAGCGGTGCGGAGATCCGCGTTCGTCAACGCTGGGGTATTCGAACCGGAAAGAGTGTTGCTGACGATCGCGAGATTGCTGATAGTGCCGCCCGCCGCGCTCGTCGGCGCGATATAACGAAAAGTTCTACCCTTCAGCGCCGTCGCGACGGCTGCCGGCAGCGCGGCAAAGTCGGGAACGTTCGCGCCGATGGTCGCCCCGGTGATGGTGACAGCGTTGCCCGCTACTAGTGAGCGCTCGCCGACAGCGTCGTCGTGTACGGTGATGGGCATTAGGAGAACAATCCGATCGAGGCGCCGTTGTTGGCGTTCAGGATAGAGCTCTGCGGGGCGGCGACGATGGTCGCCCAGGTCACGGCTGCGGTCCCGCCGATGATCGCGTCAGACGCGCCCGTGATGGTCGGTGTGGCGTTGAACGTGAGCTTTCCTCCCGACCGCGTGCGGACTCCGGTTCCACCGCTTCCCGTGCCCCAGAGTAGATCGTTGCCACTCAAGAAAGCATCGCACCTCACCTCGCCGTCCTCGACGAGTACGGCATCGCTCGTGGCGTCGAACACTGCCGCAGTACCGACGCGGGCGACGCCACCGTAGCGACAGCGCCAGCCGTTGTTGCCAGACTGCGAAAACAGCGTGTCGTAATCGAGGAAGGCGACCGTGCCGTTTTGAAAGGTCGGGCGAGACCGACATAGGCAGCCGAAGTAGGCCACGGTGCTGCCCGGGGCGGCGTGGATGACGCCCGTGTCGATGAAGCACTCACACATGACCGCGCTCACGGGACAGTGGACGCGGCAGCCGTAGAAGAGCGGCGAGTTGGTGACCGTCGCGAGCGGCAGGACCGAGACGCACACGTCGGCTTGCGTAAGGTACAAGTCCGACACGACGATCTGAGTACCGTTCGTGGTGAGCGCTCCGCCGAACTGAGCGGACAGGTTGTTGATCGCGAGGTACCCGATCTGAGTGAGGCTCTCGATCACGAACGTGTTACCCGCGGCGGCCGCGGCGGCGGTCGGGTTTCCAGGGATGGGGCTCGCGGCGAGGTTCACGCTGCCCCACGGGCTCGTGCGGTACACTCCGCCCCCGCCGTCCTTGTCGAGCCAGGCGAGCGCCCCCACGGTGCCACTCGTCAGTCGAACGCGTTGACCGGTGCGACCGGCTCCCATGCCGGCCTCGGTGACCGAGCTCGGCGTGTTCGTCGCGCGGTTCAAGGCCGTGACGGCGGAGAACCCGCCGCCGGGAGACGTATAGGTCGTCGTGGCGACGCCCTTGATTCGGAGGCAACCGGCGGAGCCGAGCGTGAACGTGAAGATGCACGGGTCGGTCGATGGCACGTCGGTCAAGTACGTGACGGTCGTGTCCCCGACGATGTTCCAGACCACGCCCACGCGGCGCTGGCGCTCGGCGTCGGTCTTCAGCGCGGTGCCGGAGGTGAGGCCGGTGTTCGTGTCGAGTCCTGCGACCGGGTCGATGAACCACGCGGTCTGCGTCGAGGACGCGCCCGTGAGCGGTGCCACGCCCACCGAGACATTGAGATTCGCGTTCGGGGAGAGGATGACTTGCGGAGTCGTCATGAGCGCAACCCCGCCATCGCTCCGTTATTGAGATTCCACATCGAGCTCTGAGCGGCGGCCGCGACCGTTGCCCACGTCACCGCCGCGGCTCCACCGAGCACGACGTCGCCGCCGGTCGATGTGATCGTCGGTTGGTTACCAGCGCTGTTCCAGGAGATGCCTCCCCTCGATCGCACCTGCACCGCGCCGCCGGTGTTCGTGTTGTTTAGACCCCAAAGAATCGCGGTATTGTCCATCTGCGCGAGGACGTCGATCACGACGTTGAACGAACCAACACCGGTCCGGTCGAAACTACCGACGGCAGCTTGGACAGAAACGAACGCACCCAAGTTCGCCTGTATCTGCGCGTTCTGTAGGAACGACGGGGCTACTGCAAAGATGATGCGTCCCTGGTTAGCCAAGACTGTCGCGAAAGCCGCATGGCCGGAGATAATGAGAGTGGCTAGACCGCTCGACAGTGTGGCCACGTTAGAACAGCCGTTCAGACGTGGGTTACTGCCAATAACGAAACCCAGTTGCTGAGTCTGCATGCGACAGCCGGTCACCAAGAACTGGCTCGCTGATCCTGGGCACTGCGCGAAGGACAAGCGTCCGCCGGGGGCGTCCGCCTCAATCGCTAAGTTTTCTACCGATCCCACCCCGTTGAACAGCAGGCAATCGATCCCCGCTATGCGGGTGCCAAGGGTCTCGATAGCGAACGTGTCATTGACGGCCGGAGAGACGGCGGCCAGCGTCGTCGGGCTGATGAATTGAGACACACGCGCGGTGTTCGCCCCGAGATCAGCCAGAACCCACGCGAAGGCGCCGGAGTTGGCCCCGCTCGTGAGTCGCACGCGCCGCTGAACGTGAGCAGCCCAGACAATAGGAGTAGTCGTGTCCGCCAGTCGCGCGTCTTGACTGGTCGCCGCGTTCGTCGCCGTGAACGCAGTGACGACGCCGGTCGCTTGCAGTGTCGGAGTACCGGTCCAATTGATTCGCTGGTTCGAGACGTCGACGAGAGCGTCGATGAACTGAGTTGGAAAGTCCCCGGTCAACGCGACGCTGATCGTGCCGATTCCTGGCGCGAAGGATCGACCGTTCCACCGCCGAGCAAGTTCGGCCAAGGTCAATAGAGGGGAAGCGGCCGTACCGACGTTGTTGTCGTTGCCAGTCGTACTGCTCACTCCCCAATCGATCTGCGTGAGGTAACCCTCGTCCGTTCCCACGCCTGTCACCACGGCGAGGTTGGTGTTCGGAGAGAGAAGAACTTGTCCCGTCGTCATCTCACTGCCTCACGTTGATGAAGGCATTGTTGGGAGGCGCGGCCACTGCCGGTGCAGTCGCCCAGTCAATGGCGGCGGCGCCGGCGAGTACGACGTCGAGTCCTGGTGTAGCGCCGGTCGCCGTGGGCTTGGTCACGTACATGACACCGCAGCCGTTGCGCACGCGGAGCGCGTTCGTCACCGTATTCCCTGCCGCGCCGTAGAAGATCGCTCCGCTAGTCGACATGACCCACATTGCGAAGTCTTCCACTCGCATCAGTTCGGTGAGGAAGCCGTTGACCACACCGAAGCACGCCCGCGGGTTGATGTCCTCGAGCGAGGAGCCGTTGCCCAGCAAGAAGGCCGCGTTGTTGACCCCGTTACCGTCCTGCAACCATCGATTGCTGATGATGTCCGCACCCTCGAGCGTCTGCATCTCGGTGCACTGGCAGACGCCCTGGCAGAAGAAGTTACCCTTCCCGAAGGAGAAGGAGCTGCCGCCGATGACCTGGACGCCGTTCAGGTTGAACGTGCCCTCGACGATGTGCGTGCCGCCCGCGACTTGGATGAACTGAGCGCCGAAGACCTGGGCGACCGAAGCACGACCGCCGAGCATGTAGGAGTGCGGGATGATCGTGTTCGCGGCGGAGCCGATCGAGACGTCGCGCAGTCGGTAGATACAGTTCCCGAGAATTTGAACGTTGAAAGCTTGGAGCTGCGTGTCGAAAGTCTCTATTACGTAGCTGTCTCCGATGGCCGGGTTGACGTTAGATACCGAGCCGGCAAAGACGACCGGTGCGATGAGTTGGAAGGTCCCGACGTTCGCGGTGGTCGCCCCGGGACTCGAGGTGATGAAGGTCACAGCGCCAGCGTTCGTGCCGCTGGTCATGCGGATGCGGCGATTGACGTGTGGGCCGAAGTTCTGCGCGGCGTCGACGAGTTGCGTTCGAGTACCGGTCGCGGCGTTCTCGGCGGTGTAACCGGTGATTGTACCGGCGCCCACCTGGGTCATCGTGCCCTGGATATTCATCTGGCCGCCGCCGGTGAACGCAGTTCCCGCGCACGACCAGTTCGCGAAGAGCACGAGGTCCTGAGTCGGGAAAGTCCCGGCGAGCGTGACCGTGATCGACGTGAGAGCGGGCGAGAAAGTCCTGCCCATGAACCGGCGATTCAATTCGCCGATCGTCAAGAGTGGCGTGAGCGCCGTCGAGCCGTCGTTCGCGTCGTTGCCCGTCGCCGAGTTCACGAACCACGCGGCCTGCGTTAGGAACGGTAGCGTGAAGTCACGCACCCACGCCGCGCCGGTCCAGACCAGGATGTCGCCCGCGAAGAGGCCGGGCGGGAGCCCGCCACCAGGCGCGCCTTGAACAGTCGGCACCCACGTCGCGCCGTTCCAGACGAGCGTGTCGCCGACCGCTGGTGGCAGCGCGTTCGGCACCCACGCACTCACGCCATCCCAGACCAGGATGTCGCCGAGCTCGACACCAGGAGGTAAGACGCCACCGGGCAGCGCGATCGGGATCCACTTCGTGCCGTTCCAGACAAGAGTGTTGCCAGGCGCTGGCGGGACCGCGTTCGCGACCCACGCCGAGCCGTCCCAGAACAAGATGTCGCCGATGTCGATCCCGAGCGGGAGGACGCCACCGGGGCCTCCGCCGCCGCCGGGCGAGTACGGGGTCTTGTCCCAGAAGTTCCTCATGTCGTGCTCGCCACGATCCGCGAGAGGTTCAGAGCATCCGTGTACGGGATCGCGGCGTAGAGCTTGTCAGTGCCTCCCACGTGCGTGTCCGAGACGGCACCCGTGAGCTCGGGCTTGTTCGCGCCGTAGTACACGCCGCCGCCGTTGTGCACGTCGATGCCGTAGGACACGGGCGCGATGAACGCCGCGGTCTGCCACATGCGCCCGGTGAAGCGGTAGAAGGCCATATCGCCGATGTCCACGCCGCCCGAGCCGCCGACCGTGATGAAACCGTGGTTCGTGACCGTCGCCTGCGCGCCGCCGGTCATCTGGAAGCCGCCCGCGCGGTTGACGACGCGGTCCATGGTCGCCCAGCAGCCGGCCTGTAGGATCGGCGTGCACGACTGGAACGCGGGCCCTCCCATTCGGTAGACGCCCGTCGAGAACGTCGGCACGCCGGACACCCACATGCAGCCGAGGAAGTCCGCGTTCGAGTCCTGGAAAGACGCCTGACCCACGTTGAACGGGAATTGGACACCGAAGAAGGTCAGGCGACCGAGCGACGAGGCGTTGGTCGCCACTCCGCCCTTGGCGGTCATCGGCTTGTCGACCTGCGGAACGATCGCCAGGTCGCGGATCACGACGTCGCCCGAGCCCACGTTCTCGACGTCGATCCAGCCGAGCTGCGTCGCGGTCACGTCCTCGATGAACTCGGTGTCGCCGGGGTTCAGCACCGTGTCGGTGTTGAAGATGTCCGTGAAGTAGCTCGTGGTCGCGGTCGTCGCCGAGGGGAAGGCGAGCAGCCAGCCTACGGCGCCGGTCGCGCTGTCGCGCACGCGCTGGTTCGGGAACGTGTTCAGGACGCCGGGCGTGGTGTCGAGCACCGCGGCCGTGTGCGCGGTCTCGTCGTACGGCGTGAAAGCGGAGACCGTGCGCGTTGCGGAAGCGCTGGGCGTGCCCACGATCGTGGTCGTCGTGTTCGGCGCGGGCGCGAGGCGCACGTGCAGGTCCTGGAGCGAGAAGTCACCCTCGAGCGTGATGGTCGTGTCCTGCAGGATCGACCTGTCGTTCAGACGGCACGCGAGCTCGGTCACGGTCAGGAGCGCCGTGGCGGGTGTGAAGCCGTCGTTGATGTCGCTGCCGGTCACGGCGTTGACGAACCACGTGGCCTGCAGCACGTAAGCGTTGACGCCGCACAGGCTCGCGGAGCCTCCCCCGGGGATCGTGACGTCGACCCGCCCCGGTCCCACGGCGGCCGAGACCCCGGCGCCGACGAAGTTCACGGTCGTGAACGACCCGATCGGCGCGCCCTGGTTCAGGAAGGCGAGCGTGTTGCCCGCGGAAGCGACGAAGTCGTCGACCTTCTGCGAGATAGCGAGGCGCCACGCGCCCAGTTTGCCGTGGAGCGATCTCTCGCTCGCGGCTGCTTTCAGGAGTGAGAGGATCCTGCCCATCGTGGTCCGATTTCGGTTTATCCTAACCCGATGCCGCAGTTACGAGCACTCATCACGGGCGTCACCGGCCAGGACGGCTCGTACCTTTCCGAGCTACTACTCGAAAAGGGCTACGAAGTCCACGGCTTCGCTCGCCGCGGCTCGCGGGCCCCGGATCCCCGCGTGGCGATGCACTACGGGGACTTGTGCGACTCCGCGGCGCTCCGGGCGGCCCTGTCCGAGGTCGAGCCGAGCGAGGTGTACAACCTCGGAGCCCAGAGCCACGTCGCCGTGAGCTTCGACGAGCCCGCCTACACCTTCGCCGTCACGGCCACGCCCGTCTTCACGATGCTGGAGCACATTCGGGCGCGTGCCCCGCACACTCGACTGTACCAGGCGTCGTCTAGCGAGATGTTCGGCACCGAGCTCCCGCCACAGAGCGAGCACACGCCGTTCGCCCCGCAGTCGCCGTACGCCATCGCGAAGGTCGCCGCGCACCACGCGATCCAGCTCTACCGCAAGTACGGGCTCTACGTCGTCAGCGGCATCCTGTTCAACCACGAATCACCGCGTCGCCCGGCGAACTTCGTCACTCGCAAGATCAGTCGATCGGTCGCGCGCATCGCGCTCGGCCTGCAGGACGAACTCGTGCTCGGCAACCTCGACGCCAGCCGTGACTGGGGCTTCGCCGGCGATTACGTAGAAGCCATGTGGCGCATGCTGCAGCAGAACGTGCCCAAGGACTACGTGATCGCGACAGGTGAGACGTTCACGGTGCGCGACTTCGTGATCCTCGCGTTCCGTTGCGCGGAGGACGTCACCGGCAAGCGCATGGACTGGGACAAGTACGTGCGCATCGACCAGAAGTTCAAGCGGCCGGCGGAGGTGCCGTACCTGTGCGGGGACGCTACGCGCGCGTTGGCTGAGCTCGGCTGGCAGCCTACCGTCCGCTTCCACGAGCTCGTGCGCCGGATGGTCGTGCACGACCTAGGCGAATGCGCGGTCCAAACAGCGCCGCGCGAATAGCGCGCTCGTGCTGGGTGCAGTAGCAGTACTGGAGGCCGACGCATTGCCGCCCCACGCGCCGGCAGCGCTTGCCCGCGGTGAGCGCGTTCCACGCGCAGCGCTCGGTCACAGCGTCCTCATGACTTCCTCGAGCGTCGGCGCGTCGCGGTCGAGCGTCGAGAGGATCGGGTCCTTGACTAACTTGCCCCAGCCGATGCCGGCCGAGTCCCACTTGACGCGCCACTCGTGCGCGGGCAGGCGGGGGCCGTCGAAGCCATAGTGCACGGTCGCGAAGTCGTCCGAGAGAACGTAGTAGCCGTGCGCGCACCAGGGCGGGATGACCAGCGCGCACCCCTCCTCGGCCTCGAGCACGGTCAAGAAGTCCGCCTCGCCGGTCCGCATGTCGACGACTGCTTCCAGGATGCGCCCGCGCACGCAGCGCACGACCTTCGTGAGCGGCGCCTCGAAGGGGTCCTGGAAGTGAAGGCCGCGGAGGACGTTCGCGTACGACCTCACGCTGAGCTCGCGGACGATCGGCAAACAACCGGCGTGATCGAGCGCGTACTCCGCGCAGTAGCCACGTTCGTCGTGTGCCCAGTGCGGGCGCAGGAGCTTGGCGCCGCACTTCATCTCGCGGACGATCACTCTCCACCGTCCCGGTTGTTCCACGTCGGGAGCCCGGCGTCGTTGCACGGGTTCACGGCGCCACCGCACCAGAACCCGCTCTCGCACTCGATCACTCGATCACACGTGAGCCAGGCTCCGACCATGGCGCCAATGACGAACATTCCCACGCCGAAGAAGAACCCCTCGCCGTTCATCCCTCCAACCACTCCGGGTTGTCGAGGAACCATCGGACGGTGCGCTCGACGCCCTGCTCGAAGGTGTACGGCATGTCGAAGCCGGCGGCCTTGAGCTTCGCCCCGCTCATGGCGTAGCGGAAGTCGTAGCCGGGGCGCTCCTTAGCGAACGAGACGAGCTCGTAGCTCAGCGGCCTGCCCACGATGTCGGCGACGCGCTGGCAGAGCTCGAGGTTCGTGACCTCGCGCTCGCCCACGATGTTCCACTTGTCGAAGCGCGGATGCTCGCTGCGGTGCTCGAGTATCCAGCGCAGCGCGTGCGCGATGTTCGCGGCGTAGGTGTAGAAGCGGCTCGAGGGCTTCGTGCCGGTGTCGTCGGCGTGGATGGTCACGAGCTCGCCGCGCAGCACCTTGCGGATGGTCATCGGCAGGAACTTCTCCGGGTGCTGGCGCTCGGCGATCACGTTCATGACGTGGACAGCGCTCGAGTGCAGGCCGTAGGTGTTCGAGTACGCGCAGGCGAGCTCCTCGCCGGCGGCCTTCGACGCGCTGTAGGGGTTCGTCGAGCGGTAGCGGTCGAACTCGGTGAAGAGTTCGCCGGCATTGGCCGGGCCGAAGACCTCATCCGTCGAGAAGTAGAGGAAGTACGGGGAGGGGATGCGATGCACCGCTTGCGTGCGCCACCACTCGAGCAGGTGCGCGGTCCCGATCACGTTGTCGTGGATAAACATCAGGGGCTCGGTGATGCTCCGGGTCACGTGCGTGCTGGCGGCGAGGTGGAGGACGGCGTCCACGTGGCCCAGTTGCCGGTCGACCGTAGCGTTGATCGGCGCGCGCAGGTCGTGCCACACGAACGTGACGCGCTTGCCGCACTCGGGCCAGCACTCGAGGTGCCGCAGGCGGTGGAGCGTGCTCGTCGCGTCGATGCGGTCGAGTCCGACCAGATCCCAGTCCGTGCGCCCGAGCAGGTGCTCGGCCACGTGGTGCCCGATGAAGCCGCAGAGGCCGGTGATCAGCACGCGCATCAGCCTATCACCCTCGGTCTCGGCAGCGGGACGATCCACTTACCGCCCTGCTCCGTGAACCACTGCTCGCGCTCCATGATCTCGTCCGCGTAGTTCCAGGCCGTGATGAGGCAGTAGTCGGGCGGCGAGTCGTGCATCCACCCTTCCGATACGATCCAGACGCCCGTGCCGGGCAGGAACTTGCCGATCTTCAGCGGCGCCCGGTCGTAGCAGCGCCGCACACTCACGCGCCGGGCCTCGAGCACGACCGCGTTCATGAGCGTGGTGCTCTTGGCCGTCGCGCCGTAGAGGTCCACGGTCTTGCCCTGCTCCGCGAGCTCGGTGAGCATGCTCGCGAGGCCGTGGATGGTCTCCCACGCCTGCTTCACGAACTTCGCCTCGAGCCCCTGGAACAAGTCGATGCGCTCGCCGGACACGCACCGGTACACGTCGTCGTCGTCGTAGACCGCGGAGTCGAGGCACGCGACGAGCATGAGCGACCCGCCGTGGATCTCCGCGTAGTCGACATCGATCAAACGCATGCCGTGGCGCTTCAGGAACTTCCGCACCGGGTCGATGCTGAGGTAGCTCACGTGCTCGTGGTAGATCTGGTCGAACTGGCCGCCGACCATCGTGTCCACGACGTAGGCGTTCTCGATGTAGAAGACGCCCGTGTCCGGGTCGAGCAGCGTCTTGACGCCCTCCAGGACTGCGTCCAGGTCGTCGATGTGCGCGAAGCAGTGCCGGGCGATGACCTGATCGAACTTCCCGAAGTCTTCGACCAGCTTCCGCGCGATGGCGGCGTCGAAGAACGCCGGGATGCTCAGGCCGATGTCGCAGTCCCCCACGTCGCTGTGGATGTTCTGGGCGGGATCGACGTTCACCTTCACGTGGTGCAGCCCCCTGAAGGTCCGCAGGAACGCGCCGTTGTTCCCGCCGATCTCGAGGATCTTCGCGTACGGGTATTCGCTGAGGAACCGGTGCACGCGTTCGTAGTGCTGACTCAGCGACGGCATGTCCGGCGTCGCGTAAGCGTACTCGCTGAAGAGCTTCGCCCCGTCGACCGCGATCGTGAGCTGGTGCAGGCCGCACGCCCCGCACTTGACCATGCACAGTGGGTAGCGCTCAGCGTGCACGGCGGAGGAGTGGTCGGCGTGGAGGTCGTTCGCGAGCGGGATCGCGCCGAGGTCGAGGACCACGTCCGCGCCCTGCTCGGCGGCGAGCTCGACCTTGCAGAAACGGCAGCGTCTTGTCATGGCAGCCTCAGTGGGAGCACGTCCCGGAAGTTGTCGTACACGAAGCGGTGGGCTCGGGCGAAGACCTCGTTGTCGCCGCCGAACGAGTTCGCGAGTTGGGCGTAGATCTCCGAGTCGCGCGTGACGGCGCCGATGCCGCCGTTCGCGTTGGTCTTGTGCTCGCACGCGATCGGGATGAGGAGGCCGTTCCAGCCGTGCCGACGCGCCATGCACGCGAGACCGTAGTCGTAGCCGTGGTGCACGATCGTGAACGGCCACCAGCTCCAGCCGTTGACCTGGTCGAGCAGGGCGCGTCGCACGAGCATTGACTGCCCGTCCGTGTACACGATCGGGCGCTCCGTCGTCGTGCGCTGGCCGTGCGTCTCGGCGTCCCGCATGTTCGACCAGAAGTCGGTGCGGCAGACCTGCTGCCAGGCGTACGGCGCCTTGTAGAGCCCCGGTCGGCCGAGCCCGGTCGAGCCGCCGAACCCTGCTAAGCCGAGCCGCTCGTCGTGCTGGAACGCGGCTAGCACGCGCGTGTCCCACCCCTTCTCCTGGATGAGGAAGTCGTCGTGGATGTAGACCAGGACGTCGCTGTCGCTCGCGTCGGGTCGAGCGCAAGCGGCCTCGTAGAGCTCGTGCAGCGCCCACGGGATGCCGCGGTTGTTCTGCTCGCCGGTGACGATCGAGCGGTCGGCGAGCTTCTCCTTGGGCAGCCCGTGCGTGCTCGCGAAGCAACCGTTGCCGACGCCGATGAGCTGGACCGGGTTGTCGGCGTTCTCGAGCGCGAGGCCGACTGACTCCCGGAACAGGTCGGGCATGCACGTGACGACGCAGAGGCGGAGTCTCACAGCACGAGCCCCACGCCGATGCCGAGAGGCTTCTCGACGCCGATGTAGTCGGCGATCGGTATCCAGAGACCCTCGTCGCGTCCCCTCCGCCAGGCTTTCGCGACTCCAGGACAAGCGAGCGTGTCGTGCAGGATCACGAGCGAGCCGGGCCGCCAGTGCTCGCGCACGAGCTCGATGTCCTGCCACACGCCGACCTCGCTGTGGTCGCCGTCGATGAACGCCACGTCCACCTCGAGCCCGTCCAGGAACTCGCGCGCCTCGGGGCCGTGGCTGTCGCAGCGCAGGTGCTCGATCAGGATGTCATCGAAGTTAGCGACGAGCTCGGGGTAGCGGGGGTGCTGGCCGTCGTCGATCGAGTGCATCTCCCAGTATCCGCACCAGCGGGAGATCATCACCGCGGCGCCGCCACTCGCCGACCCGATCTCGAGGTAGGTCTCGTCGCCGTGCGAGAGCCGGTTCAGGAGCACGAGCAGCGCGCCGAACTCGTCCGGGTTCTGCTGCAGCGACAGGCCGCCCTCTTTCGCGTACCCGTTGCCGAAGTGCGCGAGGCTGTCCGTGCCCGCGTCCCGGATCTCCTGCACCGCGACCGAGAACTGCTCGGGCGCCCTAGCTCGCAACTTGTCGATCGTATCCATCACGGCAGCTCCAGCGGGGTTTTTCTAGTCTCGCTCCCCGGCGCGCCGCCCCACTTGCGGACGTACCGGCGGTAGTTCGCCTGCATGTACCCGTGGAAGATCTTGTTCTCCTCGGGCGTCATCGCCTTCAGGTAACCGTTCAAGACGTGGTCGTAGCACGTCGTGTCGATCTCGCGCATCTTCACGCCCGCGTGGCGCATGCGGTGCCAGTAGTCGACGTCCTCGTAGTACGCCGGCCAGAACCCCTCGTCGAACGGCCCGACCCTCCTCCACGCCGCGTGCTTCAGGAGGAACACGCAGAACGTCGTGTGCGTCACGGTCTTCGGGAAGATGAACTCGGCGTCGGTGGTGACCGCCTCGTGCACCATCTCGGCGATCGTGTTCTCGTGCAGGCGCACGTCGTCGTTCGAGATGATGATCAGGGTGTCGCCGTCGTCGTAGAAGTTGAACAGCAGGTTCCACGACGCGCTGACGCCCAGGTTGGTCCGCTTCTCGTAGTTGAACACGCTGAAAGGGATCGAGGCGTGCGCCTCCACGTTGAACACCTTCCGGACGTCAGCCCCGTTGTCCACGATCGTAAACAAGTCCGGCGGGCGCGAGCCGAGCGCGGCGGAGCGGTAGAGCTCCTGCAGGAGGTCGAGCCGCCGCACGCACGGCACGCCGAGGACGACGCGCGTCACTTCTTCGCCGCCTCTCGGGCTCGTTCGACGAGCGCGCGCAGTGCGAGCAGCTCGCGCATCGCGTCCAGCACGACGACGTAGTGGATCGTGAGCGGCTGCCCCGACCGAGACATTCCCATCGGGTTGTAGATGACCTCCGACTTCAGGCACTCGATCGCCGCGCGGATGTCTTCCTCCGGTCTTGGCTGGCCGGTGACGTCTTCGAACTCAACCACGCGCCCTCATCTCCGCGAACCAGTCACGCAGCAACCTGCCCACGTTGCTCGAGTGGAACGTCTCGCGCGGCCAGTCGACTCGGGACTTGACCGGCTCGCGGTGCACGCGCTGCATGGCCTCGACGAGCGCGTCGAGCGAGTAGTCGGCCTGCGTCGCAGTCGGCTCCCAGTGGTAGGTCGGCGGCACCGCCTGCTCTCCCATGCGCGGGATCAGGATGTCGTCCTCGCCGAGGAAGTCGCGGGGCCCGCCCGAGTCGGTCGTGATCACGCGGCGTCGCGCGAGCTTCGCTTCCAGGAGCGGCATGTCGACGCCCTCGCCGCGACTCGCCGACACGTACACGTCGCCGTTGCCGTGGATGTCCTCGATCATCTGCTTCCGCGTGAGGACGCGCCGGTCGACGACGATCGCGGAGTTTCGGGACGTCCAGCCGTTGCTCGCCGCCTCGTGACTGAACGTCGCCTCGTGGATGAAGTACTCCGGTGCGGGGTAGCCGACCTGCGCCGTCGCGGTCTTCAGCCACAGCCGCGCCTGGCCCGGCTTGAAGGCGCGCATGAACGCGCGGATGAGGTTCTCGGGAGCCTTCCGCTGCTCCCACGCGCCGATCCAGTAGAAGGTCCGGACGCTCCTCGGCGGGGGCAGCTGCAGGAGCGCGTCGTCGTCGAAGAACGGGACAGGCACCCACCGAACATTCGTCGAGCCGGCGTCGCGCAGCGCCCTCTCGTTCGCCGTGCACGGCACCCACACGCCCTCGAGCGTGTTGAGGTAGCGCGCGATGGCCGGCGTCGCGCGGAGCCGCTCGAACATCGTGTAGAACACGCGGGGCCGCGGCTTCCTGTCGAGCACCTGCCGGATGCACGGGATGAGCACGTCGGGGCGGTGGAAGCACGTCGACCAGACGTAGGCGTCGTGGGTGTCGGCGCTCCGCGACAAGCCGGCGGCCTCGGCAGCGACCTCCGGCAGCAGCCCGGCTTCGGGGACCACCGGGTAGAGCCGCGCGTCCACCCCCGCCTCGACCATCGCGCGGGCGTAGCGCCGAGCCAGGATGTCCCAGCCGACGTTCAGGCGGTTCCACGGGCAGTCGAGCACGACGAGCGGCCGGCCGTCTCGGGCGCGGTGCAGCGCGGCGGCCTGCGGCGCGACGGGCCTCTTCTTGGGCCGCGCCGTCTTCGGGCCGTGCTTGTATCTCAGCGCACGGGCGCGCCGCGTGATCTGCATCGCCATCACGCGACCTCCGCGCGGGGCAGCTTTGAACGCACCCACCGCGCCACCTCGCGACCGACGGCCGGCGCGTGGTGGTTCTGCCACGGCCACTCCTTGCTGCCGAAAGTGCGCTGCGGCGGGCGCGGGTTCTTCGCCATGTGCTGCATCGCCGCGGAGAGGTCCTCCACGCGGTAGTCGACGCACGTCGAGCCTCGCCCCCAGATCGCGTCGTAGTCGGGCAGGAGCACCGTGCCGTTGCCGACGATGAGCCGGTCGTCGTCGCCGAGGAAGTCGGTGGGCCCGCCGGACGGCGTCGTGATGACGCGGTTTCCGGAGAGCTTCGCCGCGAACGCCGGCATGTCGATGCCCTCGCCGCGCGACGCCGAGACGTAGACGTCGTGCGTGTGGTGCAGCACGACCATCTGGTGCTGGGAGAGCAGGTCGCGGATGACGCGGATGTCACGATCGGTCTCCGCGTACGTCCAGCCCCTGTTCTCGACGCACTCGTGGGCGATGACCTCCTCCGCCAAAGCGTACGAGCTGTATCGCCACGGTGCCGGACCGATCTTGAGCGTGAGCGTCGCCTCGCCCGGCCTGAACGCTCGCATGAACGCCTTGATCAAATTGTGCGGGGCCTTGCGCGGCTCCCAACGACCGATCCAGTAAAAGGCCGGCCGATCGTACTCGGCATCGTGGCAGCGCTCGGCCAGGTGCGGGTCGTGGTCGAAGAACGGGACGTGGACGAAGTGAGCGTTCTTCACGCCCGCGCGCTGCAGGGCGTGCAGGTTCGCCGAGCACGGGACGAGCACGCCGTCGAGCTGGTTCAGGAGCGGCACGAGCTCGGGCTGCACGTTCAGGCGCTCGAACATGGTGTAGAAGAGCGCCGGCTTCTTGTAGAGCTGGCGGTAGTTGATCACGCGCTGCAGGACCTTCACCTGCCCCGAGTCGGGCCCGCCGAACGCGCCGGACCAGAGGTAGGCGTCGGCGGGGCGCGGGCCGGGACCGATCATGTGCCCGACCTCGCGCTCAACGACCGGGTGGCGCTCCTCGAGCAGCGGCAGCCACGAGTGCAGGCGCACCTCGAGCCCGCCGAGCTCCATCGCGCGGGCGTACGCGCGCGAGGCGATGCACCAGCCGTCGAAGAACCGGTCGAAGAGCGTTTCGAATAGGACGACGGTCACCCTAGTCCGCCTCGCTCCAGTCCTCGGCGAGTACGTCCGTCTGCGACGCGAGCCACGGGACGAACTCGTTCTGAGCAGTCTTCATAACGATGAACGGCGCCCTCGCGACATCGAAGTTCTCCGTCTCTTCGGAACTCCAGCCCGCTGTCACGTACATCAGCCACATACCCTTGCCGTTCCAACCGTTGCGCTCGACGCGCTTGCCCTCGCGCAATCGCTTGAGCGCCTCGCCGAAGTCAAATTCTTCTTTCATCGTCTTCCTCCTTCAGAGTTGAACCGAGTCCTGCACGAACCTCTTTGCCACCCCGTACTTGCGATTGCCCCGCGTCATGTTCTTAGCGCCGTACAGAGGTTCGAGCCGGAACACTTCGCGGATCAAGTCGATGAACCGGCGCGCGTCGCGGTGCTTCTCCCTGTCTGCCTTCTCCCACTTCCTGGCTCGCGGCTTCCCCACGGCTCAGTCCTCGATCACCAGGAGCACGTCTTCCTCGAGCACTGCGAGCAGCTCGCGGCCGTCGAGCTTGAGCTCGTTGCCCGCCCACTTGCCGAACATGACGCGGTCGCCCGGCTTCACGCACGGCTCGCGGAGCTTCCCGTTGTCGAACGTCTTGCCGCGTCCGACGGCGACGACCACGCCCTCGATCGGCTTCTCCTTCGCTATGTCCGGGATGATGATCCCGCCAGAAGTCTTGTCCTCGTTCTTCACGCGCTCGATGAGCACGCGGTCGTGCAGTGGTCTCAGGTTCATGTCGCTCTTCCTTTCAGTGCAGGTGGTTCTCCGACGCGGGGTGCGCCGGGCAGTGGTCGAGGTGGTGCGCGCACGCGGCCGAGCAGGCCAGCTCGAACTTCGAGCTGATCAGCCACTCGTGCGGGACGCTCGTCCAAGAAGTGGACCTCTTCGGGACGCTCACGCGATCCTTCAGGCCGCAGACGTTGCAGTACACGTCCACGCGGTCGTACTTCCGGTTGATGAAGTCGGCGAGCCAGTCGCCGACGGTGAACCGGACGACCACGAGCAGCGGCCACGCGAGCATGCCGAGCGTCATGACCAGGTAGTTCGTGCCCCGCGACGCCCAGCGCAGCGGCCAGCGCATGCCCTTCGTCAGGTGGATCGTCCGGCGGAGACCGGCCTGGATCTCCACCGTGTTCGAGGCTGCCGCGGTGAAGCCGACCACGCCGCCGAGCCAAGCCCAGAAGAGCGCCTCGCGGATCACGACTTCTGCTCCTTGAGCTTCTTGCGTGCCTGGCGCGCGCTGGCCGCGATCACGGCGTACCCGATCCGGTTCACGCCCTCCGCCGCGAGCCCGCCGGCGATGGCCTTCGCGCGCTCGGGGTTCTTCTTCACGAAGTCGCCGATCTTGCCGACGCCCTCCAGGAAGCGCTCGACGCTGACGACGGCACGCTCAGGGTCGCGCTCGACTACCTCGAGCGTCTTGTCGGCGAAGTCGACGGCGCGGCCGATGCCGCGCGCGATCAGGAGTTCCAGCTCGCTCGGCTCGCGCTTTGGTTTCTCCGGCGTCGGCTTGCGACGCACGCTCTGCCCGTTCTTCTTTCGCTTGGGCTTCTTCACGCGTGAATCCTCAACTTCAACTGCTGCGCCGCCATCTTGATGCGCTCGACGACCGACGCTCGCACTTTCTCACCGGCCACGTACTTGCGGACGGTGCGGACGTCGACCAGCGACTCGGCGGCGACGCGCCGGATCTCGATCTCGGTCCACTTCTCGGTCGACATCTGTGCGCAGTATGTGCAATATGCGCACAGATTGTCAACGACGGTGTGGAATCCAGCGACGGTTGCCGCGAAAACTGCTCGGGGCTACCGTGCCGCGATGAGATACCTGCTCTTCCTCTTCGTCTTCTTGCTCGCGTGGCCCGCGGCCGCGACCCCGCTCAGCCGGGCCCTGTTCGTGGTCGCCCAGGCGCTCCCCGCGCCGTACGCGCCCCCGGACAAGGCCGAGACGGCCGCCGTGGAGCGCGCCGCGTTCCTGGGCAAGCTCGCCGGCGGGCTCGCCAGCGCGGCCCAGGAGGCCACCTGCGAGGGGGACTACGCCGCCGACTCCGAGTGCCGGCGCAAGTGGCCGGGGCCGGCCGAGGAGGTCGCCGCGTTCGCCCTGACGCTCGGGTGGTTCGAGTCCAAGCTCGACCCGGAGGTGCAGGCCGGCCGGTGCGCCGTGTGGGGTCCGGCGCCGTCGCAGATCGGCTGCGACGGGCAGCTCTTCCGGTCCGGGTACGCGCCCCCGGCGCTGGTCGGCGTCGAGCGCAGGACCAAGTGGGGCCTCGTCGTGTTCACGTCGAACACGGTCTTCCAGGTGAAGGTCGCGACCAACGAGCGCGTCCGCGAGATAGTCGGCGACGGCGAGATGCACGTGTTCGAGGCGAGCCGCGAGGCGGTCAAGATCATCAGCTCGAGTCGCGGCAACTGCCGCGCGGCAGCGAGCTGGCCCGAGTGCGTGGCGACGTCCTACGCGGGGTCGTCGACGTTCAAGCAGGCACCGATCCGCGCCGCGATGTTCCGCAAGGTCCTGCCGAAGGTGCGGGCGGCGATGAGGGACCCCGATGCCCCCTCCGCGTGACGACCGGTTCCGCGACGTGCTGCTCAACGAGGGCTGCACGGTCGCGGGCATCGTCCTCCTGGCGTTCGCGATCTCGCTCATGCTGTCGCTGACGATACTGTGGTGGCGATCGTGATCGAGATCTCCCGCCGGTCCTTCCTGCTCGGCACGGCGTCGCTGATCCCTAGTCGGGGAGTCGCCGCGCCGCCGGTCGACGGGACCGTGCTCATCGGCGACAGCCACGCCTACATGATGAACCGCGCCTTCCATGATGTCGCGCACGCCTACGACAGGCGCGTCGCGGTGGTCGCGCACGGCGGGTCGAGCGTGCGGCAGTGGCTCGTCAAGAAGTGGGTGCAGCGAGAGGTGCTCGCGAAGTACCCGGACGCGACGCTGCTCCTGGTCTCGCTCGGCACGAACTGCACGCGCTCGGAGCGACCGCGCCTCGCGGACGACATCCGGCGCCTGGTGTCCGAGAGCGGCGTGAGCGTGTCGTGGCTCCTGCCCCCGCCGATGAAGTTCGACACGACGTACCTGCGCGACGCCGTCAAGCAAGTCACCGGCGTCTTCCCGATCGACCCAGGACCTCTCCCGATGCTGCGCGACAAGATCCACGCGACGCCGAAGGGCTACTACATGTGGGCGCAGACGATCGCCGACACGCTCTGGTCGTGACTCACGTCAAAGGGCGAGCCCAGAACACGCCGGCGTCGTCGACCGCGACCTCGTACTTCTTCTGCTCGTGATTCACGAAGCCCAGCCAGCGCACCTTCCCTGTCGGGCGCTGGGGTTCATCGGGGCCCGGCTCGTGCGGGCCCTCGTGACTGCCGTTACCGTAGAGCAGCACGATCAGGTCGGCGTGTAGAACGCGCCGAGCGCCGAGCGGAGACTCTGCTCGCCGTCGACCGTGCGGAACTCGCCCGTGTCGGTCCCGAGCGCGGCGGTGCGTGTGATGAAGCGCCCGACCTTGGAGTGGAGCGACTGCTGACCACCGACGGACATCGCCGAGGAGTGGAGCGCGGCGGCGTCGGGCAGGAGGTGCGTGTCGAGCAGCGCGGCGCGCATGTAGTGGCGACCGAGCGGCGAGTGGAGCGAGATCTCGCCACCGGCCGCTTTCAGGAGACTGAGGTGCTTGCTAGCCATGACCCGGAGTCTACTCCTTATCCGCGGCCGGGCACAGCCCCGCGGCGCGGTTCCGGCGCAGGATGCGCACCCAGCGCGCGAAAGCGTGCGCCACCGCCTTCGTGACCGAGCCCGTGCCGCTGCACCACTTGCAACCGAGGTTCACGTCCACGGTCCGGTAGGCGCCGTCGACCTCCACGACTCGCTTGACGGCCCGGTGACCGCGCCCGCCGCACGGGTCGCACGGGCAGAGCGTGTCGCGGTGCGCCTCCGGCTGCTTCAGCCGCTCGAGTTTGAAGCGGTCGCTGTCCTTGCGTCGCTTGCCCACGGCCGGAGTCTAGTCCGTTTTTTTCTTTGGGTCGGGCACTTTCTGGACGCCGCTCGGCGTCAACTTCTGCGAGACCCGCTCCATTTTTTGGGAGCTCGCTCGGATCTTCTGACGCGCTAGCTTCATCGCCTCGTGCGGGTCCGTCTCGCGGATCGCCTGCACCTCGGACGTGACGGGGTCGTCCTCGTCTTCTTCGTCGACCGGAATGATCGGCCTCACCGAGGGGAATGGGTCGGGTAATTCAAGAGCCGGGTCCGTTGCCATGTCCATCACCTCCTCATTCGCTGCTCCTTGAGCGTCCTCATGATCTCGTTCGACTCGTTCAGTGCCTGAGTCGTCTCTTCCAGCTTTTCGGAGACGAGCTTCAGCGTCTCGCGCGACGTCGTCAATTCCCCGGTCACCTGGACCACGACGGCGTTCGTCTTGTCCGCTAGCTTCAACATCTCGCCCGTGTTCGCCTTCGCGTCGTCGAGTCTCGCCTGCTTCTCGGACAGAAGTTTCATCGTTAGCCAGACCACGACGCTCGCCAGGACGACGATTGCGAGGCCCGGCAGGCCGGACGTCGCCAGCTTCTCCGCCCCCGACGCGATACCGTCCGGCGTTTGGAGGAAGCTTAGGCTTGTCAGCCACAGCGTCACGCGGCCTCGGGGAGCGTCGCTGCCTCGACCTCTGCCGCGGCCCACGTCTTCGCCCCTACCACCCCGTCCACTTTGAGTGCCTCGCCCGTGACGACGTCCTTGTGCTTGCCCTGCCACGCGATCGTGGCGAGCTCGGTGAGCGGTCCGAAGGCGCCGTCCGCGACGATGCCGAGGAAGCGCTGCCAGTCCTTCACGGCGGTGCCGAACGAGCCGCGGCGCAGCGTCGGCTGCTTCGGCGCGTTGAAGACGCCCTGCGCGACGCGCTTGAGTTTCTGCACGACCGTGGGCTGGCCGCTCGGGAACGGCTCGCCGAGCTCGTCGCAGCGGCGCTTGATCGCGGCGGAGAGCGCTTTCATGTGGTTCGTGATGCGATCGGCGACCGTCTTGCCAAAGCCCTCATAGTAGTGGTTCGCGTGCATGCCGGAGCTGACGCCCCAGAGGTCGCCGCGCGCGCAGGCATCGAGCACGTTGTTCTTCGGCTTGCTCGCCGTGCCGACGATGTAGCGCTCCATGTCCGCGCAGGCGTCGACGTCGTTGCTGTAGCTACGGAAGCAGACCGAGTACGTCGTGGACGTGCCGTCCGCGTTCGGGTGCGTGTCCTTGTAGAGGAACGAGGTCTGCGCGTCGCACGGGGGCACGCCGGCTTGCACGGCCCCGCGGTTCCTCGAGATCCTGCCCTCGACGCTGCTCCAGCCTCGTCCGTAGCGCGTCTCGAGAAAGTCGACGCCCTGGCAGACCTGCGACTCGACCAACGACGGCGGGCGCCCGAAGTTCCGGTTGAACCCGAGGTCGATGAACACCTTCTCGTCGGCGTGGATGCCCATCACGTCACCACGACGACGTTCTTGCCCTGGTTCGGGTCCCAGTAGCGGCTCGCGACGCGGTCACCGTTGTCCCACTCCCAGTTCCACTGCATGCTCGAGTCCGGCGGCCACGAGACGGCCCACGGCGGCGCGATGCACACCTCGCCGTGCGAGATCCACGTCTTGTTGTTGTTGAAGGCCCAGAAGAATAAGAACTGATCCCATTGCTGAGCGAGGTCGCGCGTGCTGAGCGGGCCTCCGTACAAGCGCCAACGCGGGCGCACGTTCGGGTCCTGCAGCGCGAGTCGCTGCTCGGGCGACATCGAGTTGTAGAGCACGGTGTCGATCAGGATGCCGCGCACGAACGCGCTCGAACTCGCGTCGCAGGGCAGCCCGTTGCCGGCTGCGACGAACCCGCGCGGCAGGCCGAGTCGGCCGTCTCCCGCGTCCTCGGGCGCGCGGAGTATGTCCGCCGGCGGCGCGGGCGGCGGAACGAAGTCACCGGGTGTGATCCAGTCGACCACGATCACTCCTTGTTGATCGGCGTGCGCGCGAGCCACTCGTCGTCGAGGTGGTTCGTCTCGATATACGCGACGGCGCCCTTCAACGCGCGCACCCACATCTTGGGGTCGACGACCTTGCCGCTCGTCATGGCGAAGTCGAACATGTCGACCATGATCGGCGCGATGTGGTCGGCGACGACGGGCTCGGTCTCCGCGAGCGTCGTGAGCAGGTTCACGAGCGGGAGCAGGTTCGGTTGGATCGGTACGGGCACGCTCATCGCGGTGGCTCACTTTCCTTGTCGCAGCGGACCCAGGTCCGGATCTCCTCCTTGAACCGCGCGTCCTCCGCCTTGCGCTCGGGGCAGTCCGGTCCCTGGCCCACGCACTTCATCGCGAGCCGCGCCTCGTGCGCGGCGACGACCTTGCCGAGGTCGGCCTCCGTGCACGGCTCCTGCGATGTCGCGCCGCAACCCGCGCTCGCGCCGGTGAGTCCGTACAGCACACCCATCGTAAAGAGATAGGCGCCGAGCAGGGCTGGAAGTTTCACTCTTGACATCCTACCACACTCATTCCTCTTGCTTTTTCGCGGGGATGCGGATCTGACCGGTGACGCGGCGGGCGCGCTCGAGGTCGTAGGCGAGGCCCTTGAGCTCCTCCTCGAACGGCGTGATGGGTCCTGCCTGCCACGGTTTCTTCTCAGCCCACGCGACGACGGCGTCGACTATCGCGCCCTCGGCGCGTCGGATTAGCTCGGACTTTGGGTCGCTCACGCGTAACAAGATAGGCGCCGCCGGCGAGCCCGGCAATCACGCCGAGCGTCAGAAGCGGCGACGTGCCGCTGGCTGCCCCACTGCTGACCGACGCGCCCGACAGCCAGGGCAGGACGTGCGCCTCGCTGACCGGCGCGAGGAGCTTGCCCAGCGACTGGTGCGGGTACTCCGCGTCCTTGTAGCGGTAGTACCAGAGCGCTCCCTGGTTGAAGACGCCCTCGCCCGGCTTCGGCATCGGAGGGACGGCGCTCGCGGCCGGCAGATCGATCAGGCCGGCGGGCTTGAGCACGGCCTCGCGGAAGGCGTAGTCGCCGTTCATGTGCGAGTCGGTGGAGCCCTTGTCGCTCGTCACACTCACGAGATTGAACTTGCCCGCCGCGGCGTCCTTCGCCGCCTTCTGGTAGCCGGTGTAACCGGAGCCGAACGTCGAGTCCATGAGCACGACGCCGGCGACGTCGCCGCGGTCCGCGTCGTTGTTGAGAAGAGGGCTTACGAACCCGAGGCCCGCCGAGTAGCTCACGAAGACGAGCTTGCCGTCGATGCCGTACTTCTTGCGGATGTTGGGCGTGACGCGGCCGGAGCCGTCCTTGAACGAGCTGTAGAAGTTCGCGTACGCCGTCGAGCAGTACTTGTCCTCGCCGCCGCACACGAACCCGAGCGAGGCGGGGTCGAGCCCCACGAGCTTCGTGCCGGCGGGCCAAGCGACCTTCGAGGGAGGCGTCGCCTTCAGGAACAGCACGCCGTCGGTCATCGAGCACCCGGCTTCACTCGCACGGTCGCCCACACGATCCCGACGCCGACGGCGACGATCGCTAGTCCCGAGAGTATGCCCATGCCCGAACCTCCCGGCCCCGTCGCGCCCGCACCGGCGAAAGCCTTCTCCAGGTACTCCTGCCTGACCTTCACGCACTGCTCGTACGTGACGCCGCTCGGGCAGACCGAGGTCGGCACGGCCTGCGCGCCGTTGAACCCGAAGTGGTAGTGGCCCATGTCGCCGCACGCGCCGAATTGCTTCCAGCGCCCGCCCCACACGCCGCCTTGCGATTCCCACCACTCGCCGAGCTTCGTGTGCGTCTCGCACGTGTTCGGGATGAGGTCGAGGTCGATCGCGTGACCGAGCGTGTGCATCGAGCGGCAGAAGTCCGCCTGCGAATAGCCGAGGTCGACCTGCTCCTGCTGCGCCGAGCACGTGCGACCTACGGAACGGATCTTCGGCGACCAGCCGTGCGCGGTGGCGTACGCGATCAGCGCCTCGACCTTGGGTCGCACCGCGGGCACGAGGTCGTCGAGCGTCTTGGTCGGCTGGAAGAGTTCGACCGTCGCCGCTCCGAGCCACTGCACTCGCGCGCCGCGCTTCACCCACTGCACGCTCATAGGAGGAAGTACCAGACTGCGGCAGCAACCGCGGCGAGGCCCCCGACAACGACGACCGGCGACGTCCCGGAACCGGAGGACGAGCTCGACCCGCCGAACAACTGGTCCGAGAGGTCGGGCACGCCCGGGACGAGGTTCCCCTTCGGCCACTTCACGGTCGCGTTCAGCTTGTCCATGTACGCCTTGGCGAGCGTCGTGGGAGCGTTGGTGGGGCAGCTGAGCTGCGGCTCGTTCGTCGGCGCGCCGCGGATGAAGTACTCGCAGTCCTTCTTCAGCTTGAACTTCTGGAACGCGATCTCGTCCTGCCCGACCGCGGACCAGTCGATCGGCTCGCCCGGCGCGGCGACCGGGCCGATGTAGCCGTTGTAGTAGACCGCGTAGTTGTAGTCGGTGCAGGTGAACTTCGAGTTGACGACGCCGATGTTCTTCGCCGCGCCGCACTCCTTGATAGACGTCGGCGTGAGCGTCTGCTCGCCCGCGGCGTCGTAGCTCTCCTTCGACTCGAGGTACCGCACCTGCCTCGGTGCCCAGCGCGAGTTCACGGGCGCCGGCGGACAGCCCGCCGCGGTCAGCGAGGCGTCGCTCGCGAGTCCCTTCGTGATCGCGAGGTCGCGCATCGTGAGGTAGGCGCGCACCGAATAGATCGCCCGGGCCGAGACCTTGGCCTTCGCCCCGACCGAGGACATCGTGTCGACGACGAGGTCCTCCATCGTGGAGCCGTGCGCGACCGGGATCTTGCTACCGATCCACTCGCCGATGATCCCACCGATGATCCCGCAACCGACCGCGACTGCGGGGCCGGCCGCCGCGCACAGTCCAGCACCGGCGATCGTGCCGCCGACCTTGCCGTACGCCTTGAGAGACTCCTCGTCGATCGCGCCGCGCCGCGCGATGACCTCCTTCGTGAGCGCGTTGTTCTCGAGCTTGTCGTAGCCCGTGTATGCGCCGACGCGCCCGAGCCAGAGCACGCGCCGCGGCCTCACCCACTCGACGTTCATGTCACCCACCAAGCGACTCCGACGATCGCGGCGATCAAGAGCAGGGGAGCGATCGACTGCTTGGCGCCGGTCGCGATCGTCGGCGGATTGAGCTGCTCCTTGATAGACGCGGCCCAGGTCTTGTAGCCGTCACCGGTCGGGTGGATGCCGTCATCCTTGGCGACGGTCGGCTGGTCGATCGTGCGCGCGTTCGCGGCGATGACCGCCGCGATGAGCTCGGGGTACTCCCACGGGAGCTTTCCCGGCATGAGCCAGACGACCTCAGCGCCGGAGCCGCGGATCTTCACCGCGAGCTCGTTGACCTGCGCCTTCAGCGTCGCCGCGGGTACCTTCCCCTTCGTGTCGTTGCTGCCCAGCGAGACCAGCACGCGCTTAGGGGTCAGCGCGAGCGCCGTCGCGAGGTCGGCGGACGCGAGCCACTGCGCGACCGTCGTCCCGGTCTTGGCGAACGCCTGGAAGGGCTCCGGCGCCAGCGCCTCCTTCAAGGGCACGGCGAGGCCCACGGCGAGCGAGTCCCCGATGAGCACCGTGGGCTTGTCCCCGACGGCCCCGAGCCACTGCACGCGCGCCATCAGATCCACCCCAGGAGGTACGCCGCGCCGCCGACCGCGAAGGCACCGAGCGCGAGCGTGCCGAGTCCGGGTCCCGAGCTCGCGGACGAGCTCAGCGGGTTCGCTCCGAGCCAAGCGGCCGCGGCGTTGCTGTAGCCGAACGCGCGACCCGGGTAGTCGGCGGAGACGCCGCCGGTCGAGCAGTCCGCGATCACGTTCCACCGATTAGGCGCTGTGCACTTGCTGCTGGTGCCGCACTTCACGCTGCCGGCGTTGTACGCGATCACGGTCTTGATCGGGTTGCCGCCGTACTTGGTCATGAGTTCCGACAGCAGCTTCGCGCCGAGGTCGACGTTCAGCGCCGGGTCACTGAGGAGCTCGTTGACGGACACCTTCCTCCCCGCCTGGTCGCTCGCGGTAGCGGGCAGGAGCCCCATGAGTCCGTAGCAGCACGACGAGTGCGCGTCTTGCTTCCCGCCGCTCTCGGTCGCCATCACGCCGTCGACGAACTGCGGCCAGAGCTTGTACTTGGCCGCCGCGGCGTCGACGATGGCGCGCCACTGCTTCACCTCCTCGGGGAGCTTCAGGGCCTTCGCGCCCTCGTTCTCGATCTCGATGAGGCCCTCTGGTGTCCAGCGAGCTCGCGGGCCGCTGCAGCCGGACTCGAACCACTGCGCCGGCGTCGAGACGGCGCCGAGTCCGAGCATGTAGTCGAGCGGGTGCATCGCATTATCGTTTGAACTTGAGAACCATGCCGGGCGACTGGTAGCGAGCCTTCGCTTTCGCTTCCTCGCGACTGTGCGCGCGGACGTAACCGTCGATCGCGCCGACGTCATCGTAGTAGCGGTAGAGCGGCGCCCCGACACCCCAGTATCGACCGCGGCGGTCGTAGCCTCCTTGATTAAGAGGCACGCGTTCGAGGTAGATGTCGAACTGCGGCTCGCCAGCGTTCTCTTGCAACGCCGCGCCGCTCCCTCCGAGCAGGATGAGGAACAGGCCGACGACGAGCGCTCCGCCCACGACGTAGACCATGCTGTCGCCGGACTCGGAAGAAGAGGACGGCACCGCCCCCGGCTTAGCGGGAGGGGGGGTTCCGGGAGACGAGGACGGTGCCGAAGTCGGGGGCGCGAGCCAGCCAGGCGGCGGCTTCAACGGCCAGTCCCAGCCCGCCGGGTAGCCTGGCGGGCGCGGCGGAGGCCACGGTTGCCCCGTCAAGGACCAACCGAAGGGCGGGTCCTTCGGGAAGTCGCCGGTCGGCAACCACTGCATTCCCGTGAGGTCCCAGAACGGCGGCTTCGGTGGTGGCCACGGACCGGTCCAGCCGGGTGGGGCCGGAGCCGCGGGCAGAACTTGGCCTAGCGTGCCACGCACGCGCTCGTCGATCGGCTTGCTCCACTCCACCTTCACGGCTCAGCGCTTCCTGCGACGCTTGCGCGGCCTACCCATGCCGGCCGTCGCACCGACGCCGACGTAGAAGTTCTCCTGCAGCTTCGGGGCGCCCAAGAACAGGGCAGCGCCGATTCCGACCACGATGAGGCCGCCGATGACCAGCGGCAGCGTGTTCGACGACGTGTCCGTCGCCGGTGTCGTCGGCGCCTGGTTAGGTGTGACGCGCACGTCGGCCGGGTTGACTGGCGGCTGAGGTCCGCCGCACTGCGCGATGCAATTGACCAGGTTGAAGACGTAACCGGGCGAGTTCGGCGGCACGCCTGTCGCCTGGAGGCAAGTGTCGACGCACGCCTGCGAGCCGGCGGGAACCTGGGGCAGGCCGGGGATCTGCGGCGGTGTTCCGGGTAGCGGTGCTGAACCACCGAACGGTGGAAACTGCCCTGGCTGCACGAAGCCCTTCGCCCACGCCTCGAGCGCGGCGACCTGACCGGTCGTCGGCGTGTCCGCCGGCAATTGCTTGAACGTCACGGGTTGCCCATTGAGCGCCGTCCAGTAATCGACGAAGGCGTCCATCATGGCTTGGTCGCGTGCGGACCAATAACCCGTCAGGTCCTGCGAAGTGCCGTAGTCGGTGACCGGCACGTTGCCGTACAGGTTCTTCCACGACAGCAAGAGAGCCTTCGCCTTGAGCTGCAGCGCCGGCACCTCGCCGAGTCGCGAGACCGCGCCGAGCCACGAGACTTTCTTCTTGGATACCCACTGAACTTGCATCGGCTTACCTTCCGGTCATGACCGTGGTCTGGGCGACGTAGCGCTGGCCGGTCTTCCAGACGTTCACTTCGGACCCGTCGATGTGGCGCTTGCCCACGTACATGTAGCGCGCGTTGGCGGGCGTGATCATGACAATGTCCCACGGCTCGCTGGAGCTGTTGCGCCAGTTCTTGCCGCGATAGGCGTAGGCGTACCCGGACTTCGGGTGCGGCGGGTTAGCCTGCAGCATCGGCGATGCCTTGCTCAGGAGCAGCGCACCGACGGCCAGCGCCGCGATCCCGCCGGCGATGTAGAGACCGGTGTTCGACGACGCGCTCTCCGCGGGCGGCGACGTGGGCGGGGGCGTCACCGGCGGCGGCGTCACGGGAGGAGGTGTTACCGGCGGTGGGATGATGACCGGAGGGACGATGATCGGCGGCGGTGCCTGTCCAGCACAGAGCGACAAGCACGTGGCGAGGTTCACCGGGTCCAAAGCGTACTTCTGCTGGCAGTTCTGCGCGCAGATCACCGGGTCAGGACTCGGCCCGGGATTCGGGTTGATCCCCTTGCTGACGGCCCAGTTCTGCAGCGCCTGCAGGTGCGGCGCGTCGGGGGGAGCGGCGACGGTCCCGCCCTCGCCAGCGACGCCCGTCGCGAGGTGTGGCGGCTTGCCTCCGCTGTTCCACCAGACGCTGAACGACTCGAGCGTCGCGCCGTCGCGGATCTTGGTGAACGGTGGAAGGAAGTCCCCGGGCTTCGTCCCGTAGTCCTGGAACGCCGCCGACTGATTCCCCTCGCCCTGCGCCCACGCGGAGAGCAGGGTCTTGATCTGGACCATCTCCGCCTCGGTCGCGCCGAGCGTGCCGGGCACGCGGCCGAGCCACTGCGTCCTCGGTTCTCGCTTCACCCACTGCACTTGCGTCATGACTTCTTCTTTCCGTTCTCGTAGAGCGCCCACGCTAGCACGAACGCCTCGATGCTCGCCGCGCCGGCCAGTGAGTACTTGATCAGGTTCGGGCCTCTCAGCCCCACTACGTACATGCCCACACCGACGAGCGCCGCGCGCATCGCCGTGTGGAAGATCATCACCGGGATAGCTGAGACGTCGCCAGCGACGAGCGCCTCGGCGCTCTCGCCCGAGGGGAGACCGGCGAGCGTGCTCGGCGCGCGCATCGGTTTGACCCAGGTGACGGCAGACACCTCACAACCTCCCCGTCTTCAGCGAGCCTACAGCTTTCACCCCTCCGTAGATCGCCAGAGCTAGCAAGCCGAGCAGGAAGAGCGTCGGGACAACGCCCGACGTCTCGACAGCCGCCGAGGCGCCGAGCGTGTCAGGCACGCGGCCTAGCCACTCGACCCGCTGCGTCCTCTGCTTGACCCAAGTGACCCTCACCGGAGCCCTCCTCCTGCGATGAACCCGAGCGCGAGCGCGGCCACACCTACGCCGAGCAGCAACGCGATCGAGTTGTCACCAGAACTCCCGGCAGACGCCGAGCAGAACGGCATCTTCTCGATCTCCTTGTCGAGCTGCATCGAGACTGGGTCGGTCTTGTCCGGCCCAAACAGTTCCAAGATCCGCGCGCAGTTCGGGTACGCGGTGACGATCCCTTTTTCGACGCAGTTGTCGAACTCGCTGGTGTAGCAGGGCGGGAAGTACGACACAGCTTCTTTGAAGCGCTCGTCGTTGGTCAGACCAAGGCGCCCGCTCGGCAGCTTACCCAGCCACTGAACACCGTGAGCACTCTGCTTGACCCAAGTGACCCGCACTTAGCCTCCTCCGCCTCAGGCGGCGTACCGACCGCGCTTCTTGTGCCGGCGGCGCTTCGGGTTCTGCTGGAGACGACCCGCGGCGGACTTCGGCAGCTTCGGGGGCTTCCCGAAGAACGCGAACGCGCCGAGCGCGAGACCGGCGAGCGCGAGCGCTCCGACGCCGCCGAGGCCGGTCGACGTCGACGAGACGGCGGGGTTGGCGACGCAGTCACCCGTAGCGTTGCGGGTGTAGTTCGCCGGGCACTTGTCAACGCACTTGCCGTTCACGCAATCCTGCGTAGGCGAGCAGCCAGCGTTGTCGGTGCAACCGGGTGCGGGGCCGGGCGTGCCGGTCTTGCAGTCCGGATTGAACGCGCTCTTCGACTGGTCGATGCTCCCGCACTGGGCCGGGACGGCGACGGACCCGTCGAGGTAAGTCTGCACGTAGATCGCCGCCGCGCAGGTCGTGGGACCGAGCTTGCCGTCCGCGCCGATCGGGCAGATCTTCTGCGTCGCGAGCGCAGCGTTGATCTTGGCCTGCAGCGCACCGACGTTCGTCGGTGACCCGCCCTCGAGCGCCGCTTGCGCCAGGCACGTGGGGTCACAGGCGACGACGCAAGCGTCAAACGCCGCGGGGTTGTTTTGATTCTGCGCCGTGCACTTCTGCGCGCACATGTTGTAGCAAGACTTGTAGGTGATCGTATCGTGCAAGTCGCCTTGCCCGAGTCGACCGGTTCGTCCGATCCATTGCACGCGCCGCGCGCCGAAGATCGGGTGGAACGGGGGCATCGGCCGAGCCTGATTCGTCCACGTGATCGTGGTGGTACGTCCAAAGGGCACGATGAACGGCGTCTCGACGAACGGGAAGATCGACTGCCGGGTGTAGAACGGGATGGGCACCGTCGCCACGGGCTCGGGCGGCGGCGGGACCATCGCGCCGACCTGGTACGTGACGCCGCCGTCGTACGTGCAGTAGCTCGTGCCGGGGCCGTAGTACTGGTACGCCTTCTTGTAGACGCCGCACGTGACGTAGCTCGCGCCGTAGGTCTGGCCGAGACTCAGGAGCTGGTTCACGCCCTGCTGGTGAGTGATCCACCCGGGCGGCGTGTAGGCGTACACGACCGATCCGTTGCCGAACTTCTCGCGCACGGTGAACGTCCACGACTCGGCGTCGTACGGTTGACCGAGTCGGCCTTGCTTTCCGGCCATCGGTTTGGTCCAGTTCACGTGCTTCATGTAAACAATCTCCTGTCCGAGTTTTGAAACAGTTTGCCAGACCGGGTCGGCAGCTGACTGCAGTCGGGCCAGAGCTCGACGGTGAGCGCGCCGGCGACGCGACCGTAGTGGGCCGTGGTCGGGAACATGAAGAGGAACCGGTCCTCCTGCGCGATTGCGCCGAGGTCCGTGGGCGGCGTCACGCTGCAGATGTCCGCGGGGTCGAACTGGTTGACGCTCGCGTAGAGCACCACGCGTCCGGGGCCGTAGACCGGGATGTACGTCTCGAAGTCGCGGTTGTCGCGCCACGTGCCCAGCATGCCGAGCCCCGGCTCGAGGGGCATGCCGCTGTTCGGTGGCACGTACGGGACGAGCGGCGGGCGGTAGAGCAGCGCGGTGTCGTTCCCCTCGAACGAGACGTCGCGCCCGCCGCCCATGCTCGCGTCGCTGAAGCGGTTCCCGGCCTGGCCGAGGAGCTGGTGGCGGAGGTGCCACGAGATGTTGCCGCCCGGCGGCTGCCAGAACGGCTCGCGGATCAAGATCTCGAACGGCCGCCCGGGGCAGTCGGGGTTCGCGCCCGTGAGGAGGCCGGCGAGCGTCTGCGCCGTGTGCACGGCACGCACGACGATCGCGCCATGGTTCGGGATGTCGACGACGACGAGCCGGAACAGGTACCGGTGGTACTGGTCCGTGGTCGGGGCGAGCGGCACCTCGATGCCCGTCGAGCTCATGTCGCCGACGTACGGGGACGAACCGACCGCGATGTTGCGCAGTTGGAACGCGCTCGACACCACGTCGAGCAGCACCGGGCAGCCGCAGAGCCAGTGCCGGTGGTCAGCGCCTACGTGCGCGATCTCGGTCTGTGCTGCGGTTGCGGGTCCGATCTTCTCAAGTTCCATCCGTCACACCCTTCGCTCAGGGCGGACAGATGCCCTTTTCCTTGAGGACCGCGAGCGCGTCCTGGATCGAGATCTGCGCGTAGCAGTTGCTGCGCGGGAGACGCATGACGTGGAGGCTGACGATGACCTCGGTCGGGATCTCGTCGGGGTCGACGAGGGCGCGGGTGTTCGTGAAGGTGGCGATGGCCGACGCCCCGCACGTGAGCACGAGGCCCACCGGGCAGACGCAGCTGAACGCCTCCTCGAAGTTGCCGAGCGGGGTCGGGTCGCTGGAGATGACGAAGTTGCACCACGTGCGGATCTGCAGCGTGATGTCGATGTCCGGGTTCTGCGCGTATGCGGTGTTCGCGATGTCGCGGAGAGGGTTGCCGGGAAAGTAGTTCGGCCGGCGGACGGTCGCCTGGACGTCCTTCAACCAGACGTCGACCTCGGCGAGCTCCTCGAACTTGACGGGCAAGGGTTGGTTGGCGGTCGCGCTCGTGAACGAGGCGCGGAGGTTCAAGATCTCCCAACCGCCGATCGCGCTCGAGACGATGCCGCGCGCGCTCGCTCCGGAGTACAGGAGCGTCGCAGCGAGCTTCGGATCGAACTCCGCAATCTCGCCCAACGTGAACTGGCGGGGGGCTGTCTTTCGCACTGTGACCTCGAATCCAAAAGAGAGTGAGTGAAGAGGCGGTGCGGGGTGCCCGAGCGTGAGCCCGAGCACCCCTCGCCGTTAGTCCGATCACTCGTCGGGGTTGACGGTCGCCTTGCGGTTCTCGAGCAGGATCTTGAGGTTCTCCTTGCCCTGCTTGGTGAGGCCCGAGAGGTGGGCCGTACCCTTGAGCGCGCTCTGCTGGAGCAGGCCCTGGATGTAGCTCGACTCGAGCAACATCTGGAACTGCAGCGAGTCCGGGTAGACGTAGTTCAGGTAGTCGATGCACGCGCTCGGGAAGAGCTCGACTCCGAACAGGCCCACGCCGAACGAGAAGCACCCGCCGGGGATGGTGTACGCCGACGAGTAGCCGACGCCGCACGCGGTGTCCTCGGTCAGGATGCCCGGCGCCGGAGACGGGATGGTCTCCAGGTCGAGCACGCCCTCGCGACGCATCGCTTCGAGGAAGCAGCAGTCCTGCTCGACGCGCGACAGCCCGATGCGGATCGTGGTCGTCGGGACGTAGAGCAGCGGGCGCTGGAAGCAGTACATCTTGTGCCCGAGGCCGGTTCCGGTGAAGTGCCCGTAGGTGTTGCCGGCAGTCGGTGCACCGATGCACTCGGTGCCCGCGTCGCCGACGACGACGTTCTGCGGGATGAAGAGCCGATCGTAGCCCTTGTCGTGCAACACGCTGTTCGTCGCGATGACGTACTTCTGCGCGGCCGCGAGCGAGTCGCCCGCACCGCCGAAGACGTTGGGCTTCGGCCAGACGCCGATGTGGCTCGCGAGCTCGTCGACGACGACGATGCGGCGGCCCATGCGGATCTGCAGGCGATACGCCTGGACGAAGTTCTCGCCGAAGATCTGCCCGGGACCACCCCAGTCGAGCGCCGCATTGCGCGCGGCAGCGTCGCCGGCGAGTCCGCCGACAGGAACGCAACCGTCGAAGCACGGCGTGGCCGAACCCGCGTCGGGCTCGGTGACCAGCGCGCCGGGGAGCGCGAACTGGCGACCCTCAGCGATGAAGGTCAAGAACGCGCCGAGGGCCAAGAACGGCGTCTCGACGCGCGCGCCGGTGAAGGCGCCGGTGATCTGACGACCGGGACAGGCTTCCGCCTCGGTGTCGACGTTGAAGAACTGGAGGCCCGCCTCGAACCGAGCGAACTCGGCCGGGGTGAGTGGCATCTTCAACTGGGTCTGGTCGCTGATGATCGCCGTGATGGCGGTCCACGGGAGGTTCACTGCCTCGCCGATGCTCGAGACCTTCTTCCAGGCTTGTGCGTTGTTGGTGACGTTGGCCATGTTCTCTCTTTTTCCTTCCGACCGACCGCGGGTCATCCGCTCCGGCCGCTCAAACAAACTTTGGTTTCGGGGTTAGTTTTTTCTGTCGTGGTTTACTGGCGATTCGCTCCGGAGAACTCCAGCGACCGGCGCGTCATGTCGTCCATGTTGCCGTTCGAGCGAGCTCCGGCGATGACCGCGGGCGGTGCCGCCTGCGGGACAGTCGGCTGCACGTCGGTGAACACCTCGACCGGCACGGGACCGGCACCCGGCATGAGCGGCTGCACGCCCGAGTATCCGGGCGGAGGCAGCGCGTTCGTCACCGGGACGCCAGTCGGCGGTTGCTTCTCGATCACGAGGCACACTCCGTAGGGGAGCATGACCGCGTTGCCGGGTTGCCAGTACGAGCTCGGGTCCCCGCCGCCGTTCATGGCGCTGATGGCGTCGATGCTGACGCCTCCAGCAGCCGCGAGAGCGCTGAGGTCCTCGCCCGCCTGGACGACGTGACGACACTCGGTGTTGTTGTTGTACTTGGCGCAGTTCGGGCAGAGCGTCTCGCAGTTCGAGTAGCAGCCGTTGAAGCCACCGCACTCCGTGCAGTTGCCCAAGCGACCGGTGTTGACGAACGTGCGAGCTTGCTGACCCGGACGGCCGACGCCGTTCGCGTCGCCGAGCTGGTAGATCGATCCGCCACCGGCGCCCATCGGCGACTGGATGACGGGCGGAGTCTGCTGGCCCGGAGCGAGCTGCGGGATGAAGGGGCGCGTGGCGAAGAGCTTCGCGACGTTCTCCTGGATGTACGCCTGCTCCATCGGGTAGGCGCGGTTTCCGAAAGTGGCCTTGCCCGCGTCCGCCGCGTTGACCTTGAAGATCGCCGGGGCTGCGTACCAGTCCCAGAGCATCTTCAGGCCGTTCGCGCCGAAGCCGACGGCGACGCCGCCGAGCACCCACGGGATGAGCCCGCGGCCGCGCGTGAAGTACGTGCCGGCCATGCCAGCCGCGGCTCCACCGAGCTGCGTGGCGAGGCGCCAAGCGTCCGGCTTCATGCGGTAGGCTGCCGCCGCGTCCTTGCCGTAGTACGGGTTCGTCCCGTCCTTCGGCTTGCGCGTCGCGACGAGGCGGTCGGCGACGTCAGCGGCCGTGAGGCCGATGAACACCGCGATGGCCGCGACGCCGTACGCCCGGATCGAGCTCATGCTGAATGCTCCGTCGGCGTTCTCGTAGAGCACCGGAGCGTGACCCGACACGAGTCCGAGCCCGATGGGGTTCTCCTGCATCATGCGCCGGCGACCCCCGCCCTTCCGCTTGTGCCGGCGGCGTCGAGTGACCTCGACGACCTGCACCTGGGCGGCCTTGGCCGCGGGGAGACGAACGATGTGAGTCTTGGCGACGGTCGAGCGACGGCTGCGACGACGCTTCTTCGCGTGGCTGCGCTTCTTGCCGTGACTGCGCCGTTTCGCCTTCTTCGTGTGCTTGCGCTTCCGGCGGCGTTTCGCGCCGCCCGCTCCCATAGCCATGGCCATGAGCGGAGTCATGCGACGAGACCGCTTAGCCCTGCGCTTGGCCTTCCGCTTGCCCTTCTTGCCCTTACGCTTGCGCTTCTTGGAGGGGTTTTCCGAAAGTGCCATTTGTTCTTGCTCCTCATTCTCCTCGTACCGGTGACCCCGGCCACGATTCTCTGAAAGTTTGGGGTTCGCGGTCAACTCTTGCCGGCGTGCCGGTCGTTTCTTCATCTTCGAGATCTTGCCGATGTTCGACGTGCCGTACTTGCTCTTGAGCGCCGAACGCATCTTCTTGAACGCCGCGATCTGCGCCGCTGAGCGCTTCTTCTTCCGGGGATTGTCCTTCAACACTTTGGCCACCGGGTTCTCCTCAATCACAGGCGCGTGCGACGCACGCGGAGTTTTTTTCTTCAAGTAGTCGGCGAGACGTTTCTGAAAACGCAGCGCGGTCTTGGTCGGCTCGTGCATCATGGCGAAACAAAGCCTCGGCTGTCAACGACGCATCCTGACGGGAGCGGCATGCGCCACGCGAGTGGTGTCCCTTGACCGGTGACCAACAGGTCAACCGGATGAGAGAACTCGTGCTCGTAAAACCCTCGTGCATGTCCCGCGCGTCGGTAGCGAATGAAAGCGACCTTGCCGACACGATGCCACGAGCCTTTTGGAATGTCGATACGACCGATCGGCAAGGGCTGACCGTTGCCGAAGTACACGCGCGCGTCCTGCAGCACAACTGGTGACACTTGTGCACGCGACGTGCGCCCGCGCTTGTCGCGAACGATGTGCATGTCGCAGCGACTGAGCAGGCGCCCCTCCGTGTCGTGAACCAGCACGAATTCCGGCGGAATCTTGATGTCGCTCGGCATCCCGTAGTAGTCGAGTTTATGCCTGCCGACGCGCCTCACTTGCTCGACGCTCACGAACTCGAGGTGGGTCGAGCGCACGAGCAGCGAGCCGGTCTTGCAGTAGCCGGTGTTGCAGACTGTCGCTTGTGCAATTCGGGACGTCATCAGGGTGTCGCCGAGGCTAGCGCGCGCTTCATCGACATCGACGAGCCCACGAGGTAGAGGCCGAACCCGACCAGGCCGATGATGCCGACCGTCGCGATGAGCTTCGTGTAGTCGTTGACCGCCGGCGCTCCGGCGTTCTTCTCCGCGGCGGCGGCGAGCTTCACCGACTCAGCGCCGTCGAGCAGGGCCTTCGTCTGCGCGGCAGCCTGCTCGGGCGTGGCCTTGCCGCTCGTCACGAGCTCCGTCTGATTGTTCGAGAGCGTGCGCAGCATCTTGTTCGTGGAGACCGTTGACGCGAGCGCGAACGACTCCTTGACGATCCCGTACGCGGCGAGCGCGATGAGCCCGTTACCGACGATGCCGCCGGCGATGAGGAGCGGCAGGATGCCGACTGTTCCTGAACCGTGCGCGGTGTTGCCCGACGTCGCGTCGAGGAGCACGGGCTTGCCGCCCACCACGCCCACGCGCATCGCGTCGGTCGGCAACGCCTCGACCACGAAATCTTGAAGCTGATTGCTGTAGATCAACTTGCGCTTGTTCGCGAGCACGTCGCTCGCGCCGTCGACCGCGATCTTGCCCATCGCGACCAGGTCCACTGCCTGCTGGTCGAGGTCAGGACCCCAAGCTCCTGGATCGACTGCGCCGCCCTCGCCGCCGGTGCCGGACATGAACGGCAGCCCGAGGTCCTCGCGCACCTTCTTCAGTCCGAGATAGGACTTCACCATGGCGTCGCGCGACGCCTGCGTGCTGTCGCGCAGCGCGGTGATGAGCGCGGTCCAAGCGTCCAGGTTCGGGTCCGCCGGTTGCCCGAGCATGCGCTTCAGCGCGACGGGGATCTGCAGCGGGTTAGCCCATTTCGTCGTCGTCATTGGGTAGTCCTCATCTTCGACATGCGATCGTAGAGGTTCAGACCGAGCGTCGCCGCGCTGATCGCGAGTCCCCCGATCAAGATCTTCTCGAGCGTCGTGAAGTGCTCGCTCTTCTGCGCTGCCTCGCGCTCCTGCTCGGTCTGCGTCTGCCCCAGCCACTGCATGCGAGGCTTGGTCCAGACGACCGGCTTCGGTTTCGTCTCCCAGATCACCCTGGTGGTGAGCCCCGCGGTGCTGGTAGGCGGGGCTCCGACGCCGACGAAGATCCCGCGGTCGACGAAGTTGTGCTGTTCGGGATTGAACTGTGTCTGCGCGCCGCTGAAGCAGGCGTGCGCGTCGCACAGCACCTTGATGTTCGGCACGCTGACGACACGCTCGCGCTGGAACGGCACGCACTCACCGAGTCGGAGCTCGGACAGGCTCGGGTCCGCGTAGTTCCACTTGTCGTTGAACCAGACGACGCAGAGCACGTGCTCGATGACGTCGCCGCCGTACCCGTGACCTACGATCGCCACGTGCATTCCGACGGAACCGAACGCCGACGCGCAGAGCACGAGCAGTCCGTCGCAGTCGTCGCCCTTCAGGCACGGGATCTCGTTGCCGAGCTCGTCGTGGTGGGGCTTCGCCGGGTCGCAAGCGAGTAGATGCGCCTTGGGGATGTATTCCGCGTTGATCGGGTCAGGCACCCAGAGCTTGGTCTGCGCGGCCTTCAAGATCACGCGCGCCCGCGCCGACGGCGAGTCGACGGCCTGCCCCAGGTTCCTCGCCTCGTCGAGGCGGTCGATCGCCCAGCTCCGCACGTAGGCGTTGCTCATCCCCTCCGCGACGAACTCGGCCACGCGGTCGAGCGAGGTGCGCGTACCCTGCTCTCCGTACGGGTGCGACCTCACGTCGGAGACGAACGGGCGCGGCGGCATCGCGAGTCAGTATGCCCTCGCCTCTCTCCCGCCTGCAACGTGTCGCGTTTCCGCTCACCGCTCGGCGCGTGCACTTTTAGGCACAGTTGTGAATTAGGAGACGGGTCCGCCGTTCGGTCCTACGACGGAGACGTTCGACTGCGGGTTCGTCGCGGCGACCTGCGGCGGGGGCTGCTGCTGGCTCATCGCCTGCTGCATCTCGGGAGTCATCTGCTTCGACAGCTGCACGAAGCGTTCGGCGCGCTGTAGCGCGGCCTCCTCGGCCTCCGCCTGCTCCCGCTGCGTCTCGCGGCGCTGCTGCACCATCGTGTTGCGCTCCTCTCGGAACTCTTTGACGATCCCGCGCGCCTCTTTCAGGATGCCGCGCCCGGCCTCGGCGAGCTTGTCGCCGTTGTACATGGCCATCGTGACCGCGTCGACCGGCGAGCCGGTGGCCTTGTCGAAGACCGCGCGCATGTGCGGGAGCTCCTTGATCACGTGCGGCAGGACGTTCTCCTCGTCCTTCGTCGGCGGCTCTGGTTCTTCGCGCTCGGGAGGCGCGAACGTCTTCACGTAGCGACGACCGAGGCTTGCCATCTCGGAGGCCATCGCGAGCGTCGATTGAAACTGCTCGATTGGCGACGGCGGGTCAGGCTTCTTCTCCTCCGGCTTCGGAGGGGGCGGTTGCTGCTGCTGGCCGTAACCCGGGTACATCATCCCCATGTACGGGTTCTGGTACATGCTCATCATGTAGGGCAGGAACGGCAGGAGGTGCGGCGGGATCTGCGGCTGCGCCTGCTGCGGCTGCTGCGCCGCGCGCTTGACCTCCTCGATCAAGCTCGCGTTCTCGCGCGTGAGCTGCATGAGCATCGCGACCACGTTCGGGTCCATCATGCCGGGCGCCATCGGGTAAGGCATCTGCGGCATCTGCGGCATCTGCGGTGCCTGCGGCTGAGGTGCTGGCGGCGGTTGCGCTTGCTGAGGCTGCTGCATCGGCATCGGCATCGGCATCGGCATCGGGTACGGCATCGGCATCATCTGCGGCATCATCTGCTGCGGCATGCCGTAGCCCCACGGCGGCGGTTGCTGCTGCGGCCAACCCTGCTGCGGCGGTGGGCCCTGCATCGGGTTCGGCATCATCGGGCCGTAACCCGGGTACCCGTAACCGGGAGGCGGTTGATTCTGGTTCGACACGTCGTCAACCTCCTCGCGCTCGGCGAAGTTCACCTTGCCGGTGGCTTTCTGATAGTTCGTGCTGTCGCAGATCCACCACTTGTAGACCGCCCGAGCGCCCCTCCAGTGGTTGTTCGCCAGGTGGTCGACCATCTTCGGCCAAGTGTCGATCGCCGCGACGGCCTTCGTCGGGACGCGGTCGTCCGTGACGGGCTCGATCTGCTGGAAGCGCACGTACGCCCCGGGATTCTCGCGCGCCGCCATCTCGTACTTGTGCGGGTCCGGAGCGTCGAATCGAATGTTCGTATCGCCTGCTGCTTTTCTTTTTGCCACGTGGTTCATCACCTGGTTCAGTCGCGCACTCTCTGGATCGTAGCCGATGTTGTTCGCGACGCTCGGGTCGATCGGAACGTTCGAGTACGGGAGTCCTGTCTGCGGATTTACCGGAGTTCCAGGCGGGTACATCGGTCCCGGCTTGATGTCGGCCCGCCTCGTAGGAGTCTTCTCCCGTTTCTTCTTCGGCTTCTGTTTCTCTTCGTCGGCCATGTCATTCAGACCGCGGTGACGACCGGCGTCGCCGCGCTCACGAAACTCGGTACCTTCATGTTCAGAGCGCCCCGGAAGAGCTTGGTCACGATCGCCTCGACCTGCGCCGCCGTGTACCAGAGTCGGTTACCAAGCGCGTTGGTCGTGAGCGTGATCTCCCTCACGATGGTCGAGCCGACGGCCGTCGTCGAACTTCCGGTGACGTCGAAGCCCAGCGCTTGGGCAGTCGCGGCGACCTCGAGTTGCGTGTTCAACACGCGCAGGCGCGTCTTGTTAATCGGTTGGTATCCGACGAGGCACGTGTAGCTGAGTACGGCTTGGAAGGACATCAGGTCTCCTGCTCTTTGCTCTTGCCGTTCCTCTTCTTCGCTGCCGGCTCAGGATCGTTCAACGAACGAAACACCGGGTCCTTGCTTAGCCACTCGTGCAGAGCCTGCGCGACGATCGAGGAGTACGGGACACCTAGTTGCTTGCTCACCACGTCGACCCTCTCATACTGCTCGGTCTTCAAATAGACCACCAGTCGAGTCTTCTTGGCGGGGCTCTCGTCCTCGGACATCTCGCCTCAGGTCGTAGCGGACTGCACTGGCGGGTCCACTTGGGAACCGTTGGGTGGCTGGGCCGCCTGCTCTTCTTCGTCCGGTTCGTCGTTCTCGCTGTTGAACCACTCCGCGGTCGCGACCGCGACGTCTTCCTTGATCCACGTCTCGCGGACGCGCGTGACGTCCTTCAACCACACGACCTCGACCGTGCCGAACGGCAGGCCGTTGAAGGTGCCGTCGGGGGCGTCCTGCTTCTTCGGCAGGATGATCCAGTAGAGCAACTGGTAGTGCGCCGGCGTCGACTGGATGTCGTCGTCATCGTCCGTGATCTCGAGCTGGGGCACGAAGCAGATGACCGACAGGAGCACCGGGTAGCTGGCCGGGTCCTCCTTGCTCAGGCGAACGTGCACCTCCTTGCCCTCGGCGTCGCGCAGCTTGTCGCCCGACCGGATGACGTTGCCGTTCGAGAGTTCGAGCGACTCGATGATCTTCATGCCGTTTCCTCCGCGCACTGCCTGACACTCGTGTGCCCAGGTGGTGACACGGAGGAATATGCAAGCACTGGCCGGCCCCAGTCAAGTTTCAGTTGTCGGCGGGGTCGGGCAGGGCGGCGATGAAGTCCCAACCTTTCACGGTCAAAGTCGCAAAAAGCTGCGAGCACCCGAGCCTTCCGTGATCGAGTCGGACGTACCCCTCCCGCATGAGGGCATTCGCGACTTTTGAGCCGGAGCGGTAGCCGAGGCACATTCTGCGCACGGCCCTCGAGACCCGGCCGTCGCTCGCGAGCTCCACCAAGAACGCGAACTGCAGCACGGTAAGCCCGTCGATCGTCCCCCTCAACCCGTTCGGGCTCCGGTACATCGACAGGCCCTGCGTCTTGCTCAACCAACCGGCGTGGTTGCGCTTCAGGTTCAGGCGCTGCGCCTCGTCGAACAGCTCGACGACTTCTTTGCGGAGTTCGGGCGTCCACATCAGGTCACTCGCGCGGCGGCTCGAGGTAGGTGATCGGCTTGTCCAGCTTCTTCGCGTGCTCGATGCCGCGTCGCGTGGACTGACCGACGTACGTGTTCACGTTCACGACGATCACCTCGTCGGCCTGCTCGATCTTCTTGAGCGTGAGATCGTCGATCATCGCCTTCTGCTCGTCGCTGATCGGCACCATGTCGACGTGGTGCCAGAAGCCGGGCAGCAGGACGATCTTCCCGCGCAGCGTCTCGCGCTGCGCCACTCCGAGCTGCTGCAACTTGAACTTGCTCGAACCGATGATGGCCACTTGTTTGGGTCGCATGGTCTCCTCCTTCTCGTACTCCATGGGCGACAGCTTCGCGCGCATGCGCGCGTCGCACCTGCTGTCGTAGTCGGTCAAGTCGTGCTCTCCAACGCTGCGAACATCTTCTCGTAGAACTTCGCGAACGGGCACCACCTCAGGAACTCCTCGCGCGTGAACCAGGTCACTGGGCAGCCGAGCTCGCACTCGCGCGGGTGCTCGTCGTCGCCGACCGCGTCAAACTTCCTCGTCTGCACGCGGAACACGAGACAGTACGTGCCGCGCCCGTCGTTGAAGTGCGGCTCAGTCGGCGCTTCATAGATCTGCTTGTACGTGAACGAGACCAAGCCGGTCTCCTCTTGAAGTTCGCGCGCGCACGCCACGCCCGGAGTCTCACCCTCCTCGACGAGACCGCCCGGCATCGTCCAGCCGCCGTAGCGCTTGTTCCAGACGACGAGCATGCGCCCGTCTTCGCGGGTGACGTACGCTACTGCGGCGCGGCGCATCAGGTTGCAGCCGGGATAGTCCGCGCAGATCAACTTGCTGTCGATCCCGTCGATCGTGTGGTGGGTCGCCGGCTCTCCGCACCGCTCGCACTTCAGTTCGGTCACGGCGCCACCCATTGCAGAGAACTGATCAGTTCTTCCGGCGGTTCCTCGCCGAGCGAGGTCAGGTCCTTCACGGGCACGCCGACGAGCTTGGCCGCCGCGGCCTCGATGCGCATCCCGTCGGAGATGCGACCGCCCACGAGCCAGACCTCGTCGCAGCGCTTGATGAGCGAGCAGTCCGCGCGCAGGCCCTGCTCGCGGTACGACTCGTCGAGCTGGCTCGCGAGCACGATCCAATCCGCGACCGTCGAGTAGCCTGACTTGAACGCCCACGCGCACCAGCGCGCGGCGCGCGCGATGTTCGCGTCTCGGTCGGGACCCGATAGCGGGTGCGCGATGTAGACGACCTTCATGTCGCGGTAGTGGACATCCGCGGCGCGGCGCTCGTCGACGAGCCGGTTGTTGTCCTGCTGGAGCTGGGTGATCGTCTTTTTTAGACCAACGATCACGTCCTCGACGTCGCCGAGTGTTTTGAGCCCGGCGACGCGCTTCCGCAGCCCGGTCACCTCGGAGGTGATCGACTGCTCGACCCAAGTCGCGATCTCGTCCGGCTTCGTTTCGCCCTCGATCGACCTGTGCACGTTCGTGAACTCGGCCAAGCGCAGGAGCTGCGCCTTGAACGTGTCCCGTTCGACGATGACCCGCTTCACGCAGGTTGCAGGGGAGAGGTACCCGCTCGGGTCGCGATCGTCGTCCGAGCCGTAATCCTCGTCGTGCTCCACGAGCACGCCCTTGACCTCCGCGAGCTCGCACGACGCCTCGGTGATCACCTCGATCGTCGGCATCACTCACCACCCGCCCACAGCAGGAGTTCTTGGTGCAGGTTCATCGCGTACAGCACCTCCCGCACCGGCGCCATCTCGGCATCCACGCGCGGCGCCGTCGGGTGCTTGCCGTACACCTCGAACCACCACGAGCCCGAGCGCACGCGCACGACGAGCACGCCGTCCTCGTCGAAGTACGCCTCGCGTCGCTCGCGCGGCCGGTTGATCCCCCGCAAGAAGGTCTCCGTCTGGGTCTGTTGCATCACTCCTCCAGTGCCTTGATCAGTTGCTTCTTCAGTCTCTCGTGCGTGGCCTTGAGCTGCTCCTGCTTCTCGCTCGCCACGTGCAGAGCCAAGGTCGCTCGTTCGACCTCTTGCTTCTTGAAGGCGACGTCCTCGTCGGCCTTCACCACGAGCTCGCGCATCGCCTTGACTTCGAGGTAGAGCGAGTCGGTGTCGATCGCCGCGTGCGACGAGCACGCCATGTTCTCGCACGTCGCGGTCACGGAATTGAAAGCGTTCGTCTTGCACAGTGGGCAGGCGATGAACTCGTAGTGCGAGTCGTTCCCGTTCCCGTTCTTCTTCCCGTTGGGCTCGAACCCTATCTTCTTCAGGTCGGAGACCGTGTTCTTGAGCGCGCGGTGGTCCTCGCTGTCCGAGAACACCGTCTGCCTCCCGTCAGACGCGGTCACCCGATGGTGGCCGCGCGACGTGCGCTCGACCGAGAACCCCTGTCTCCGGAGCTCGGTGCGGAGCTTGTCGAAGTCGCTCACGGCTCGGTCTCCCACTCCTCTAGCAGGCACCTGAACACGGCGTACGGGTTCGACCCGACCTCGGCCGACTGCTCGACCGTGAAGCCCGCAGCAGCGGTGTGCCCGCCCCCGCCGTGCGCCTTGCAGAACGCGCCGACGTCGTAGCCGCTGTGGCTGCGCGTCGAGAACGTGAGCTGGAGCTTGTCCGCGTCCACGCGGTAGTGGAAGCCGGCGACGATGTCGGTCATCGCCTTGCCGAACTTCTCCTTCTGCGACTTCTCCAAGATCTCAGCGGCGTCGCTCGTCGTGTACACGCCCTGGAACACGTGCACGAGCGTACCCTTCTTGGTCACGAACGGGTGCGCCTCCTTGAGCGCGTTGTTCGCCGACTCTACCTTCTTGTCGAAGAGCACAGGGCCGAGTGACCCGACCGTCGACATCGTCTTCTCGATGCCGAGCGTGAGCGCGTCATTACCCCAGAACATCAGCGCCTCGGCCTGCCAGCACGCCTCCTGCCAGCGCTCGTCGTGCTTCTTCCACGTGTCGCGTATGCCAGCGAGTTCAGCGAATTCATGAACCGAGTTTTTGATCTCATTCCACTCGTTCGCGTCCCGCAATGGCTTCCACACGTGCTCGTACGCGAGCCACGCGCCGCACTCGTTCCTGTCGTTCTCGCCATACGCCCCGAGCCCGGCCTTGACGAACAGCATCGTGACGTCGCGCTGGGTCGGGTGGTGGTCGAGGACGATCGTGCCAGCCTCGAGCCAGTGCTTGAGCTGCAGCGGGTGACGAACGCAGTCGTCTTCGCCCTCTCGGCTCGCGTCCCACGACTTGATGTGCGGGCTGAAGTCGCAGAACAGGTCGCCGGGTCGCGGCTCCAGCGCGCGATGCTCCTCCGTCCCGTGCTTCACGAACAGGACCTCGACGTCCGGCAGAGCGTCCTTGACGATGAGCGCGCTCGCGTACCCGTCCGGGCAGTTCGCGTGCGTGATCAGGCGCTTCACCTGCTTCAGTTTCTCGATCGAGATCACTTGAACACCTCCTCCAGGCTGATCACGCGCTTCTTGTCGGCCGCGTCCTGCGCCTCGACCGACTCGACGCCGTTCTCGTACATCTCCTTCATGTCGCGGTAGTTGCGCCGCGACAGGTAGTGCTTCGTGACGCGCGAGACGCGGTCGATCTCCGCGACCTCGCGCAGGCGCTTCAGCACGGACGACATCAGTTCCCGCCCTTCGCCAGCGCCTCGACGATGTCGTTCGGGACGGCGAACTTCGCCATGCCGTCGGCGAGCCGCGACATCTCCTCGTCGGTCGGGAACGTCTTTTGGAACTCGCGCAGGCCAATGGCCATGCGGAGCGAGAAGCGCGCCGACGCCATGATCTCCTCGGGCGCAGGCTTCTCCTTCTGGGCGTCGTAGTCCGCGAGGTAGAGGCTCAGTTTCTCGATGTACTCGTCGAGGTCGAGCTGGCGCGCCAGGTGCGCGACGTCGTAGATGCGCGCCTGGATCTCCAGCTCAGCCTCGGTCAGCGTCTCGGCCATCGTCGTGCTCTCGGTCATGTTTTTCTCCTCTGTTGGTTGTCACACTCGTCCACGTGATCTGCCGCGGCCCTCAGCGCGTTCGCGAACGCGCCCGCCGGCGTCTCCCCTCGCGCCGACAGCTCGATCGACCTGAGCTGCCGGTTCTCCTTGTTGTAAAGCTCCGCCGCCGGCTTCAGGCTCGCGGGGTCGGGGAAGAGTCGGACGGAGACGGACCACTCCATCTCCATGCGGTCACGGCGCATAGCACTGAAAGCCACGTTGAACTTCTCGTCGACAATCATCCCGTCTTCCCTCCGATAATCAGGTCCAGCTCGACCTCGCGCGGCACGAAAGAGTTACACGAGCACGCCCGTCCCGCGCCGCCGGGACTCCCGTCGTACTCGCCGTGCAGGCAGTGCCGGCGCGAGGCATCCTCTTTAGTCGAGCCCAGGCCGTTGTCCACGAACTCGGCGTGGTCGTCGCGAGGGTGCCCGCAGTTGGCGCATAGGTCGGTCACTTGAACTGCCTCCACGACCGCGACGGCACCGGCCCGCGCGCGGCCTCCTCGACGTAGTTGCCGCCGTAGAGCTCGACCTCGCCGTGCACCGTGTGGAAGCGCATCTGCGCGACCCGCATGCCCGCGTACAGGCGCACCGCGTGACCCACGACCGTGACCTCCAGCGTGTACTGCCCGTTGAAGCCGGTGTCGCCGTAGCCGGCAGTCTGGTGGATGGACACGCCGAGCCTCCCGAGAGAGCTCTTCCCGTCGATGATCGGCACGAACACGTCGGTGTAGACGCGCTCGACCGTGTGCATGAGGTAGAGCTGGCCGGGCCTCAACACGATCCCTTCGCCAGAGATCTTCTCTTTTCGAGTCTTGTTCTCGCGCCGACTGTCGAGCTCTTCGTGCAGCACCTTGATACCGGTGACGAACGACCACAGCGGGTCGACCCACTGCTGTCGACGCTCGTACGTCACGACGTCGTCCCCGAGCGTCAGGTCCACACTGTTCGGGTTCACGTGCTCGGGCACGAACGGGTCGATCTCGATCGTCCCTGCCTTGATGTACTCGCGGATCGCGGGGCCGGTGAGGATCACTTTTTTCTCTCCTTCGCGCACTTCGGGCACATCGCCCTGCGACGCACACCTTCGCCAGACGGCACGTCGTACAACCACTGCCATTCGTCCGGGAGCGTCTCGACCTCGATATCGACCTCGAGATCGCCGCCGCCGATGCTGAACTCGCCTAGCTCGACCACGTACTCCTGCGTGGTCTCGCAACCGCTCATGTCGCACACCGCGATGAGCTTGACGTAGATCACGGCTCGCCCTCCTTCGGCCGGCTTTTACCCCTGTTCTCAGCCAAGCACGCTTCTCGCTTTGCGAGCGTGCCGGTCTTCAATGCGACCTCTCGTCGCGCGGTGATGCGCGCGGTCTGTGCGGTGATGTCGAATCTAGCCGCGAGAAAGTGAACCGAATGGTCAGCAGCAAGGCGTCGAATCTCGACACGCTCGAGATCAGATAATCGCGCCCGTCTTCGGGCTCTCCCGGAATTATCGGTCATCGTCAAATAGCGCAGATTATCTCGCGCCGGATTCAACGAATTGCGATCACGATGATCGACCTCGTGCCCTTTTGGGCGAGGACCCAAGAACGCCTCAGCGACTAGCAGATGAACGAAGTAGCGCTTTCTGCCGTCCAGGGTCACCATCGGGTACAGAGCAGTGTTGATCAACCAAGGTGCCAGCCTCCCGTTCGGACGACATACCTGGCCAAGCGAAGAGACTCGCGCGCCCGGCACAAGCGAAACATAGCGCCACTCAGCAGGAAGAATCTCGCCGTTTCGATGTTGCAAGAAGATTCGGATGCCTGGGAGCAGCGCATGCAGCACGTCGGTCGTGTCCCTCAAGGAGGCGCCGTGAAGTCGATCGCGAAGCGGCTTAGGCAGCATCTCCCAATGCGTGCGACATAGCTCGTAGATGCTGGCTGCACCTTCGCAGACGTAGCAGGCTCCCTTCATCAGTTGAGCTCCTCTCGCTGCGGGCAGTCCTCGCCGACCGCGGCGCCGCAGTCCGGGCACGCGATGTCGAGCGTCGCGCAGTCGTGGACCGCGGCGCTCTCGACGAGTCGTCCCGGGCACGCGGTCTTCACTCGGTCGTCCTCGGTCACGGCGTCACCGTCGAGGCGTCGATCGCCGCGTTCCCTGGACACTGGCAGAAGTGCATTCGCCTGTCCTTCTCTACCTGGACTACGCCTCGGTACACGGAACCGTGCTCGCACGTGACCGAGTTGAAGCTGTCGACGTTCACGAGCCGGTCCTCGCACGGCGACTCGCACGACGGCGGCCCCGCCCACGCGACGATGATCGACAGCGCGCTGAACACGACACCCACCGCGCCCCATCCGGCGCTCATCAACACGTACTTCCACTTCGGCATGTAATCCGGCTCCTTCTCCTCGGGTGCGGCGCTGGTGCGGTAGGGTGACTTCACTCTCGCCCCTCTATCGCGAGCATCATATCGATCACGCACTCGCGCACCGTCTGATGTCGAAGTTCAGGAACGGCGTCCATTCGCCATTCAACGTCCCAACGCTTGCAAAAGGCGACGACACCAGGACACGCACACGCGAAGACTTGCTCGTCGGAGACGTGCACGAATGGCACGTGCTCGAGTCTCGTCTCCTTCCAGGCGTCGGCGGTCCCGGTCAGCGAGATGGTTAAGACGCACCACGTAAGCAGCGCCAGCGTTCGATTCGGTTTCAAGACTTCTCTCCCTCCGCGTCGCACCGGCCCGTCTTCAAGAACCGCTCGACCGCGACGTGCGCGCACTCGGGACAGCACGCCATCGACCCGAGCGGCGTCGCGCCGGCCAGGTAGATCCACGTGTTCGGCTCCGGCGGTGTCGAGGGCTTGGCCTTGCCGCAGACGATGCACGCCTCGGGCGCTAGTTCGGTCACCACCAGTTGTACTTTCTGGACAGAACCCCGACGCCCCAACCGATCGCGAACACGCTCGGGTACGTCACTAACAGCCACCAAGAGCTCACGGTCCCCTCTCGTCCGCGCAGCCGGCGCATTGTGTACAACCGAGCGGTATCTTCTTCCCGCAGTGCTCGCACTTCAGTGTCAAGAAGCGGCGAAACTCAGCGAGTTTACGATCAAGCTCGTCCGCATAGCCGTCGACTTCTTTGAGGCTCTTCTCTTCTTTCGTCGCTTTGAGCGAGCCTCGGAACCAGTCGAGGTCGCACAGCAGAGCCTCGCGCGGCGATAACTTTCGCTTGAAGACTGTGCTCACCTCATCCTCCCCAACTTCCAGAGCCCCATCCCGATCGAGTCCACGCAGTTGTGGTCGTAGTCCTTCGCCCTCGGCCGCAACGGAACTCGCGCGAGCTCGGCCGGCGTCAGGCACCGGAGCACGCGGTTGTTGTGGATCCTCTTCGGCACGCTGCCCTTCCACGTCGTCGGCCACACGGTCTCGACCTGCCCCCGGTGACGGTAGAACTCCTCGATGCGCCCGACCTTGCGCGCGATCGAGAGCAGGGCGTTCACGTCCTTCTCGCGCGGGCGGCCGAACGGCATCTCGACGAGCACGTTCAGGAGTCCCGCGGTCGGCCTGGGCGGGGCGTCCATCATCGCCTCGAAGGGGCCGAACCACGCGCGCGAGAGTTCGCCGTCGTGGAACCAGGACCACGCGGAGACCTCGCCGGGGTCGAAGTTGAGGAGGTCGCGGATCACGCCTCGTCCACCAATTTCTGGAGCGCGCGGCGCACCTTCTCGCGAGCGTCCAAGTCGATGCCGCAGTCCTCGACCGGGACCTCGAGAACGATCGGCTGGCCGACGACCTTTCGAACGACGTCGACGGTCACGTACTCCTCGGCGATGGTCGCGAGCTCGATTCGGATGCGTTTCATGACTGGGCCTCCTTGATCTCGCGCTCGAGTTGATCAGCCCAAGCATGGAGGTCGTCGCTCTCGCGTGATAACTCCCGCAACCGATCGACGAGCTTCAATCGGTCCAGCGTGACGACGTCCGCGGCAGCGTCCAACCTGAACTCGAGAGGGACCTGCACCTCGAGTGGCAGCATCCGCGCCACGTCCTTCGCCTTCTTGATCACGACCGCGCCCCCAGGATGTCCTCCTCATGCGGGATCAGCTTCCGGTACTGGACCCAGCCGTTCAGGTTACCGAGGAAGTGCGTGCGATCTCCGGGCAGCACGACCGAGTCACCGTTCTCGTGGTACTCCGCGCCGATCCATCGCCATCGATTGCCGACCCAACGCCACTTGGGTTGGCTAAACATCGCGAGTTCTAGATTGGTCATCGGGCGCGCCACGTGCTCGAACGGCGCCATGTGCCCGCTCGCGAGCATCATGTCGGTTCGAGCGATCGACTTCTCAGGGTGCTCGCCCTCGTTCTGCTTGTCGTACGACACGCGGGCGCAGCGACCGATCGAGATTTTGCACACCGCGTCCGGGAATTCCGACTCGTTCGTGACCACGATGTCGAACGCCTCGCTGGGCGACACGAGCGGTGTGTGCCAATCGCCGTAGTCCAGCGCCCTCGGGTTCCCGTTCGCGTAGAGCTCCCGCATCGCGTGCGCGAGGTCGCGGAAGTCCGGGTGCGCGTCCTTGTTGTCGCGCAGGTTGAAGAAGTTCGACCACTCGGTGCCGGTGACGAGCGCTGTGTGAAACATGAACGGCTCGAGGAGCCGGTTCGTGATCTGCTTGTGGATGCCGTGCTTCAAAAGCCGCGCAGCCTGCTCTACTGCGGCGTCTCGTGCGGCTTCCCACTCAATCGCGGCGAACTTTCCTGCATCAGGCGAAACATCCTGCTCGGCCTGCATCCCCTTTTGGTTCTTGCCCCAGTGCGTCGGCACGTACGGGTCCTCGAGCACGCGCGCGATCATCTTCTCGACGGGGATCGCCCGCGAGCTCGCGCTGCTCTTGCTTAACATCTTGTGCGTGTTCACCTCGGCCAGGATGATGCGCGGGTGCACGCACTCGAACGTGGTCAGGCGGTGGCCGGCTGGGGATACGGAGTCGCAGATGATCTTGGAGGATGTTGTCGTGGTCATTTTCCTGGTCCTGGCATCGGTCGTATGGGTCTGTCGACCTGAATATTATTCAGAGTCTCGAGGCGCTCGATCTCGTGGTTCAGGTACCATCTCGCTTTACGAAGATCCTCGAGCTCGCTGCCCTTGTGCGCGGCGCGCGCGATGTACTTCACGGTGTTGCCGAGAGCGAAGCCGAGCTTCCAGTCGTCGATCACGTCGATGACCTCGAACCTGCCTGCGTTGTAGTGCTTCGGGTGGTTGACGGAGTCGCTCACGGCCCGTCCTCCAGCTTCACGGTCACGCGCACGCGCTTGCCTACCCAGTTCTCCGGGATGATCTTGCCCGCGCCGACCGCGACGTTTGCGACGCCTTGGTCATTCTCGGCGAGCACGCACATCTGCCCCTGCGCGACGATCACCTCACCCTTCCACTCAATCTCTTTTTTGGTGCCTGCGTAGTGCATCACGCCCTCCTCGCGCTCACGACTGACTCCTTGAACAAGCGGACGCCCGGGATCGCCCGGTTGCCCTTCGCGAGCTCGTCCTGGATCTTCTTCGTGTCCGGCGAGCAGAGGTAGCGGGGGACCTGCTCGGGGTTCACGACCTCGAACTTCTCCACCTCGCGCACGGAGACGCCCTGCGGCGCGACCACGGGCTCGTACGCCCCCATTGACTGCGTCGCCGCCATCGCGGTCGGCGCCGCGGAGGCGGCCTGCAGCGCCGCGACGTTCGCGTCCTGCTTCGCAGCCATGTAGCCGGCGATCTTGCCCTTGAGCGTCTCCTCCGCCTCCTCGAGCGCGGTCAGGACCGGCTTGAAGAGCGCGTTCGTCGCCTTCGCGGCGTCGTTCAACGGCTTCGTGATCTTCTTCCGCTCGCCCTCGACCAGCGCGTACTCGGACTTCACCTCGCGCAGGAGCTGCGCCGCGAACTCCTGCTGCGCGTCGGTCGCGATCTCGAACGCCCGCAGGCGCGGCAGCGCATCCGGGTTCGTCCACTGGACTCTCGCGATGACCTCGCGCGCCATGTTCGCCGTCGCCTCGGATGCTTTTTGAATCTCACTGCTCACGGTCGCCTCCTGCACGCTGCAATTCTCGCCGGTCACCGGCACACCGCACGCCCCGCACGGCGCCGAGAAGTTCGCCGCCGCGTCGTACACGGTCACGCGGTAGCCTGAGCCGGGGAAGTGCTCGGGGACCCTGTTGGACTCGATGCAAGAGCGGCACGCCGCGTCGCCGCTCTTCCACGCCCAGCCTAGCCAGTTGAGCACTCACGCCGCCTTCCTCTCCGGCGCCCACGGCACCAGTCTCCCGTTCGAGTCCTTGACGACCTTCGCCGACTTGCTCCACTTGCGCGCGAGCAGCGTCTCGACCGTCGGCGGGATGTCCGGCAGAAACGGTGACGCACCCGCGATCATCAACCGCTCGAGTTCCATCGCTCGGTCGTGCGCGCGGTAGTCGTCGTCGGTCTCGACCACGAATTCGTCGTGAATGAAGTTCACCGGGCGCGAGCCGTACAGCGGCGAGCCCGGTTGCGCGTAGCACGCCTCCGCGATCAGGAAACCTGCCGCCTTCGCGGCGTCGGCGGCGAGCGCCTGGAACCAGCCGTTCGCGTACTCGGTGAAGTTCAGGTCGCCGCGGAACCGGTTCGACATGAAGTACCGGATCTGCGTCTGCCCGCTGTTCATAAACTTCTTCGCGTCAGCGAGGTAGAGCGGTGCCTCGGGCCACGCGCCGAGCCAGAAGTCCTTGAGCGCGAACGCCTCGCTCGGCTCGATGATGACGTTGTAGTTTTTTCGGCCGTAGTCGATCAACTTCAGCGGCCCGAGCCCTCCGGGCAGTCCGAAGTCGGCGACCTTGCCGGTCTGGCGCGCGAGGTAGACGCGACCCTTGCGGTCGATCTCGAACTCCGCGTGCGCCTCGTCGTAGCTGATGTGCAGGATCTTCGACGCCATCTCGAGGTGCGGGTCGAGGCCCTTGTTCAGCATCTCGCCCATGCGCGTCTGGCCGAACTTCCACAGGCAGACCTGCGACCACGTGCGCAGCTCGAAGCCGGAGAAGTCGGCGACGATAAAGATCTTCCCCGGGCGCGGCTCCGCGCACTCGCGCATGCCGTTCGACGTCGACCAGTTCTGGGTCTGCCCCTTGCCGAAGTTGTTCCCGCCCTTGGTGCGCCCGCTGTTCGCCAGATCGAACTTCGGCTGGATCGGGTACTCGGTGCCCATCTGCAGGAGCGGCACGTCGCTCTTCAGCATGTGCTCGAAGTGCGAGAGTTCGGCGTACTTCCTCAGCAGCGGGTGCTGCGCGCGCGAGCACACGTCCTTGTCGGTCACGACCGACTCGCGCTGCTTCGCGATCTTCCTCTCGATGGAGGCGCGGCGCGCCGGCACCGACTCGTGCTCCAGCGCGGCCTCGAGAAACTCGAGCTTCTTCATCGCGGTCTTCGTGAGAGGCACGACGTGACCGGCGGCCTGCTTCTCGGCGACGACCAGCGCCTGCACGGGCGCCTTCTTCTTCGTGTACTTCTTGATCTCCCCGGTCTTCTTGTTCTTCGTGACGTGCACGAT